AGTTAAGGAAATACCCGATTAACTCAACTGGGAGAGCACCTCTTTTACATAACTAACTCGCTTCCGAAACATCATGGAAAATACGAAGAAGATTGGCAATTTAACAGAGTTACAATGTGCAACACGTCTATATGAACTTGGATGTGCAGTCAGCTTACCTTTTGGTAATAGCGAAAGATATGATTTAATTATTGATTGGGATAATAAATTATATAAAGTTCAAGTCAAACACGCACAGCCTTTAAGTGAAAATGGAGAAGTATATGCCATCAAATTCAAAACTGTTTGGATTGGTCATAATAACAATGGCTATACAACTCATAAGTACACTTCAGAGGACGCAAATTATTTTGCCACTTTTTACAAAGGAGAATGTTATTTAGTTCCCCAAAATGAATGCAGTAATGAAAAGACATTAAGAATTATTCCACCTAAAAATGGTCAAAGAAAAAGAATAAGTTTTCTTGATGATTACAAAGCAGAGGAGGTTCTAAGGAAGCTTTGAGCATAGCTATCTAAAGGAGGGGTCGTCGGTTCGAGCCCGGCTTCGGGTACCAAAGCGTTGAGAGCTCAACGAATACGTCACACAACGCAATGTGACGGCACATATGGCTTGACTGTATGTGTGGCTAAGACCTTGTAATTCAGCTAAGTGGATTACTCCGAGCCAAGCGAGGGTAGAAACTGTCCCGGGCTTAGCAAGAAAAGTTTCATTCTTCTGGCGGTCGTAGTCGGAAGACGTAGTGAACCGCTCATACGATAAGTGAGCAAACCTACTGTCAAGGTGTTTTTAATAGCGGTTGACCTGCTTGCTGTGGAGCCGGATTAGGTTGGCAAGGAAGCAGTGAGTAAGGCGGTCAACGGGAGCGCAGACAGAGTTCCCCGCAGGCGGGAAGGACACTCATTGGGTGAGCCCGAGGAGTGGATGAAGGAGAGAATCTCGTAAAGAGAAGTTCTGTTGGCTACACAGACCAACTTCAAGTGTCTGGTGTTGTGTAGGGCAACCCAAGAGAAAGTCCTTTCCAAATGTAGTTTTCTTAAATAATTATCGGGGTGTGACGCAACTGGCAGCGCGTGGTTTGGTCCATGAGGCTGGGAGTTCGAGTCTCCCCACTCCGACCAACTAAGGCAGTTACAGCAATCCATAAAAATTCTAAGCATATGAACGCGGGTTCGACTTCTTGCGAAAAGCCACGGTGGCAAAGAACTCTATCGTGATTTATTATATTAAGGTAACACTAAAAATTGTTTTGAAAAATATTACGAGGTAGTTTAATTGGTAGAACCTCCGGCTCTAACCCGGAGAGTGCGGGATCATGGCCACGCCCTCGTAACCATATTACCACATAGTTTAATGGTAGAACTTCGGATTCTAACCCCGACGATGCCCGTTCGACTCGAGGCTGTGGTAACCAATAATGACGGGTCAGCAATCAAGAGAAAATCATTTCGCTTCATTCTTTGCGGAGTATTTACCGTCGAGTTTTAATAAGAAAGGAGAACATTATGTTCGTTACAGTTCAGTTCAAAAATAAGCAGCTTATCTTTGGCGGCAGAACTTATGACTATGAAGTTGTAGGCGATGTTCCTAAGAAGGGCGATGTAATTCGTATGCTTTCAGAGGACGGCACTAAGGCGGTATGTAATGGTACTCGTGTTAAAGTCGTCGATGTAAAGCCTACATCGACGTTTTCTATTCAGAAGATAAGTTGCGTTCAGAGTTCTCTTGATGAACCTTCTCTAAGCAAAAAGTAATCTTGATTGGAATTATTTAAAAACAAAACTTAATTTAATTTAATGGCAGAGGGAATTGGTCATCTCCACCAAAATTTTAATCTCAGAAAATCTTGACAAATTTCAAAATTTTTGCTATAATTATTATAGAAAATGAGAAAGGGAGAGATTGAATGAGAGTAAAAACACATCTTATTGTCACTGACCAGTATGAAGAATACTCTGTGAAGTGGCACAGACGATTACTTGACAGCAATCCCAAACTGATTAATGGTGTTCCGCTTTTTATTCTTATCCGTCATAGCGGCGGCAGAATGGAGCTTAATACTATTGACTTACCTTATCTTGAAAAGGTGGCGAAGAAATTTACCTTTCCGAGAGGTAGAGGTTCTGTTACAACAGACAAGACTGATATTTATATCAAGGAAGTCGATGGCAATGAAAAGCTGATGGCTACGGTCACTCATAATCATATTCGCAAATATGCCCCTATATATGACGAGATATAAAGGAGAGATTATCATGGAAAGAACATTCGTACTCAGAGCAAAAACAGCAGAGGGCTTCGGCGGCAAGGAGTTCTACACCGAGCAGGTTGTAATGACTGATACTCCTGACGCAATCCGTAAGGCTAAGAGAGAGTTCGCTCTCAAGTACAACGTTGAGATTGATTCTGTCGAGGTGCTGTGATATGAAAGTGGTAATCATCGGTGGAGTCATCTGGCTCGTAACAGCATTTTTGGCATGGATTTTCTGCAAGGCGGCAGGAGACGCAGATGATTCTCTCGGCATGAGAGATGGAGAGGAGTAAACTATGGGACTTGACTATGAAATGAGTATAAAGCTGAAGCGAAGAAAGGACAATGAAGTCGTTGCCAACTTTGAAATTGCTTACTGGCGTAAGTGTTGGACACTTCGCACTAAGACAATGCAGGTTGCAATGGCAAACGAAGAGAACGTAATCTCATATGATGAAGACTGGCAGCTTGAGGTTAAGCCTGAAGCTCTTGAGGATATCATCGAAACTCTTTCTGCCGCCGTGGCAGATAGGAATGATGAAATGTTCACAGATTCAATCTGGGGTGCTCATTCTGCTCGGCAGATTACCATTCGTCAGCTTTCAAGACTTTGTGCTTGGGATAATCTTTTCGCTCGCTTCGAAGATATTCTGGCTTATGAGAATATTGAGGACAGAGAACGTTATCTCAACAGCGGAGTTATCGCAGATGCAATTCGTGATATTGAAGATGAGGGCGATTATCCCGATACAAAATTTAATCTCCACGATGTGCTGATGACTCTTGAAGAGTATGAGTTCTCAATCGAAATCATAAATTCTTATTGAGTTAAGAGCTTTACAAAATTAAAAAATTATGATATAATTATTATAGAAAAGGTTGAGAAATACCTTTTCTGGAAATCGCGCCTTCTTCTAACTGGTCAGGAAGTCGCCCTCTCAAGGCGAAGATATGGGTTCGAGTCCCGTAGGCGTGACCATTCTTCTCGGATGCGGCAGGGAAGTAAAACATACAAGGCTGGCGGCGAGACATCGTGCCTAAAATATGTAGATGCAGAATATCTTCAATCTGTAGGGAATATTCTTCGCCCTGATTGACCTTCGAAAGGAAAGCGGTTGGCAAACGATAGGTGCCCGTTCATCCCCCTATTGAGTGAGAGAGCGAAAAACTAATAATAGGGGTGCTGTGCCGTCAGCAATAAGGTTGGTCACCAACGGTACATATGGGTATGTGGCGCAATTGGTAGCGCAAGAAACTTTTAATTTCGAGGTTGCAGGTTCGAGTCCTGTCATACCCACCATTTTACAGGAGGGGTGCAAATGAATACAGTTGGTATAGGTGATATAGGCGAAGCAATGGCGATTGCCGATTTCACAAAAGCTGGGTTTGTTGTAAGTACTCCTTTGAGTAACAATGCTCGTTATGATTTAATCATAGATAATGGTTAGAAAATATATCGAGTACAAGTAAAAACAACTGAGTCTATCAAAGACGACAAGATGGTTTTTAGCACTAAGACTACAAACTATTCAAAAGGTGCTTGGAAAACAACTCGTTATTCAACAAATGAAGTCGATGTATTTTATTTGTACTGTGTTGAAAATAATTGGTCGGGATTATATATACCTGATGATGTAGTTTTAACACAGTTAAATATAAGACTTACATTACCTAAGAATGGACAGAAAGTCGGTGTTAAAATGAAAGATGATTTTGAGTTCTCTACTCAAGTTGAAAAACTTTAAAGAAAAGAAAACTTGACAAACTCTAAAATTTATGATATAATTATTATAGAAAATGAGGAAGGAATTCCCCAAAAAATAAGAATGGCGGCACACGCCTTACAGTGCAGAAAGAGAGGCTATTATGGCTACTACATCTAAGTTCACAGAAAGAAACGCATGGGAAGAGGTTGCAACTCTTGAGACCGCTTCCGAAGACCTCAAGGCATTCGCAGTTGCCCGTCTTGCAAAGCTCGACGAGAAGAACGACAAGCGTAAGAACTCCGAAGCCGCAGTTGCTAAGCGTGAAGCTGATGCCGCTGCTCGTGAAACCATGCTCTCCGTAATGGAAGCAGGCAAGACTTATGTCGCTTCTGAGCTCGGCACTCTGGTCGGCGTAACCACAATGAAGGCTTCCAGCCTTGCTGGTGACCTCACCAAGGAAGGTAAGCTCGTTCAGTCTGAGGTTCGTTCCAACGGCAGAAAGGTGAAGGGTTACACCCTCGCCTAAGTCAGAGGGGCGGACTTCCGCCCCAAATCAAAAAATTTAAGGCAATAAAAATTTGACTTTTTCTAAAAAATATTGTATAATATTTATAGAAAGTTAAGAAAAACAAAATAACAAATTCGCTCAAAAGGGCGGGAAAGAGGTATCAAATGGATATTACAATCACTAAGGAGTATACACTGGCGAAAGCTAAGGCAGATGTGAAGAATGAGGTTCAGGAATATATCCTTGAATGTCTCAGAGAGAAGTACGGTACAGCTGAGATGATGAGAACTGGCTCTGATAAGTCCAAGACAAATCTTATCGGTGTTATCGTCGGCGAGGGAACTGGCGAAGATGGTGAGACAAACCCGATTGTCGTTGCAGTAAGTGCGGCAGTTAAGGAGTTTACAAATCACACTTCCGACAAGAAGACATACACCCCCTTCGATTTCTATGATTCGGCTGCACAGTATGACAGTTACATCACAACAAAGGCTGCAAATGATGCCGCTAAGGCAGAAGCTAAGGCAAAGCAGATTGCGGCTGATGAAGCAAAGAGAGCACAGGTTAAGGCTGAGGCTCAGGGTTAATAAGAAAAAGATAAAGTGCGATTTAAGCGGCGCACGTCGCCGCTTTATATTGCGGGGTAGAGCAGTCTGGTAGCTCGCCAGCCTCATATTCAATGTTAGTTATCACCGAGAGGTGATGTAAAATGTCAAATTTATTAAGTGAACAAATTCAAAAAGGAATTTCTACTGAATTAAGAAGTCTTTTGTATTTTACTAATAAAGGTTATTTATGTTCAATCCCTTATGGAAATGTAGGAAGATATGACCTTTTAGTTGATACTGGTAAAAAGATTGTAAGAATTCAATGTAAAAGTGCCCACAAAAATGATAATGGAAGTTATACAGTAAACACTTCTAATACAGCTATGAAAGCTAATGGAAATGTACGAAAATTTTATACTAAAGATGAAATTGATTTCATTATTACTTTTATTGAAGACAAAGCGGTTTTCATTCCAGTAGAAATGATTGAGAAATCTCAAAGTAAAATTTTTAGGACTGAGCTTCCAAAATATGGAACTAAATCAAACTGTAATCTTATTCAAGACCATTAACGCAGTAAGAATAATGTTTAGGAGCAGTTTGAATAAAAGTCTCAGCCTCGTACTCAAACTTCCACTGTCCAATGCCGCAAGAGGCTTCTTTATAAGTTAAACCAGAATTGACAAGGCGGCGAACAATTTCCTTGTTTTCTTTCTCTAATAGTTCTAAGACCTTTTCTTTATCACCCTAAAACTTAACCGAGTATACGTTTGAAAAAATGTTTGACAACTAAAGAAGAATATGAAGCTGGAGGTCGTTGGTTCAAATCCTTCCCCCGCAACCAATAATTACTTCCGCTACCTGCACGGCGGCGAAGAAAAGTGCAGGAACTCCTTTCTACAATAATGGCGTTAGGTTCAGTGTCAGAAATCCCACAAATAAACAAATCACTCCTTTGGAGGGACGCTTCTATAAATAAATTTTAGAGAAAAGAAATCTTGACAAAATCTAAAATTTATAGTATAATTATTATAGAAAATGAGGAAAAGAAAAAAAAGAAATCTTCTCGACCCGAGTAAGTCGTTTCGTAAACTGCTCTTCCTTTCTAAAATAACTGGTGACCGGTGGCACCGCTTGTAAACTCCACCGGATTCCTTTCGATTTCAAAAATTTTAGAGAATTGAAAAGTTGACATTTTCTAAAATTTATGATATAATTATTTTAGAGTTAAGACAAAAGAAAGTTACTTAAAAAGTACAACAGATTGGTTCGTAGCTCAGCTGGTAGAGCAGGCGGCTGTATCAGATACTTGTGGAAGTGATATTTAAAATGAAGACCTGTGAAATCTGTGGATGTTTATCAAAAAATATTTCTTCGTTAAAGAAAGAGGTTGATAAATGTATCCTGTTGTGTTCAAATTGTCACGCAGAGGAGCATGAAAGGCTTTATGAGCAAGGATATCGTCAGTTCAATCCTGACATTTGATGCCATAACCGTCAGGTCGTGGGTTCGAGTCCCTCCGTTCCAGCCAATAGAGGAGATAACCTCATTAAAAGAACCGAGTTTGTTAAGGCAACTACTCGTTAAAATAAGTAGCCTTGAAATGGTAGCGTAGTTCAGTTGGTTAGAACGCATGCCTGTCACGCATGAGGTTGTGGGTTCGATTCCCATCGCCTCCACCAGTAAAGACGGTTCAGCAAATCATAACAAAACATTTTTTGGTAATGTATTTCCCGTCTTGAGTTTATCGGCGTGTGGCGGAATTGGCAGACGCGCTAGCCTAAGGAGCTAGTGTCCTTCGGGACGTGTGGGTTCGAGTCCCACCATGCCGACCATTTGAGGGGTTAACATGGATTTTGCGGTTAAACTACCACCGACAGAAAGGTTAGTGATTAAGTTCACCAGCACCATCTGGTATGTGGCTTTGTGGAAAACGCCTCGTAAAAAAATAAAGAAGCAAAGTAAACCGATTTTAATGGTGGCGTAGCCTAATTGGTCAGGCACCGGACTGTCTCTCCGGAGCGAAAGCTATATGCGGGTTCGAGTCCCGTCGTCATCGCCAAAGGGTTAAGAGGTTTATCCCTGAGCATTCGGCAAAAACCTCAATAATGTGGAATTCGTTCAGCGGTTAGGATTCCTGCTTGCCGCCTCATTCGTCTAATGTAAGACATTTGCGGTTCGAACTGAAATAAAGAAATATTCAGATGAAGAATGGCAAAAGATATGAGTTCATTACTTGTATGAAGCACCAATGCAGGGGACGAGGGTTCGATTCCCTTATTCCACACCAGACGCCAAAGTACAAGGCGAACCTTTTGGCAAGTTTGATATAGGCTAAACTTGTGTTCTACTCTTGGAACTGAACAAAAGAGCGGGGTGCCAATTGACGTTAAGAGTGGTTGACTCCAGTGAAGAGTGCTGGCGTAGATATTCAAACTTATACGTAAAAGTAGTTAAGACGCTATAGTGGTAGCGATAGGAGAGCGTACGGCTCCACCATGTATATCTCGGGGTAGCTCAGTAGGTTAGAGCACACGGCTGATAACCGTGAGGTCAGGAGTTCGACTCTCCTCTCCTCTCCGAGACCAATAAGACGGTTCAGCAATCTATACTGTGATAGTTTAAGGTAAACAATTTCTCTTCCAAAGAAATAAAGCGGTTCAATTCCGTACACAAAGTCCCGTCTTGAGTATGCTCTCGTGGCGCAATAGGTAGCGCAACTGATTTGTCAATCAAACTCAAAAGAATATGGATAGCAAGATGGGGCTAAGAACTGATTTTCTTAAAGAAAATTTTAAAGTTCTTAGCCCTTTACTTTTTCTAAAATTTTTGTTATAATTATTATAGAAAATGAGAGAAAGAGAGGAAATGAGAAATATGACGACACCTTGTTATAGAAATATTCCGACCAAAGAGTTGGAAACGATGGCTACAAAAAATCTTATCGAACTCATGAGATACTATGACAACAATTATAATGACTCCTCTTGTGATTGCTACTGGGGCAACTGCCAGTGTCAAAAAGAATGTATTGAGCTTCGCAGGAGAATGTCAATGAGGATTTATGAGATTCTTAAGACAAGACCGCACATTCCAAATAAGATTGAAGCCAAGAAGTTAAGACAAGAACGGGCGGCGAAGAGATTCAAGACCGCATCCGCAAGATAAGAAAGGAAGGAAAGAATTATGAGTACACATTGCTTAATCGGTTATGCTTTCGGAGATAAGGTTTACTTCGCTTACTGCCAGACAGATGGCTACCCTGAACATATGGTTCCGATTCTGAGAACCATTCATGATGGTGATTTCCTTGCAAAGAAGATTATCAATGCAGGAGAGTTCCGTCACCTTTATGAGGATTGCAAGGTTGAGCCTTATGAAGATGCTGTGCAGCATACTTGCTCTCTTGAAGAGTTTATCAATGATGAAACAGGAATCTTCAGCGATTATCGTTATCTCTATAAGAATTGCAGATGGAAGTGCTATGGCTTTGGTCCTGAGGGCTATGATGAAGAGGATTGGAAAGAAGTAAAGCAAGACTGCGTTAACCTTTTTGACCTCGACAATCGTAACGAGGACGGTAGCTACAACTTCTATGAAGCACCGATGACAGACCAGCGTCAGTTCCTCGTTCAGAGAATTTGTAAGTGGGATGAAGATTCTCGTGATAACACAATCATGACTTCAAGCGAACTCATTCACTACATTGATATGCAGGACATCTGTACAGAGAACTACAAAATCTATGAAATTACAGAATTCGGAATGCCTGTTGAAATCTTCTACCGTGGTTGGCAGCCGGGTTGCTTAATCGAATTCGCAGACAGTAAGGGTCAGATTGTCCTCAGCGGCTACGGCACTGACCATTAAGAAAAGAGCGGGCGGCGGCAGACGACAGATTAAAGGAATGGGAGGAATAGAGAATGACTTACTTCGTGACATATATACTGCTTTTTGCAGATGGAAATACAAAAGAATGTGTTGAGAGTTTTGCATGTCATCCTTCTCAGCATGATATAAATGAGGTCGGCGGCGAACTCGTTGCCGAACACAATGCGGTTAACTTCTGTGCGAGCCGCGGCAAGAGAGATTGGAATGGAGAGTGGATAGATTATGAGTAAAATTTTTTTCACAAGCGACCTTCACTTCAATCACGATAGAGAGTTCATCTTCGGTCCTCGTGGCTTTAAGACTGTTCAAGAAATGAACGGGGCTCTCATTCGTAACTGGAATGAAACGGTCGGTAAGGATGACGACATCTATGTTCTTGGAGACTTTTTTCTCGGCACGGATTATGAATACATCAAAGAGGTTCTCGATAAGCTGAATGGTCGTATTCATCTGGTAAGCGGCAATCACGATACACCTTCCAAAATCATCGAATACACAAACTGGAGCAACATCGTTGAGATTGCTGATGCACTTCGTATTAAGTACAAGAAGAGAGAGTTCTTCCTCTGCCACTATCCTGTTCTTACTGCAAGTCTTGAGCAGGACCCTGACAGAGCAGTAATCAATCTTTTCGGTCACACTCACAGCAAGGATAAGTTCTACGAGGACCGTCCTTATATGTACAATGTGGCTGTAGACGCAAACGACAATAAGCCTGTTGAGATTGAAGAGATTCTCATGGCGTTCAATGACAAAGTTAAAGAGTGTATCGCAACACTCGGAGAGGAGAAGTAAATGAAAAGAACAGTTTATCTTATTGAAAGAATCTGTCTTGTGGACGGATATGAAAGCACAAGCAAAGTCACTACTACTTACATCGCCGCGGTAAATACTTTCAAAACATTCGTAGCAGACACCCTCGTCTTCAATGCTATCTGGGATATCCACACAGATGGCGAAATTGCTACCAGCGAGAATATGCTTCTCTACGGCGGCGGAGCTGATACCACTTATCGTATGTACACTCGTTGCGGCAAGCCTATCTATGAGTTCCCTCTTGAGAAAGGCTTCCTGAAGAATGACTATGACCACAATGATGATGAAGATGTTCCAATGATGACTGCTTGCGGCGGCGAAATTACGCTTGAAGTTGGTTCTTATATTTTCTTGCTTCGTGCAGTAGAGGAGGAGTCTTAATGTATTACTTAACTGACAGAAATGAACACATGGACCCAAGATGTTTTGGTGACTTGAAACTCCTCGTCAAGACTATCTTGATTGACGATGAGAAAGAAGTCATCGAGCACATCGACCGCGGCATGGAAGATGAACCGAATGCTTCAATCGAAGTTCCTTATGTGGGGGACTCTTACCGTTGGTGAGATTGCAGTCGACTGGGCAAAGCAGAACGGCAAATGGGATGAACTTGTTTGGAACATCGCAGAAGGAATGGCAGAAGAAATGCTGGACGCTTTCGCTGACTGCTGGATGGATGGCGAGGAAGAAATCCTCTATCTTGGTAGCTATGCAATCACTCACGACTGAATAATTTTTGAGAATTTTCTTTCTTTACAATTCTTAAAAATTATGATATAATTATTATAGAAAGTAAGGAAAGGAATGATTAAATAAATGAACGAATCAAAGGTGAGAGCAGCATTTCCAAGTGCTACAATTCATAAGACAGTAACGGCAACAACTCTGATGAACTTCTTGGACCTCCCGGCTGATGTAAAATCTTGGTTTCTCCAGAAGTTCACTGATAAGGACGGGGTGCTTCAGGCATTCGACCTTAGCGAGTATGTAAAGGAAATGAGACTCAAGCCTAACGACTGGAACTTAAAACTCCTTGAGGCTCGTCATACAGCAGGTGGTCAAATCAAACTCCTCACAAAGGTTAAGATTGAATTTGACTATGCGAATGATGAACTTTGCTTCTCTCTTCCTGAGTACGGATTCCCTAAGAAGAAGGGTGAAGGAGTTCTTGATTGGTCTGTGGTAAGCGAACACAAAAAGCAGTTACTTAATGCAGACGGCGCGTGGGGAGAGATTGTTCTTTCTTATGACTGCGGCAGAACCCAGTTAGTTGAGTTTACTCCCCTTTGCCCCTATACCACAAACCTCCGTGAATATCAAGATGGACGTAAGCAGTTTACAACAGCAGAATGGATTGATGTCCTTCTTGCAGGACTAAACTTCAATCCTGACGCAATGGACGAGGAAGCAAAACTCACTCTCCTTCAGAGATTCCTTCCTTCCGTTGAGAAGAGAATGAATCAGCTTGAACTCTCTATCAAGGGGTCAGCAAAGTCCTACTGCTACTCACAGCTTTCAGTTTACAACTGGCTTACATCAGGTACAGTTTCCAGAGCAACAGCTTTCTACAACAACACAACAAAGGCTGTTGGTTACTTCGGTAAGTACGACAACGTAATCTGGGACGAGTGTCAGACTCTTAAGTGTGCAAATCCTGAAGAGATGACTGGTGTCCTCAAGCCCTATCTGGAAAGCGGCGAAATCAGAATTGGTAACTATTGTGGTACTGCTGATGCTGGTTTAACTCTCGTAGGCAATATAGATATTGCACAGATGTCGCTTGATAAGAATATGTTTACAACTCTTCCTAAGATGTTCAATGAATCAGCTTTCATCGACAGATTCAGCGGTATCATTGAAGGTTGGAAGGTTGGTCGTTTCTCAGAAGAGAGAAAGTTCGAGGGTTGGGGCTTAAGTGCCAACTACTTAACAGAACTCTTCCACGAGATGAGAGATGAATTCTACTACAGAGCTATCGTTGATGAACTTCTTGAAGTGGAGGGTAACTGCGATGCGAGAAACTTCGAAGCAATCAAGAAGAACTGCACCGCTTTTCTGAAGTTACTTTTTCCTCACGTCAAGTCTGTAAAGGACATTGATACCGAGGATTTCAAGAAGTATTGCCTTACTCCTGCGGTAAGAATGAGATGGGGAGTTCTTTGTCAGCTTCGTCATCTTGATGAAGAGTATGCAAATGTTGAGATGCCTGTGATTAAGGTAAAAGAAATCAAATAAAAATTTTGAGCCCCTTATCTCTTTACATTTTCTATAATTTTTGCTATAATTATTATAGAAAATGAGAAAGGAAGTAAAGAAAATGAAAACATGGAGACCGGCATCATGGAGCCAGCAGGCTCGCAGAATGTGTGACTTACAGGTTGCATATGTGAACAATGGAAACGCTCTTATCGAGGACGCGCTTCGTTTCTTTTCAACTTCCTACCGAGCCCCAATCATCAGAGGTAGGGCGGAGAAGAGATTCGGCAGACTTCTGAGAGCGGGAAAGGTAAAAGAGAATATAGAGGAGTACAACAAGGCTTATACTTTGATGGTAAAGAGAAAAGGAGGAAAAGATTATGAATGAGAGAATGAAGGTTTGGTTGGTTGAATTTTCCAACGGTGAAAGAATCGCTCGTGTCGGCAGATATGAGGCTTGGAAGTCTGGTGATGAGTACATCAGAGACACTTACAACACTCTGATTGCTGAGGCGGCAGAAGAGAACGATATGGAAGCTGTTCGTTCTCTTACAATCGAGGGTCTCAAGGCTCTGACAGAATTCAAGGCTGCTTCTGCTAAGAGGGGTAGCTTCGAGTGCGATTGCCTTGTAAGAGTTACAGAATTGGAGGTTTACTAATGAAAAAAGATACTACTTCACTTCCTGAGGTATGGGTTGTTACTGGTTTCAACTATGATTGCGTTGGCGCAAGAGTTCTTGCTGTTTGCCCCACTGAGGAAGATGCACATAATGCAGTGACCTATTACCGCAAGCACTATGATGATGTTGAGTATGAATGCTTCTCACAGGAAACCTATGACCCGGCTCCTGTTTGTTACTCGGGGATATTTACCGCAGAGGTTCGCCCCTATGAGAACGGCACATACATCTTGGGTCAGGTAAGGATTACACAATCCGAGCAAACCCTTGATAACGACATTCCTGACCCGAAGCAATTCTCATTCACTCTTGTTAATAAGATTAGTGATACGGGTGTTGCGTCCTGTGAGTTGAATGGTGAATTCCTCTCAATGGAGAACGTTGGTAGGGCGGCAAGAGAATGGCTTATCGAAAAGGTAAATGAGAAAGGTGTTATCAAACTGGTAATTCCGAATTTCGACGAATAAAAGGGAGGGTGCCAAATGAGTAAAAAGATGAACGGCGAACTTAAGTTCCAGCTTGAATTAGTGAAAGGACTTTATACCGGCGAGATTATCACTTGCCTTCAGGTCTCCATGGGCGAACAACCCAATACTCCATTTGGCTACTGGACCTGTCAGATGATTGGAGACGGTAAAGTCTTTATGGCAATCAACCGCATGGTTATCAAGGAGCCAAACGTAGACCTTGGTGCTTATGACATCTACCAGCACGAGAACCTCGAAATGGGGGTAGGCTACAAAAAGGTTGAGCCTTGCGGCGAACTGAATGTGGGAACAGATAAGAAGAAAAAGATTTGCGTTGAGTTCAAAGGAGACCACGGCGTAAAGGTGTGGATAAGAGATAAGCACCTTGAGTACTTTGAGGACTACGAAGTTTGGGCAAGAGACGAGTTCAGTCCGGTAATCATCTTCTCTAAAGTTGTTCCAAGAATAGAGGGGGTTATCTATCCCTTCGTTGTAAGAAAGTAATGCGTGAGGTGAGAGAGGAATGATGCCTGAACTTTCCAATAATTAGAAAGCAATAAGGGTTGTTAAAACAGAGTCGAACGCAGACAATCCGTATTCAATTTTCAATTACGCCGCGTTACGAGAAGCGATGAAACTTCCTAATGCGGCGTTTAAGATATGGGCGTACCTCAACGCGCACAGTAATGGACACGAGTTCGGTTTGAGTTCTAAAGAAGTGTGCGAAGTTTGTAAGATGAGTCGTAACACTTATGACAAAGCGATACAAGTTCTAATAAGCGAGGGGTATCTTGTACAAGTTGAACTGTATCCGAACCTCACTGGTTATCTGTTTGTTGAGCGTAAGTTTGGCGGCGAAAAGAGCGAATAAAGTTTGTATCAATTTTAAGACGGAATTGTCCGGATTTTATACAATAAAATAATATAATATTATTATATATATTATATAATAAGTATTATAATATTAGGGGTAGGGTTAGTCAAAAAATGACCAAGGATTGGGTCATAAAATGACCAAGAAATATTATGTATATTATATATATACTATATATACTACTTATATAAATAATAAGTGAGCACCGAAGGTGCGAACACCCTTAAGGAGCGCGGCAGCGCGAGTTAAGGGGAGGGAAGAAATTTTCAAAAATTGAGCAGGGGTGTGCTCAAAAAATGAGCAACAAATATTATGTATATTATAATATATATATTATATAATAACTATTATAAGTAATAATAATAAATAAAAGGGGCTGGGTAGGAAAAAACGGGGGTAGGAACTGCTCTGAAATTAAGGGGTAGGGTCTGGAAAAACAATTTTAAGTCGGGGTAAAGAAAACTGGGGTTAAGTTTGGAAAAACTTTGTGGGGGTAGTCCCGATTGTGGAAAAACTTTTTCTGGAAAAAACTTTTCCAGTTGAATATAGGAAAAAGAAAAGCACTGGTTGGAAACAACTGGTGCTTTTTTTATTATAAATAAGTAAGGGAAAGAAGGGAGGTATAAGTGGGAATTAGGGTCAAGTACGGCGGCGAAGCAGGAATGCAATGGGAAGGGAAGGGAAGCAAAAGGAGTAGTGTAGGTTTTGATTGGGAAGGAAGGGAAGGAGTAAAAAAGGAAAAGGAAGAAGATTGGAATGAAAAGGGAAAGGAAGAAGATTGGAATGAAAAGGGAAGGGTTGAGGGAAGGGATTATAGTATAATAATAATAGTAATAATAAGAAAGGGAAGGGAAGGGTTAAGTAAGGGAAGAGAATTATAAGGGAAGGGGAAGGGAAGTAGTAGAAAAGGAAGGGAAGATATAAGTTAATAAAGTAAATAAGAAGGGAAGGGAAGGGAAGGGCAAATTGCGGTAAAAGGGGAAGGGAAGGATTTAGATGGAAGGGGTGGTAGGAAGGGTATAAGTGCTTGCTGTGTCCTGACGAGCAGTAACCCGAGCTATAATCAAGAGTCTGTAAAGGCGTTAAGTGGTGCCGGAAGTGCAAATGGTGAGGACGCCCACTATCCCTTGCCATAACGATAACGTTTCAATCCCCTACAAACTCACCCAAAACTCTCCGAAAACGCACCTATGAATTTTTGGGCTAGGCGACGTCGTCATCAATGTAAATTACAATGAATTTGCTTGACAACAATAGTATATAATAGAGGAAATCTCTGGCGCATTTTTGGCATGAAATTTGGACGGAATTTCACAGCAAATTTACAAGGAAATAATCATAGGCAAGCCTATAATTATATAATATAATAAGAGATTTTGAACGGTTGAATTCTCGCCGCACCTCAAAGTCGTGTTCGCGCATCCACATCGATAAAAAATAAAGTTTTTTTTATAAGGTGTTTTGTCAAGCTATTGACTCAAATCTTTTCAGAACGCGGCAGTTTTCGTTAATTTCTCGCCGCGGCGCCCAAGTTCTTGACATTTTTGTGTCAAGTTCTTTTCTTTTTAAAAATTTTTTGGCTCAAATTGCTTGACTTTTTGTAAAAATTATGTTATAATGAGAGGGGAAATATAAATATAAATAGCATATAGGCGTTGTTTGGTCCATTTTGCAGCTCATTTGCGCAGAAATGGGCTATTTTTGTGCAATTTTACGTCGCTGCGCTGGAAAAACAGGGGAAAATGCAGCTCATTTGCAGCTCCTTGCGACGCAGCTCCAAAATTCGTGGCGACGCAGCTCCTACAAGTGCAGCTCCTTTACGCGTCGATGCAGCTCATTGCAGCTCATTTGAACTTCCACCGAGAATACGTCGATGCATGACGTAGGGGAGGGGAGAAGGAAGGACGACGAGGGGCGGAACGGTAATCCTACTAAACCTATCGGAATAGTAGGAATGTTCACACTTTGTTCATAAATTTTCGCCGTTATAACGGTAGAAATTTGTTACAAGAATATGAACAAGTCAACACATTTAACTTACTTTAGCACAAAAAAGCGGTGAAGTATTCCTACCTCACCGCTCGGATTTAGAACACATAGAATGTGTGTCTCATTTTCTTATGCTGTCGGCAACACTTTGCGAAAATTTCTTTCTCTATCATACAGTCCTCTAAACCTGTATGACTTTCGATGAAAGTGTTATTGCCTGTAATGTACCTGTAAATGACCTCTGCTTTCATCTGCGGTCTGGGAACTCTATTGCGTGTCATATAACCATTTTCTTGACAGAAGCGGATATATGTTTTCTGTTTGCAGATAGTGTCAGCCGCCATTTGCAGAGTGTCCCACCATTCAACGTGACGTTTGAAAAATGAATTGTAGTGAAGCAGTCGGCTTGTATGGTTTGTAGACCTACAATCGAAGTTTGCATTATGGGCGACTACATCTGAAATGTCCCACTTTTCAAGCAAGGCATTTACAATCTGTATAATCTGCGCCCATGTAGCAAGTCTGCGCCGACCTGCCCGTAAATCTGCGTGATACTGCGGAAACTTGTTTGCATAATAGGCAGTCGCCGCCTGTTCTGCCATACCGATGAATGTGTCATGGACAACAAAACTATACTTTGCGTATACCTGTCCTGTCCTGTCAATGACTGCGAAGCCAATGTCATAGACAATAGGCTCGTCGAATCCGTTGAAAGTCTCTGTATCGACAATCAGAAATAACTTTCTGCGGATTAACTTTCCGTTGATTGTTACCATTATATTATATTCCTTTCTGTATAAGGGGTTAGTTTAGTCTGTTCCTTATGACATTATTATTATAACACACTTTGCGGATTTTGTCAAGGGGTTTGAGAAAATTTTTTCATTTAATCAATTCACACTTTGTTCATAGTTCTGTAATATTTTTGTACCGTTATAACGGAAAGAAATTGTGAACGAAAAATAAATGAGGGGAACGGATGTTCAGTCCGTTCCCTTTTGTTAATTATGTTTCATCTCCGAGAATTTCTTGTCTCTTTCCGGCTTTTGCCTTTGCTCTCTCCTCTCTTGCTTTCTTGTCCTTTGCGGCTTTCTCTTCCTTTTTGCGTTTGTTCTCCTCTGCCTTTGCCTTTGACTGCTCCACCTTGCGAGTGTATTCTTCTTCTTCTCTTATTCTCTCATAGGGCCGAAAGACTTTGCCGGACCTCTCCGCCACACGAACATCAAACTCCTTTGCTACCACTTCAATGGTACAACAAACTTCTCCGTCTGTTCCGTCTGCGAGTGTGCGAGTACCCAAGCAAACAGCGTACATATTTCCGTCCACTTGTGAGCTCTGCTCCGCTCCGTACTTTTCAGTGAGAAATTCTTCCAGGTCTGACAAGAGAATTTCCCTTGCTTTGTCTTTTGTGGGGTTTGATCCCTTTTTGCATTCATTGAAATCGTACATAGTATCATTCCTTTCTATACTCTCTTTAGAGTATGCCTTATTATAACATATTCTCTGCGGTTTGTCAAGGGGTTTTTGAAAATTTTTTCATTTAACTTATTCATAGTCTTGTAACTATTTTTATCCGTTATAACGGTAAATAAATGTGAACAAATTATGAACGAAAGGTGGGGCGGTATTCCTACCGCCCCGATATGATTACTCCGAAAGGAGAGATGTAATCATTTTGTCAATTTCTTTAATCAATGCCTTTGCTTCATCATCGTCATTGTAAGCATTAGCAAACTTTCTCGTTTCAACAGTTTCGTGTCTCATTATCATATATCTGTTTGTGATGTATGAACGATCAGGAGTTGACTTTTTGCGGATAAAGTAAACAAGATTTTCGCCGTTTGCAATACTGCTGTGATAGAAATGTCCTACACAATTATGTTGCATATTGCCCTCGTCTGTAAAGTCCTGTAAAGTTTTCGGAACGACAACAACAAAAGTGTCATTTGAAAGTTCCTCGATAGCACGGATTTTGTTTTCATTTTTAATGATTTTGTTTTCCATTTCTTTTCTTGCATTAGCAATAATGTTTTCAGTATTCCACTTGAAAGTTCTGTTAGTGTTTAACAGTTCTTCCCAGTTATCGGGGCGACGCCACTCGTCACGCCACTCGTCAAGCCAACTGCTCCAACCTATATTTCTGATAAATCTATCAATAAAAGTTGTCATTTCGTCTTTCAGTTGCCACGAAAGTGCTTTGATAGATACTTTCAGAATTTTGTTGAATTTGTGACGGAGTTCGGCACTCATTGAGAAATAGCACTCTTTGTAAGTGTCGTTATACCAAACTCTATCAAGCTGAGAGTAGGGAGAATTTTCACCTACGAAAAGAAGTTCATAAACTTCTTTATCTTCTTGTGTCATTCTCTTTAATGCCATTCCCCTTTTATAGTCGGTGAGATTTTCTTTTGTCGGCATTTTGTTATTATCTTTCAGCCACTTGATAAAACCTTTCGGGCACTCGTCAGCAAGTTCACTACAATCGCGAATAGTGCCGAGAATTTCGGGGTTGTTGATGAAAAGCTCTAACTTGCTGAGATTGCTTCTTACATCGCCCTTACTGCCAGACAGTAAAGCGTTGAAAAGAAGTTTCGGGATAATACCCGAAAAGCCGTCCTCAGACAGACAATAAGAGCCGACAGGGAAACGCTGAATATCTCTACCAGTGTATGAAGTGAAGCTGAGGTGTGCCATATCGAAAATGACAGGATTAGCCTTGCCCTCGATAGTTACGGTAACAATAAGACCGTTCTTCTCAATTCCAGTGATGTTAAAAACTCTTGACATAGCAATCAATTCCTTTCCGTTTTTAAGTCTTTCGTGACTTTATTGTGTAGTCCTCTTGACTACATTGTTATTATACCATATCTGAAACGATTCGTCAATACCTTTTTGAAAATTTTTTCATTTAACTAATTCACAATTCGTTCACATTTTCGTAACATTTATCTACCGTTATAACGGAAAGAATTTGTGAACAAAATATGAATAAGTTTGGGGCAGTATTCCTACTGCCCCAGTGGGTTTAATTCTCGGTGTTCTCGGTGTCCTCGGCGACAACTGCTGTGTAGCCGTTGACCTTTCTGCCCTTACCGCCGACCTTGTAATCATCGACCTTTGTGAACATACCCTCTTCAATACCGACAGCCATAACAGGAGTAATCTTGGCGGTCTTAATGTCGGGGTACTCAGCGGCAATGAGAGTGACAATCTCACTTGCGGCGTAGGTGACGTTCTTCTTCATCTTGGACTTGATAACCTCGGCGATAGCAAGGTTAGCGGAGCGATTTTCAGCGGATTGTTCAGCACGCTTGCCGTTCTTCTTCTCGGCACTTGCAAGCATTTCCCTTGCCTTTGCCTTAACCTCGTCATTGATAGTGCCGTTGATAACAGAAGTAAGCATTTCCTTTGTAGTCATAGTATTTTCCTTTCTGGTTTTTCGGTCTGTCCTTGACCTATTCATTATTCAGTATCGGTGTTCCTTACCTTTACTGTACCTATATTATACCACAACAATTTGAATTTGTCAAGGGGTTTTCAAAAATTTTTTCATTTAATTTATTCATAGTTTTGTAATAAGTTTCTTCCGTTATAACGGGGGATAATTGTGAACAAAATGTGAAGCGGCTTTCGCCGCCTCACTTTACCCCGTTAAAGCGATACCTTTTTCCTCTGCAAAATTTTTTAACAATCTCCACGCTACGCACGGTTTCCAGTCAATTTTTTTGTGAGCAGATAGAGCAGTTAAAAGAATTAAGTATTCGTCCATTACGTCAGCAAGTCCAGTATGTTCTTCTTCATAGTCGAGATTTCCAGTTAAATATTTTATCACGATTTCCGCTTTTGTCATTACGTTTCCTTTTTCCGTGATAAAGTCGTGAGCCTTGCAAAATTCAACATACTGTTTTGTTAAAAGTCTTGTGTAAACGATACCGCTGATAATATCGCAGTATTCAAGATTGAGAGCCATAAACTTTTCAATGCCTAAAAGTCGCTTTATACTACCTTTATCGAAATTGACGTTATAAGCGAAAAGTCTTTTGACCTTAAAATTTTGAACGTCAGCGGTGAAAATGTCAGCGAATTTTTCGGGGGATATAGGCTGATATTTTCTTTTGTGTTTAGGGAGTTCAATATCCCTCAAAATTTCCTCTACGTTCTTTTTTGTCATTTCCTCAGCGGAGCGAGAATTGACCATTGAAACGATATTTTCCCATATACAAGGGAGCAGAGCGAATGAACGCTTACGGTAAACATTTCCATATAAGTCAGCGACTATGTAACCAACATTATACGGACGGCAAGTTGAATAACCCTCAACGTCAAGCACGATAATTTTTTCACGCTTTGAAGTCATAAGGCTTGCAACACTACCGAAAAGATTTTTAATTTTATACAATGCACATCATTCCTTTCCGTACCTCTACGGTACACCTATATTATACCACAACTTTGTCATTTTGTCAATACCTTTTTGAAAATTTTTTCTTTTAACAAATTCACAATTCTGTAATGAATATCGTCCGTTATAACGGTGAATAAATGTGAACAAATTGTGAACAAAATGTGGCGGTCATTTCTGACCGCCAGTCATTTTTATTCCTTTGCTTTGAGCAATTCGGTGATTTTCTTGTCAATAATTTCAATCAATGCAAGTGCTTTGTTGTCGGTGTTGTCTCTGTTGTTAATCATTCTTGTTTCGACTGTTCTACCACAACAAGTGCTATAACGGTTTGTAATATATGAATGGTTTGGACTTGCCTTTTTGCGGATAAAGTAAATGAGGTTGTCGCCTGCGGCAATGCTGTCGTGATAGTGTGAGCCTACACAGTTATTCTGCATTTGCCCCTCTTTGGTGAAATCGTCCATTTCTGACGGTACAATGATAACAAAGTCATTGCTCTCAATTTCCGTGATACTGCGGATTTTTTCTTCATTAGCAAGGATTTTGTCATTTCTGACTTTATCCCTCTGCTGTTCGCAAGTGTTCACATTATAGCGGAAATCTCTGTTGCCGTCAAGATTTTCAACCCAGTTGTCACCCCATACACGCCGACCGCTGTTGGTGCCGATGAAAAATCTATACCAAGTGTATAAATCATCATACATATTCCAAGTGAAGCACTTGATTGTTGCCTTAAACATCTGACGGAATTTCTGACGGAGAACGGTGTTTTCTTCCTTTACCCACCATTCAATCAGTCTGTCGTTAAAACTGAAAGCGGTGCGGAGTTTTTCATAGACCTCTTTATCCTCTTTGGATAATTTGTTGATGTTCTGTTCAATGCGAAATTCGCCGAGGGTATCAACGGAAATGTCTTTGCCGTTGTCACGCACCCACTTGATATATCCCTGAGGACACTCACTAGGAAGACTGTACGGATTGCGAACAAGGTCAAGGACTGCGATAAACAATTCAAGTTTGCGAAATTCGCAAGTCATACCGCACTTAATACGTTCACGAACGGTATTGATTGCCCACCGTTCACCCTCGTTTACATCATCGATAGTACAGGACTGCGGAAAGTGCTTTACTGCTCTACCAGTGAATGAAGTGAGTTCACCAGTATTGCAGTTATACTTGATAGGGTTAGGGCGGTCATTCAGAGTAATGAGAATAACACTTCCCTCTTTTGAAATACCAGTCATAAAATGTTCTGCCATAAGTAATCATTCCTTTCTGTTCCCTTTGGAACAATTATATTATACCACATCTTTTGAAGTTTGTCAAGGGGTTTTTGAAAATTTTTTCTTTTAACTTATTCATACTTTGTTCACAATTTCGTAACATTTATCGTCCGTTATAACGGTGAGAAATTATGAACAAAAAATGAACAGGGGAGTGGAGCGGTATTTCTACCGCTCCCATAGGCTTACTCTGTTTCGACTTCCTCTGTTGCCGCCGTGAGCTTCTTGTAACCATTCTTCTTTCTGCCTTTGCCGCCCTCTTTGTATTCGGGATTGATTTCGACAAGTCCGTCCTCTTTGGCTACTGCCATAACGGAAGCGATTTTGTTCTTTGTGATTTCGGAGTGAGCGGCGGAGATGAGGGGGAGCAGTTCAGCGGCGGAATACTCCGTACCGTCAGCCATAACTGCCACGATTTCAGCGGCGAGTGCGGCATTTGCGGAGCGGTTTTCTGCGGTTGCTTCGGCTCTCTTTGTGTTCTTCTTCTCTGCGGCGGCGAGCATTTCAGTTGCTTTTGCCTTGACTTCGTCTGTGATTTCGCCATTGATAACGGCATTGAGCATTTCTTTTGTAGTCATAATTAACTCCATTCTCCGTTTGGTGAGTTCGGCTCTCATTGATTGTATTCAGTAGGGTTTCCGTTTCCCCTACTGTACCTATATTATATCACATCTTTTCTTTTTTGTCAATACCTTTTCGAGAAAAATATTGCACAAAGAATAGGGATTGAATTTGTGCATAATGACGGAGCAGGCGGTTGTTGAAAGTGTTGAAAGTTTGTAATAAGTTTTCTCCGTTATAACGGTAGAAAATAGTTACAAAAGTGTGAACGGGCGGCGAACCGCCCATTCATTTTAGATGTTAAGAAATTCTTTTTTCTGAAAAGCAATGCGGTATCTGTACCACTGTTCATAGTGTTCAACCTTATTGCCGTTAAGTCTGTATTTGTTTACATATTTGTCTGAATCAATGCTGTCACGGAAAATTCTGTCGCCATTAGTTCTGAAAATGAAGTCTCTTATAAACTCCTCAAAAGTCATTTCTCCCTCTTTTATCCACTCATAGCACCATTCAAGGTGGTAAAGCTGTTCAAAGTATGCTCGAGCAACGCCGTATTCTCTGAGTGTCTGAGTGAGTTCCTCACTTGTGAAAAGTCCTTTTGCTTTCAGTGCCATTGCACACTGATGAACTTTGCGTGTTTCGATTTCTCTTAAACGCTGTTTAATTTCCTTATCTGTCATAATTATCATCCTTTCTTGACCTCTTGTCTTGCCTTGCGTTGCGTTTTGCGACTTTCTTAAAAGGCCCATGTCCAGCCTCGCCAAGGACGCATGTCATCTGGTCCTCATAGCGGTATGCCTCGCTATCGCTCACCTTGATATAGAGGTCGCCGACGTAGACGAACTTACCACCAATATCGATTTCACCGAATTCGACATAATCCTCGTCATAGTCGTCATCGTCATCGTCCCAGTCGTCATCATCGTCATCGCTGTCCCAGTCATCGCTGTCGTCCTCGTCATCGCTGTCGTCCTCGTCATCGTCCCAGTCGTCATCATCGTCCCAGTCGTCATCATCGTCCCAGTCGTCCTCGTCCTCACCGAGAGAGATAGTGCTGTCAAGAACATAGTCGGGAATATCCTCGCCGATTGCCCTTGCGTATGCGATTGCGATACCGATTTCACGGTCATAGCGGTCAGTCGGATTGCACTTTGCAACACCGATAAGCGGCTCGTCCACGCTGTCAGCGTATGCCACGATGATAGTGTTGCCCACACCGATAGCGCCGATGTTGAGAGGGTTCTTCTTCTCGTCAGCGTAGAAGTCCTCAGTCATAGCCTTTACCCAGTCAGCCTTTGCCTTTGCGATTGCGTTCATAGCGATTTCCTTTGCGTTCATCATAGTAGTATTCCTTTCCGGTTTTTAAGTGTTGTACTCGTCACTGTTTTGATTTATTCAGTAGGGGTTTCCCTTACTGTACCTTTATTATACCACACTTTTTTGATTTTGTCAAGGGGTTTTCAAAAATTTTTTCATTTAATTTTCTCTGCCCTTTTGTGTGGCGGTTAAGTCCGTTGCCTTAACTCTGATATTATTATACCACAACAATTTGAATTTGTCAAGGAGTTTTCAAAAATTTTTTCATTTAATTTATTCACATTCTGTTCATTTTTATTCTCCGTTATAACAATAAGAAATTATGAACAAAATATGAACGGGCGGCGAACCGCCCATTTTCTTATAATACTATTGTTTCAAGATTTAAATTATATCCTAACTGTCTCATTATCTCCATTGCACTTTCTTCCTTATCATAAAAAACAATCGTACTTGTTATTTTTGCATTGCTTTTGTATATAATCTCTATCTTATTTTTGTCACGAATGACTGCTTTAATGCTGTCGATAGCGACTACTACATCACTATTAAAAAAAATAAACTTATGAACAAAAACGTCCTGTGTCTGTACTTCTTTTCCCTTTGACTTCCTCTTAAATAACATAACAATCAATTCCTTTCTAACTGAAACTCATAACGAAACTGCACAAAGTTAGTTTCTTTCTTACACCACGGACAATACATTGTCTTAATATGTCCATCTGACATTCTTCTTGCACTGGATTTATATGCAGTCATAACCACATTACATTCAGTACACTTAAACCGTCTCTCTGTCACATCTCTCTTTCTCACGATAAACACGCTCCTTATACTTATTCTTATTTTCCTTTCGAGTAAGGGGGTTGATAGACCAAGTGTTGCGGAACTGGCTGTAATATGCCTTGCGTTCCTTTTTGGTCATAGTTTTCAACTCTTTCATCGGGGTATCACCTTTCCTTTCTGTAATTATATTATATCACAAGTAGGGGTAAATGTCAAGCAAAACATTTTCAACAAAGTGGGGTGAGTTTTGGTGAAAATGACGAAAACATTTACTGGGGTTGCCGTAATAATTTTGTAACAACTTTCTACCGTTACAACGGCAAGAAATTATGAACAAAGTTTTAATGAGGAGCAGGCGGCTTTCGCCGCCCGTTGCTTACAGTGATACGTTTATGTAAAAGATTTGCGGTAATGTGTTAAAGATGTTAGTGGTAAGTGACTGATTGAAGAATGGTGTAAACAAGTCAAAGAATGTGTCTGTCTCACTTCTTTTCTCTGCAATGATTTTGTTTATATCATTGAAAGAGTGAACGCTGTTATCTTCTTCATCATTGATAATGAGAATGTTCATACATACGATTTTGGTGTTATCATCAATCTCCCACACATAGTTGAGAAGCACTTCTTCATCTCGTTCATCTTCTAACCACGCACAATAGAGTTTCTCAAATTCCTGAGAAGTGAGTTTGTAACCATAAACAAAACCGTGAATATTATTCATAAAATCAATTCCTTTCATTGGACTTCTGTCCTTTACTGTAATTATATTATACCACAAAAGAAATGATTTGTCAAGTGTTTTCTAAAAATTTTTTCATTTAACTTGTTCATATTTATCTGCCGTTATAACGGTAAGAAATTATGAACAAAGTGTGGGGCGGCGAACCGCCCCGACTATCACTCTACCTTGACAACTTCATTTGCGATTTGTGTTTTGATTGGTCTGCGGTTATCGTCAAGAGCAACCGCCCACTTGCCTGTCATACCGTTTCTTGTATTGGGAATCCAACCGATGAAAACAAGAATGTGATTCTTGTTGATAGAACTGATAAACTTGTCACCGTTTACAAGTTCCTCTCTCGAAATAGAAAGTGAATAGTCAGGCACAACCTCGTGATTGTATTTTGCCCACGCAATAGCCACGCCGTCACGAACGCTGAACACTTCTCCCATACGGCATTTCGCAATAGCCGAATGCTTTGAAGCGGTATTGAAGATTGTTGTCTCTCTTGTGATGAGGTCGCAGTGAATGAAGAAGTTGCCGATATATGCGTTCAGATAAGTGAGCAGATAACTTTTCTTGTCCTGAAGTTTAAGGCTCATATCTACCCACGGTCTACGTTTTTCGGGAAGTACCTGAGCGAAGCTGTCAAGTCTGCTGTCAATCCACGCTTCAAATTCTCTTTTATCCATAATCAATTCCTTTCTGGTGTTTGGGATTTTCCTTTCCCTTTTCTGATTATATTATACCACAAAATGCAGCTCTTGTCAAGTAGAAAACTCAGCTCATTTCGCAGCTCCTTTTGTGCAAATTGCACAGCTCATTGCAGCTCACAGCTCCGCTGGGAGAGATAGCCCACAGCTCCGCCGCAGGTCACAGGTCGCAGGACATAGCTCCGCCGAGGACTAATTCAACGCTTTAGCCCCCTAAAGTTCATTCCTTTTGCAGGGGGCATTATACCATACTATTGTGATAGCCGTGTGATAGGAATGTGAAAATTGTGTGAAAATTTTCATTTAACTTATTCACATTCTGTTCATATTTTTCTACCGTTATAACGGTGAAAAATTGTTACAGAATTATGAACGAGTTAATAAATAAAACAAAGGGCGGATTTCTCCGCCCTTAAAATGACTGCTTAGTTCCACAATGTGGCATCTGCAATTCTCACAACCACAATGCCGTTTGGTGTACCGAGGGTATAAACATAGTCGCCGTCCTCTGCAAAACCCCAGTTGCTCATTTCATGGAATCTGAAACCGAGTTTGGAAAGATACTGAATAAGATAGATGAAAATGTGCTGATTCTTTTCGTTTTCGATAACATCAATAATAACTGTGCTACCTCTTTTCTGTGTGGTGATTCTACTGTCAATAGTAAAATCCTCAATGAAAGTATTTGCGACTTCAAAAGCCATTGTCATATTTGCGTTCATAAAAACACGCTCCTTAAAATTTATTCGGGGTATTCTTTCCCTACTATTATTGTACCACATTTCAAGGAAAATGTCAACCCATTTCAGAAAAGTTTTTATTTTAATTTATTCATAGTCTTGTAACTATTTTCTACCGTTATAACGGTAAGAATATGTGAACGAAATATGAATAAGTTAAGGGAGCGAACTTAATCGCTCCCATTTGGTTAATTCTTTTTCTTTTCTTCCTCTCTCATTGCCTGCATATCAGCACGGGCGGCTTTCCTTGCCTGTGCCCTCTCCCATAAAGAACGCATATAATTTCTGAACTCGTCCTTTGTCAGTCCGTATGTGCCTTTTCTGTTTCTTACCATTACCATAATAAAACAACTCCTTTTAATTAAATAAGATATTAAATATATTCCAATCCGCATAAATCGGATTCGGTGTTGTGTTGTGTAAATCGGTATCAATGACACTTGCTACTAACCATATAATGCAAAGCCAACCCATTGCACCGATGATGAACTCCACTAAATGCTTTTTGTTTAATCTTCTTCTCATTGTTCTACACTCCATTCTATAAGTCGGGGGATTGTATTTCTTTTTCCCTCTATATATATAATACCACATTTCAAGCCAAAAGTCAAGTAAAACATTTTCAACAATTTTATTCTTTTTATGTGCAATCTGCACAACTGCCTGTTCATAGTCTGTTCATATTTCTTTCCCGTTATAACGGTGAGAAAATGTGAACAAAATGTTAAGAGAAAACGGCGATTACTCGCCGTTATCCTCTCCGAAAATAGCCTTGACTGTATCGGTGCTGTATGTGTACTGCATTTGATATTCCCATTTTGGCTGTTTGTCTGCGTGAAAAGTAAATGTTTTAAGTGCCTGATTTATATCATATATTTCCTGTTTGACAATACGTCTTTCTTTTCTTAAATCTGTTAGCCGCTTGACTGCCTTTGCTCTTTGTGGCGCGTTAAGCATTTCAAATTCAAGTAAATGCAAAACCTCTTGTATCTGTCTTTCAAGTTTGGAGTGTATCGGCTTTAGTTCCTCTAACCTTGCAAGCATATCTGTTTGAATTTGGCAAAGTCGCTTTGTGTACTCATTGATATGTGCGGTGTTTCCATTGGTTAATTCTTTCATCAAAATCAAGTCCTTTCAGTTGGGGGAGTGTATCCCTTTGATACTATTATTATACTACATAATGGGTATTTGTCAATAGGGTAGAAATATTTTTGTATGAATGCACAAAATCCTGTGGCACGGTAACTTTTATTTGTGCAAAGTTTCTAAACGTGGGTAGACTTTTATTTGTAAAATAAAAAAACTTTTTTAACACTTTGTTCATAATTTCGTAATAAGTTTTTTCCGTTATAACGGTGAGAAATTATGAACAAAATGTAAACGACAGACGGCGACTATTGCCGCCGTCCGTCTTTATAATGAAGTGTGTTTTGAAGATGTCATTTTTCTGTTGCCATAAGTCCACTTGCACGAATGGTATTATAAATACCGTCAAGAACTTTTGCAAGTTCCTTTTTGGTCATACGCTCTGTAATGTCTGCACAACCGCCTGCACTGTTTGTTGTCTTGCACAGACGATAGCCGCCGTATGCTTTCTGAATGAAATACTTGTTAGAAGTAAGACCGAGTGCGTAGTTGATGTTCTCCACCTTGATATTAAGAATGTCCTGTGTGATTGCGTTCATAAATAAACAACTCCTATTCATTATATAATGTAAAGGCGAACTGCTTCAACGGTGTGTTTACGTTCCTTTCCCTTTCCTTTACTATAACCATTATACCACAATATAATATAAATGTCAATACCTATGAGTGTAAAAGATTATCAACAATCTGGCGGCGAAATTGTGCAACCTGACGAATGAGTGTTCATAGTCTGTTCATATTTCTTTTCCGTTATAACGGTAAGAATATGTGAACGAAATATGAATAAGTAAAAAGGGTGAACTTAATCACCCTTGATACTTGCGAACGGCGGCCCACTTTTGACTGTCGTTCCCTCTCCAAATGTGGCGACTGCATCGGCTAAGCCTCGTCGTATGTGTCGCCCTCATAGTATTCCGTTGCGTACTCTTTGCCCTGTGGAGTGGTGACTATCCACCACCCCAACCATTTTCTGCCGTCCATTATGCCCACCCCTCGAACACTTTGGAAATGAGTTTGCCGTGGTCACGCTCCATAATAGAGAGTTCGTGTCTGCTGTAACCTCTTACAATAGAGACACAACCGTCTGCGAATGTGTAGCGATACCATTTAACCTTTTTCATTTAATCAAGTCCTTTCTTTAGGGGTTTATCCCCTTTACTATATATATTATATCACATCAAAAGGGGTTTGTCAAGTCATAATAACATTTTTCTACATATTACACAAAGAAATAGAAATTGCAAATAGATTTATATACAATATGCACAACGGGTATTATACATTTATATATAGATATATATAATAATATATTGTTGTGCAAAATCCACAAAAACATTTATAATAAATGAGGTGGAACTGTTCAAAATAACGGAGCAGGAGCAGCTCGGAGCAGGTCGCAAACTCAGCTAAAGATTTACAGGTTAGGGGTGGCTAACAGGTCACAGCTTGCAGGTCACAGCTCGCTTTAACGCTGTAAAGTGGGAAAAACATTTTAGCACTTTAACGTGCTAAAGCGGGTACACTTTAACGCTTTACCACTTTAGGGGTTTAGCACTTTAGCGTGTGAAAGTGGAAAAAGTTTTAACTTATTCATAATTTCGTAACAACTTTTCACCGTTATAACGGTGAGAATTTATGAACAAACTATGAACGAAATGGGGTATGTTTGTTCATATTTTGTTCACAACTTTTCACCGTTATTGTTTGGTAAAATGAAAAAACTTTATTCACATTTTGTTCATAACTTTTCACCGTTCGGGGTATGACTAAACAAAAAGGAACGGGATTTTTTATCAATCCCGTTCCCGATTTTTCAGAAAAGTTTGTTTATTCCTTCTTCATTTTTCTGAATTTCTAACCAAACTTTTTGCACATAGTAGCGGTCTGTAAAATCAGTTAACTTTTCAAGTAAGATTTTAACCGCCGTTTCAGTTTCACACGAACATTTTTGATATTCAGTGTAAAGTGCTGTATAAAATTCAGTTTCCATTGCTTCCCACATTGCAATACAAAGAACTGTATTAAAAAGCCTGTTTGCTATGCTGTGAGCCTGTTTGCTATATATACCGTTATCTTCTAACCACGTTTCAAGGGCGTTTATATCAACTTCTGTCTGTGTGTCCTCTGTGTAGTGACCGCCTGAAATAGCGTCTCTGTCATAACTCTTATTGATTGATACTATCAGACCATTGTCATTGACCTTTAGTCTAAAGTCAATATCAAGGACTTCTGCTCCATTCTCTCTGTGATATGTGTAAAAACTGTTTGCCTGTTCTATTCCCTGATATGACTGCATAACCTCCGTAAAGCTGATAACCTGTGCTGTGAGCTTGTTGTTTAATTTAACCATATTCATAATGATACCTCTTTCTTTAAGTTAATTGATTTACTTGTTGGTGTGGTGTGGGAACAAAATGTTAAGAGAAAGCGGTCTTTCGACCGCTTCCCTTTATGCGTTTATATATGTGTTCAAATGGTCTATTGCCGATTCAAGCCACATCTTGTCTTTTGTGCTGTGCCACATCTGACATTCTTCTAAAAAGCCCTTAATAACATTCCGCTGTTCTCTTGTCAGACGTTCTGTGCGGTTTACTATCTCACATACTGCCTTGACATACTGACAAGCATTATCAACTTCTAACTGCGGAGTAAGGCACATGAGCATAAGTTCCACCATTGTTAAATTTTTCATTAAATCAAATCCTTTCGTTAATTCAGTTAGCTTATTCGATCTGGTCTTGCAAGAGCCTTTCGGCTCTTGCTTGACCTCTTGTCTCACTTCTTTGCCTGACCGTTGAACCACTTGATTTCAATGTTCACAGTCTCACCATTCAGTTCCACGCCTTGCAGGTCACAGCCCTTATGCTTCCAACTCCACTCCCTACCGAACATTTCATAGACAACTCTTTCAAGAGCATATCCAGCGTTTTTCTGATGCAGGAACTCCGCATTTTCGGTCTTGATTTCTTCAAACCTATCAGCGGAGCAAACAGGTTCAAGGTTTGTATTGCCCTCACTGATTGCAAGGAATTGCAGGTCTTTAGCCTTAAAGCTAAAGCGGAAATGATTGTCGGTCTTTTTGGACTTGATAACGTGACGCATAAAGTCCTTACAAGCAGGTGACAGCTTTTCAAAGTAACCGTCTGAAATAGCGATGAAGTCGGACTTTGAAAGCAGAATAACCGCTACATCGTGAGAACCGCAAAGAGGGAAACCTAGAGCCACAACGTCCGCTCCCACAGCTTTGAAATACTTGTAAAGATACATTTTGTTTGCAAATGTCATAAAAAACACGCTCCATTCAATAAATATTATCAGTCGTGAACCGCTTGACGTCTCAGCCGTTCCCTTGACTGTATCTATATTATAGCACAATATACAGCAAATGTCAATAGGTTTTTAATAATTTTTCGCCGTTCCAGTGTAAAAAAATAGTGTTGAAAACTCTTGCTTTTTGTGCAGCTTGACGAACTCCACAGGCTTGTGGCGGTATACAGTCTGTATAATTTCGGCGGCTGACGGGGGGTATCATAGAATTGAATTATACCAAAAGTATAATCAGCCGCACCCCCTGCTCTCAAATTTTCATGGAGCAAATTTTTCGACATGTCCCCTCCCGGACAGACACCCCTAAATCTCCGAGAACAGGACCCCTCTGCTTGACTTTCTCTCAAATCTGTGTTATAATTTAATCAATGGAGGTGAGGTAGAAAATGCCTATGAGATTTAAACTTGACTTTAATCTTGAAACCTCCCAAGAAAGACTTTAGTACCTCAAGGATACTGTTGACTTTACACAACTTACCAAGAAAGACATTGAGACTTGTACAGATTACGTTTTATATGGTAAAGACCCTGAGAAAAACAACACATCAGTTGTCGACCGAAAAGAAGTCTACATTAAAACCCGTTATAATTCGTATAGCCAATCAGAACCAGTTTCTTTGGAAGCATTGATGGAAAGTCCAACATTTGACGAAACTATTTTTACTAAAGAGAAAAACATTTATAAGAAAGTTAAACCCGAATCGATTAGTTAGAACAGAGAAAAATATAAGGATATTCCTGGTATGAAGGAGCTTTGGGAGGCTATTGATTAGCTCGACAGACGACTTAAGCTTGCTAAGGGAGAAATTCAGCCGGAACGCGGCGAAGTTGTCCCACAGCTTGATTCCAAACAGATTTACCACTTAAACCATTAGCTTATTGAGTTGAGGAAGCAACAGTACATGTTGAAGGATTCAGCTCATCCAGAGTAGGTGGCGAACAAGAATTACGGTAGCTTTTATTCAAGTCCAATTGACTCGGAGATGAATTATCCGGTTTACCCGTGTGGGATGATGAGCTATGAGCATGATAGTGGTTTCATGCACCCGGATAGAAGTGGGCGTCAATTCGCCGCGAGGGACATCGAGAAAGAAATTGAGGAGCTTAAGAAAAAAGGAAAGCCCTATTTTAGTTTTTTAGATAAAGAGCATGTTTATTAGTTATGTTTGAATTATTATTAGATTAAGGATTAGGCTGAGAAGAATCCTGATTCGCCGCTTAATAATTTGTTATGGACGCTTGACTTCTATATTGAAAAAGCGAATTTGAGTGAACAATAGAAGCTGATTACTGAGGCGAAGAAGCATAATATGTTGAATAAGGAGATTTGTTAGCTCCTGATGGATAAAATGGGGATTTATCATTAGGAGAATTATATTTCGACTATTTGGAACAAAGTTTGTCAGCTAATTTGCGATGCCGCCGACCTTAATTATGATGAATGGTGTTGCAAGGATTATAAGCCTGCGTGGAAAAAGTGCAACTGCTGTAATGAAATTTTATTGCGTGACCCGCGTAATTTTGTAAGAAAATCTAAAGCCCCTGACGGGCTTACGAACCGCTGCAAAAGATGTGACCAAAAAAAACGACGTGGTGAAATTTAATGACAGAAGAATGGAAAGATATAAAGGGTTATGAAGGTTTCTATCAAATTAGTAGTTTTGGTAGAGTTAAGAGTTTATATTTTAATAGAGAAAAAATATTAAAATTATCTCTTTCCAAAGGATATTTGTAGGTTACACTTCATTTACGCGGCGAAGTAAAAACGAAACATATACATAGACTTGTAATGGAAACATTTAATCCAATTGATGATATGAATAATTATGACGTAAATCATAAAGATGAAAACAAAACAAATAATAGAATTGATAATTTAGAATGGATGATTCATAAAGATAATTGTAATTATGGAAATAGAAATAAAAAAGTTTCTAATAAACAAAGAAACGATATTAAGAAAAGTGTCCCAGTAAAATGTCTTGAAACGCAAATTATTTATCCATCTATCCGTGAAGCAGCAAGAGCAACGGGCTTGGATGATTCTGCAATTGCAAAAACTTGCAAAGGTATTTATAAAGCCACCCATGGTTATCACTGGGAGTATGTGAGGTGAGATTTGATGGGATTGGGAAATAGTTATGAAGCAAAATTGATGAAGTGTTTTACTTCGTTTGAAGTTAAGGATATACTTGGTTTTGCTAAGATTGTTAAAGTTGACCCAGAGACTATTAAGAAAGCAATTCTTAATGAGGATTGGGAAGAATTGATTATTACTACGGTTGAGTTCTATTCCGCTTTAGGTAGAAAAGAAAGAAGAGAGATTTTAAAGTTGGCAAAAGAGATTAAGAAAAATAATGATGAATTTTATAGAGTAAAGGAATAGAATAGTTCACCTCAAAATTAAGAGGTGAGGAAAAATGGCAAAGAAATGTTTGCTATGTAAAGAAGAAAAGAGCCCTGCCAATTTCATTGGTGTAAGGTCAAAACTTCTTAATGGTTCTATGCCGATTTGCCGCCAGTGCATTGCGAATGAAATTAGTGGTAAGTCGGAAACAGAGAGATGGAATACGGTTAATAAGCTGTGTCAGCTTGCTGATGTTCCTTTTGTTCCAGAAGAGTTTGAGAAAATTTACAAAGCTCATGGAACTGATGCTTTTGGAACATATTGTTATATGTTCAGAGAGAAGCCTTATAATACGCTCGATTGGACGATGTATAACGATGCGTATTTACAGCTTCAGGAAGAAAAACGTGTAGAAGATGGATTGCCGGAATTGAAGGAAGCAAGAGTTACAAAGCTCCAGAGAAGATGGGGTCCAGAATATGATGAGTAGCAATTGGAGTACCTTGAGAATTTGTATGTAGGTATTACTAATACTGCCGGCATTGTTGGTGCTTTGAATGAGGACCAAGTCCTTAAACTTTGCAAGATATCGTTAATTATTGAGGACAAAATCCGCGGCGGAGTTGAATTCGATAAAGATTTGAAGGCTTATGAGAACTTGTGTAAACTTGCTGGTATTACTACTCAGGCAATTAAAGAAGGTTCAGAGTTCAACTCTACTGGTGAACTTTGGGCTTATCTTGAAAAACTTGGATATAAGGTTTAGTATTACAATGGTGCGGTCAACGATGAAGTTGACAAGACTATGAAGGATATTCAGTATTGGTCACGTTATCTTTATATTAATGAGACTTCTATCGGTGAAGAGATTAATGAAAGAATTGAGAATTTGAAGGCTGCTGATAAACTTACGAACTCAGGATTCGACTGGGGCGAGTATGATGAATTCGCTAACTCTGTCGATGAAAATGAAGAGTTTAATGTTGAGATTTAAGGTGGTAGTATGAGTATTATATTACCGTCAGCCATGCTTGCCGCCACGTCAAAGGTATTAAGTAAGGGTGAGACTTTCTACCGTAATGGCGTGGCGCTTGAGAAAGGCGCAGTTATCACTGAAAAACGTATTCAGAAAAATATTAAATTATATGAGCAGTATTTGAATTTATTTGCTTCTTATCCAGACCTTTATCTTGAATTGATTAAACCTGTACATTCTAAGTTTAAGTTAAAATTCTTCCAAGTAATGTTTATCAGAGCATGTTTGAGATATGGACGTGTATTGACTATTGCTCCTCGTGCCGCCGGTAAATCATTTATTTGTATTCTTGCGCTTTACTTGATTTGTATTTTCCGTCCTGGTTCACACGTTTTCCAGTGCGCTCCTGGTAAAGCTCAGGGTGCTAAAATCGCCAATCAGAAGATTCATCAGCTTTGGGATTTCTTCCCACTTTTGAAAGATGAAATCATTGGTGGCGGTAACTTTGGTAATGACTATGTAAGACTTACTTTTAAAAATGGTTCACTTTTCGACGTTATGACGCCACTGAACTCAACTCGTGGTAACCGTGCTACTTGTGGTATTCTCGATGAGTTCCGTGACCATTTGGCTGAAGATATTAATGAAATTATATTACCACTTTTGAACGTTGACCGTCCTATGGTTAACGGAGATTTGAATGAAAATGAACCACAGCAGGTACAGCTGTGGATTACTTCTGCAAGTGAGAAAAATACTTTCTGCTATGATAAGACTATTGAATTGTTTGAACAATAGATTATTAACCCAAAGGAAACTTTCGTTTGGGGCTTCGACTACAGAATCCCAGTTTTAACTGGACTTCTTTCTAAAGACTATCTGACTGAATTGAAAATGTCGCCTACTTTTAATGAACTTGGCTTTGCTAAGGAGTATATGTCGAGGTTCGTCGGCGGCTCCGCAGATGCTTGGTTTGATTTTGAGAAGCTTGCTCGCGCAAGACGACTTATCAATCCGGAAACATCAGAAAAAGTTAGAGAAGGTATCGAATCTTTCTACATTATCAGTGTGGATGTAGCGAGAATTGGTTGTTAGACTGTCGCTACAGTCCTTAAAGTATTTCCTAACAATAGTGAAGGATATAAGATAAATCTTGTTAATTTATTTGTTCTTGGTAAAACAGTAGAAGAGAAAGTATTTGACCGTTAGGTAATTGAGCTTAAGAGACTTATTGAAAGGTTCAACCCTAAAGAGGTTGTAATCGATATTAACGGACTTGGTGTTGCTTTTGCAGATAACATGATTAAGGAGACTTGGGATGAAGAGTATTAGGTTACTCGTCCTGCTTATGGTTTCTTTAATGAAGAGTCTAAATATCTTACAGTTCAGCCTCGTAATGCGGTCAAAATTCTTTTTGGTATCAAGGCTAATGGACAAATCAACAGTGATATGCACTCTGCTTTATATTCAAAGATTTATTCTGGTCATATGAAATTTTTAATTTCAGAGCAGTCTGCAAGAACAAAACTTCTTTCAACTCGTAAGGGTTAGAGAATGAGTCCAGAAGCACAGAACGCAAGATTGATGCCACATATCTTAACTTCAAGTCTTATGAATGAGATTATGAACTTGAAGATTAAGCCTACTGGTATTAATAACCAAATTGCCGTTGAACAAATTAATGAGAGAACACTTAAGGATAAATTCTCAGCTTTGGAAATGGGAGTTTATAGAGTTGTGTAGATTGAAAATCAGCAATTGGCTCGCCGCCGTAATCGTGGTTTAACGAGACGATTGACATTCTGTAGTAAGGGAGGTGGAAGAAAGTGAGTGAAGTTAAAGTTGGAGCAACAATTCCTACAATTACTGCTGAAGAATATCGCAAACTGCGTGAGCAGAGAGTTGATACTTTCAGAAAAGAAATTGAGAATATGATAGCTAAAAGCAAAGCCGCGTTGATTAAGTCTAATAACCGTGAGCCTTCTGCAAATAGAATTAGAAGAGACTTTAGTAAAGATGAAATTCATCGTATTGTTACTGAAGGAAATTCCGTTGAAAAATGTCAGCTATCTCAATATTTCTTCAAAGTAAGCGGTGTTTATAAACGAGTTATTCTCCACTATGCTACTTTCCTTACCTATTCCTGGATTTTAGTCCCTCATATGAAAAAGTATACTGAGAAGCTTGGTAACAAGCAGAACAAGAAAGTTTATTTCGATGCAGCCGATTTTTGTTCTTCTTTTGATATTGAAAGAAAATGTGCTTGGTTTGCAAAGAATGTTCTTGTGGATGGCGGCTATTATGGTATTATTCATGACAGCGGTACTGATGTAGCTATTCAGGACCTGCCTTTTGAGTATTGTCGTAGTAGATATAAGAATCACCAAGATGTTGATATTGTTGAATTTGATATGCGTTTCTTTGACACAATTCGTGACGAAGAGTTAAGAAAGCAGATTCTTAAAACTTATCCTAAGTGTGTTCAGAAAGGCTATCGTGCTTTCAAGAATGGTAAAGAACCTTGGATTTTCTTACCTGCTGAACTTGGTATCTATTTCACATTGTTTGACGAAGTTCCATTCTTTCTTGATTTAATTCCTCTTATCGATGATTTAGAGGATTATAAGGCAATTGATAAGGATAGAAAATAGTTAGGATTAAAGAGAATTATCACACAAGAAATTCCACACGATGGAATGTAGCTTGTATTTGAACCAGACGAAGCCGCAGAGATGCATGACGGTGTTCTGGAGATGTTAGCAGATAATCCAGACGCCGACGTAGTTACTTCTTATGGTAAAGTTGGTTTGCTTGATTTAAGCGGAAACAATATGGAAAATACCGATGTTGCCGCCGCCCAGCAATTAATATACGATTCTGCAGGCGTATCGAAGGAACTGTTCAGTGCCACAACTGATGCAGGTATTTAGTTCTCATTGAACAATGACCTGTCTATGATGATGGTTCTTGGCAATGGATTTGCACACTTCTTTACTGCCTTGTTAAATAATAAATTTGGTAACCGAAAGTTATCATTCATGCTATTAGTACTACCAGTCAGCTATTACAATAGCTTTGAGTACACTTCAAAGGCTAAGGACCTTGCAGCATTTGGTTACAGCTTCTTGACACCTATTTTGTCAACAGGACTTAATTAGACTAATCTTGCAGACCTTAAGGCTTTGGAGAATGAAGTTCTCGATTTGGATGAAGTACTTAAGCCGCTCCAGTCAGCATATACTCAATCTGGCAAGACTAATGCTATTACTGCTTAGGCTGGAAAAGACAGCCAAAACTCTAATGACTCTACTACTGCTAAAAAAGACGAGGAACAGAAAGAGAAAAAAGAATCCTCAGACAAGGCAAAGGAAGATGATAGTTCTGCAGAAAAAAAGAGTGATGGAGGTGAGGATAAATAATGAAGCTTGATGAGAGTTTACTTAAATTCAATGTTACGCTTTTTGGCGATGTTGAAACTCTTTCTCCCACTCTTTCTAAATGCAGATTACGCATTTTTTATAGGGGACTCAATAGAAACCGTACATTTATATCGGAAGACTTCGCAAAACAATTGATTGAGTCTTTACCATATGCGCCAATTAAAGGTATTTTTGACAAAGACGGTCTTGATTATGAGGACCACGGCGGAGATAATACTGACGGACGCATTTATGGTGTGGTTCCTGAGGACCCTAACTTTGCTTGGGAGAAGCATGTAGATGATGATGGGGTTGAAAGAGAGTATGCTTGTGCAGATGTTTATCTCTACACCGCTCTCTATCCAGAAGCAAACCTTATCCCCGGAAAGTCACAGTCTATGGAAATCCATAAAAAAGGACTTGAAGGAGAGTGGAAGATTTGGAGTGATGGAGAACCTTACTTCGAGTTCCAGAAAGGACATCTGCTAGGTCTACAGGTGCTCGGAGATGAGGTCGAACCCTGCTTCGAAGGTTCTGCATTCTTTAGTTTATATAAGGATGCTAAAGCAATGTTTGATTACTTAAAAAATTCTAAGGAAAAGGAGGAGAGCAAAAAGATGGAGAAAAATCTCTTTAGACTTTCTGATGGCGCGAAGTGCGAGCTCTTGTTTGATGCACTTAACAGCACACCAGAAGATTATAAGATTATTTGCGACATTTATGATGACTATGCAATTGCATATGACGCTGTTAATAACAAGTATATTCGTGCTTACTACACAAAGGATAATGAAGCTAATACTGTTGCAATTGACAGAGTTGAAGATTGCTACATCGTTGATGTAACAGAAGCTGAAATGACAGCTCTTAATGCTATGAAGGCTGCAGGTTCATTTGCTGACGCTCAGGCTAAGATTGAGTCTTACGATGCAAAGGTTGCAGAGTTCACAGCTGATAAGGAAGCCCTTCAGGCAAGCCTTGATGATGCGCTCGCTCAGATTGAGGCATTCAAGAAGGATGATGACAAGAAGGACGACGATGATAAGAAGGATGACGACAAGAAGGATGACGATGATGACAAGAAGGATGACGATAAGTCTAAGAATTCTCTTGACAACAGCGCAGAACTTCAGTCACAGCTTGATGAGTTTAAATCTCAGCTTGAGGCAAAGGATGCCGAAATTAGTAGATTAAATAGCTCAATTAGCGACCTTAATAATGAAAAGTCAGAGCTTGAAAGCTTCAAGAAGTCTGTTGATACAGAAAAGAAGAACGCTATTATTGCCGAATTTGCTGAGCATCTCACAGAGGAGCAGACAGCTGATTTCAACGCTAAGATGGATGATTATTCTGTTGAAGACTTCAAGAAGGAAGTATGCTTTGCTGCTTACAATACTGATTCTTCTATTATCTCCGGTAAGGGAGAGGAAGATAAGCCTGACTTAATCTTCAAGAATAACGCAAAGAATACTGACTCTGGCGTTATCGCACTTTTATTAAAACACAAAGGAGGTAATAGATAATGGCTTTGGTAAAATTTGACCGCGGTCTTTACCGTAACGGAAATAGTGCTAAGGGTCTCAACTATGGCCAGATCGAGCCTAACCAGGTTTGGTTCGATAGAGCTGGTATGGTTGAAGCACAGAGCAGACTTGACCCAAGAGAGTTCTCCGATGCTCAGGTTGCTCCTCTCACAGTTTTCGTAAGAGAGACAACTCCTGGCGCAGGCGACGCTACAAAGATTGTTGCACAGAATGGTGCATTCCTTATGGTTGATAAGCATAACTACCTTGCTCAGGTTCCTACAAAGGCTGGTAAGGCAGCAGGACTTCGTGTAGGTGTTAACTACTCAACTGAAAAGCTCTACAATCAGTTTGCTCCTCAGAGAAGAAACTTCTTCTTGACAACAGAGGATTGGCTCCCAAGAATTGGTTATGTTGAGGCAGGCGAGAGAATTACTACAAACACAGTACAGTGGGATACAACTGCTGCAATCGCTAATGCTGTTGCATTTAACGGACAGGCTGCTCCTGCTATTGACTTCAGTGGCTTCACTGCAACTGCTGATTCTTATGATATGTGGCTCCAGGTTAAGAACTACATTCATGCAAATCCTAACATTCCGCTTTACGCCGCAGTTCGTGACGGTTCAGACGGTGAGTTTGTAATTGGTATTACACCTGATGAGGATGAAGACATCATTCTTGCTCAGGTTGTAGCAGCTTATGATAACGCCGACAGAACATGCTCATTTATGTTCCAGATTCTTAACGGCGCAACACTTTAATTGAAGGAGAGGTGAGAAAGTAATGAATAAAAATGATATCCGTGACCTTTATATTCATGCGTTCAAAGGCACTTCCCCTGCTACTGAATTCAGCGTTAAGGATGTAAAGGAAACTTTAAGAGCAGAACTCAAGGCTCTTGCTCCTAACAAGTACGAGTATGAAAAGAATAAGCTCGAAATCTTCCAGATTATCCAGGAATCTTTTGACGAGGTTCTTCCTGATTACGTTGGCAACTTTATCGGTCAGTTCGCTGAGATTAAGTCTGTACCAAACGGTCAGAGAGCTTCATTCATCGTAAAGCGTGGTCGTAGACGTGCAAAGACTTTCGTTACAGAAGTAGGTCTTGCAGGTGTATACGAGGCATTCAGACTTGATGTTGACACCTTCGAAGTAAGCGCTAAGGCTTACGGCGGAGCTGCATACATCGACTTCGAGCGTACACTTGATGGTTCTGAAGACCTTGTTGAACCACTTCAGCTCCTTCTTGATGGTCTCCAGGAGGCTATCTACAGAGAGCTTCTTAAGGCACTTATCGCAGCAACTCAGAACAGCGATATGCCTGCAGCAAACATTGCATCTACAACTAACTTTGACCCAGCTCAGATGCAGAGACTTTGCACAATTGCTAAGAACTATGGCGGCGGTAATGCTGTAATCTTCGCAACTCCTGAGTTCGTACAGGAAATGGGTCCTGATGCAATTGGTATGCCTATTTATGGTCCTTATGCACTTCCTGCAACACCAACTGCTGGTCAGCAGCCTGGTTATGCAACTCCTGTTTATAACCCTAACGACATTGCTTCAATTGCCGCTACAGGTTATATCACAATGTTCCGTGGTACTCCTATCGTTCAGCTTCCTCAGGCATTTGTTGATGAGAATAACGATACATACCAGGTACCTCCTCAGTACGCATTTATCTTCCCTGCTGGCAACCAGAAGATTATCAAGGTTGTATTCGAGGGCGATACAGATGTAAGAGATTGGCAGCACAGAGACCGTCAGATGGAGATTGAAATCTACAAGAAGTTCGGTGTAGCTATTCTTACAACAAATGACTGGTGCGTATATGAGAATAAGGCGCTTGCAGTACTTCCATCTGCAAGTTATGAAAACAACCTTAACCCACATGACTTTGCTCCTTACACAAAGTAATTTCGGTTAAGTAAGTAAGAATACGTGATTAAAAGGGGTGGGTGAGAATTCTCACCTGCCCTTTTATTATTGAGATTAAAGGAGGAATTTAATAATGGAAACAAGAATGGTAAAACTCAGAAGCACAGTTGCAAAGACAACTGAAATTTATGCTCCTGCTTATGGAATTAAAAGAGAATTTCCTGGTAAAGGCGTTGTTCAGATGCTCCCCTTCGAAACGGTAGAACAGCTTTTATAGGATAATGGTTTTCAGTACATGATTAAGACTGGTCAGCTTTATATTGATGATATGCAGACCAAGATTGACCTTGGACTTGAAAGTCCTGACGCAAAAGCTCCAACAAATATTAAGGTTCTTACACCTGAACAGATTTTGACTCTTCTTAAGGTTAGAAGTCTTGATGACTTTAAGAAGGAGATGGATACAGTTTCTCTTGAGCAGGTTAACGAAGTAGTTAAGTATGCTGTTGAGCATAACTTAATTGATAATGATAAGGTTAACTACTTGAAAGAGAGAAGCGGAAAAGATGTTATTGCAATGATTGCAAGAAAGAGACTTGAGGCTGATGCTGAAAAAGCAAACGCAGGTAAGGAAGAAAAGAGACCTGAAGGTGTATTCAGCCCTCGATAATGGGTGATGTGAATGGTTACTTTAATGGACGTTTATGGAGCGTTCTTAGCAAAAGTTAATGAAGACGACTGGTCACATAGCTACTCATAGGAAGATTTGGAATGGTTTCTCCTTGATTGGAGAGCCTTCCTTAATTCCGCTATACCTTATTTTAAGTTCCCGAGATGCCGCCTGGACATTGATGAAGAGCATCAGTGTTTCACCGATGAAAAGATGGGACAAGCTGAAATACAGGTGCTTGCAACTTTCATGAAGCAAGAGTGGCTTAAAAGAACGGTTGATTCTTGGGAAAATATTAAAACACAGTATGATGAAGCGGATTTCTCACAAGCTAACCTTTTAAGTAACTTTATTAAGTTAAAAGATTAGGTTACTGCTGATGCAAGATAGCTTGAAGCAAATTACTATCGTTCACCACAACATCGTACTTTTGATTATAAGAAATTATCAGGAGGAGGTGCAAGACGTGGACAAGCAAGATTTCGCCGCTAAACACAAAGAAGTCTTGAAGAACCGTCTTTACGGACTTCTCTGTGAAAAAGAAAAAGATGGGTCATGGGAAGATTTTCTTGACAACATTTTAGTTGATTTAACTGATTTGGCACCGAATGATGACCGCAGTTATGACTACTACATTCTCGTGGCTAAACTTTCCCGATGCAGATACCTGTCTTATAAATACTTCAGAAAGACAATTTTTGAATGTATGAACTTAATTGACAGGATTGATGTAATATGACAGGGAATTATTTTACAGATTGTTATTTGAAAAGAATGAACAAAGATGGTACAACAATTTAGGAGAGAGTAAGAACAAGCAAAGAACGTGAGTTTGATAGAATCAAAATGCCAAAGAGTAAGTACTTGGCTTGTATTTATCAGCTCAACGGTGAGCCGATTGAAATTCCATGTAATATTCAGCCGGCGAAGTGGAAACAAGAACAGATTCTCTCCAATATTCTTTGTTCAACATCTGCTCAGAAATTTAAGACAGGTGATATACTTAGAACCTTTCAGAAAGTTAAAGATGCAGAGTTAGACGAGTTTTATATTATAATGATGGTTAGTGAGGATTTGTCTCATGGCTATCAGAAATATGAAGCAATTAAACTCGATTCATTTATTAACAATACTGACGCTTATGGAGATACAATACGTACTATCCCGGCGAAGTTTGTAAGTGAAACATCTGTTTATGTTCAAGACAAATTCACTTCCTATGGTGCTGTTTCTTATAGGGAGCCGTTAGCTCATAGAAAGTTTATTACTAAAGACGAAGACTTCTTGTAGAAAAACTTGTATTTTGACTACAAAGGTAGAGGATGGGAGATAGTCGGTAAAGATAATTTAAGCATTGATGGCGTTGCTTTAGTTTCAATTGCTGAATACCTTGTTTCGCCGCCAGAGCCTAAAACATCTCAAGACTTGCCAGTTGGAGAGGATGATAATTTCTTCTTAAACGCTTTGAATAAGAGGAAAGGAGTTGATTGACAATGGATACATCAATGTTATCATAGGTTAACTACGGACAGGAACTCGGTCCGAATTTAGGTAAGATAGCTAAAAAGCTCTTGGATAATCAGAATTTATGTAAGCTCTTGATTAATACAGATTTGGACCCAATCAATCCAGATTTGCATCCTGATATTGAAGATACAATAAATGAGCTTTTTGGTAAAAATATAAGAATTGTTCCACTTGTAACTTCAGAGGACGAAACAACAGCAAGTAAACTTGTTCTTGTTTTCTCTGGTTCAGAGGTTACAGATGAAAATGCACATGAAGCAGTAACACTTCTTGTTTATTGCTATTGTCCTTATAAGGAGTGGATTATTGCTGGCAATCAGCTTCGTCCATTTGCGATAATGTCAGAGATTCGTAAATCTCTCCAAAATAAACGAATCAATGGTCTTGGTGAAATCAAGTATCTTGGTTTTGATATCTCATCTCTTACTAACCAAACAGGAAGTTATTTGATGAGGTTCCAAATTGTCAATTTCAGCTAATGAAATGACTGTTATAAAAGAACAGGCGTATGCAGGCTACCCCTCACGGCTTCCAGGAGTCTGCTATGTTCACCCTGTTCTCGTCGGAGAAATGTTGAAAATGGGAAGTAATGTATATAGTTCTCGTTTAGGTATGTTGTTGTTAACCTCCGACGAAATAAGAAAAATAATGGAAGAGAAGGGAGTCGAAGTTAATGAAAACACGGACTTGTCTCCTCTTCCATTTCTTTTAAAGTCAGCGCAAGCTAATGATAGTTTTTATTTAGAGCTCCAAGCTGCTTTCGCTACTTTTATTAAGGAAGAGATTACATTACTTCCTAAAATCAACTCGGTCCTTATTGGTCCAATGGCTGAAAAACGCCTAATCACTGAGAAAAATTTCATTGATTTTTAGACGATTCTAAACCTTCAAAATCGAAAAAAGGTTCCAGTGCCGCCGCCAGAAAATGAGTCACCATTCGCTCGTAAGATGCGATTGGCAGCAGAATAGCGCGATGCAGTTAAGCGCAAGTAGTAGTAGAAACAAGGTGGGGCTCAGGATTTAGCAGACCTGATGGAGATTGCAGAAGTATTTGGAATTGACTATAAAAACAAGTCAATTTATGCTTTCTATGGATTGATATAGAGACATCAGTTGAGAGAAAAATGGACTTAGGATATACAAATGCTTTGCGCAGGTGCAGATTCTAAGAAAATTAAAGCTAAATATTGGGGAGCAAATCCCGATGATTAATTTTAAAAAAGGAGGTTGATGACAAACATGGCACAGAATCTTTTTGAGAAATATGGCATTAAAGAAGTTGCTGACGTAACTCTTTACCGTATTGAAAGAAAGGACGAAACATATGAGTCACAGAGAAAAATCTCAATTTCCTCAATCCTCAAGGGTGCTCTTGTAAAAGATATGGTTTATCCTCTTGACGAGGACGGCAAGGGCGTAGCTGAAGGCTATGAGGCATATGTATTCAAGGATGCAGATGTTCTTACTCATTTTAACTATGACTGTGACGATGTAATCGAAGTTAAGGGTTCAGCCCTCTTTGTTGATAATGAGAATCCTGCTATTGCTGGTACAGAGCCATTTACTGATGGCGAAGTTATCTCAGGCGTTACTCTCGCAGCAATTAAGGACTATCTTATCGCTGACGAAGACAGCGATGGTCTTCCTAACCTTTTCGATGCAGAGAATGTAACTATTCTTTCTCTTGTTGAGAAGCAGACAAATCGCAATCTCAGAGACAGACTTGCTGAACTTCTTATTAACGGTTATGTAATTACTGGTATCAGTGGCGACAATATCGGCTCTGTTATTAGTAAGGGTACTACTAAGGAAATCGACGGTGCAATTAACACACGCGAGATTATGACTCTTCGTTCAGAGTTTGTTGCTCCTGTTGAATTTGATAAGATTACTAAGGCTAACCTTATTGAGTATGTTGGCGACAATGGTGAGCTTACATTTGAAGATGATACTCTTACTGAGGGTTACATTACTTTCACTGCTCCTGTTGATGCTACTCCAGAAGAGATTATGGGTAGATTCCAGCTTATTCAGAAGGGTCTTTACGACAGCATTGGCGTTGTAGTTCGTCTTACACAGCCTGTAAGAACAGGTAGTGCAACTGAAGATGCATTCACTGGTGTTATTACAGTTGGTATTACTTACGACCCAAGCGTAGAAGCAGGTAACGAAGTTGAAGGTACACTTACTTTCACATTCGATAATGCTGTTCTTGATGCAGCTACAAAAGCAATCGTAAACGCAGCTAAGGGCGGCACACTTTCTGCAGCACAGGTTATTGCTCTTCTTGGCGTTGCTGAGACAGACGAAAATGTAACTGTTGCAGCTACAGTAGAAATCTCAAGTGCTCTTGCTGATTTGACAGCAAGCAATACCACAGTTGGTGAAGTTGAAGTTGTTGAAGATTTTGGTTACAACAAGTTCCTTATTTCCTTCACAGCTACTCTTACATCTTCTGATGAAATGACAACTGGTAGATATGACCTTGGCGAAGGCGCAGATGTAGGTCACTACGCAATGGACAGAGACCGTGCAGTTGGTACTCACGAATTCTCATATCCTGAGCAGGTTTGCATGCTCTTTGCTAAGAACCAGAACCTTATCACAAAGGCTGGCACACGTTATCAGTTCGCAAATCCTGACCAGCTCTTCGGCGGTTTTGAATTTGACGATAACTTTGCAACAGCTCCTAATGGTAAGGAAAGAGTTGTAGTTGTTGGTCTTTCTGGTAGAATTTCTGAGAACCTTTACGACCTTGAAGAGGTTGATGAAGCAATCAAGGAATTGAGAGATACAATCGAAGCTAAGGCTTATGATATTACTTATACAGATTATGCTGAGCTTCTTGTTGAAGATGAGATGGGTTATTACCTTCCTCAGCAGCTTGGTTACTACCTTGACAAGAAGACACAGAAGGTAAGTTTCTTCACACCTGATGGTGTAACTTACAGCGACTGGTCTAAGACAAAGAGAGGTACTGACCTTGGTATTTATAACGCTGTTAACACATGGGGCGATGATACTCATTACAGTATTAATGATGCTATTGACGCTCTTAAGGGAGAGAAGAAACTTATTGACGGCGCCGCAGACTTTACAGAAACAGGATATACTCGTGTATTCGGTGGCTATAAGGTAACTGGTAAGGCTTCTCAGTCTGTAACTCCTCTTGACGATGTTGGTCGCGGCGTACAGTATGAGGATTACACTCTTAATGGTGTAGTACTTAATGACGTTATTACTGGCAAGAAACTTTCTTCACTTTACAATCTTGACAGTGTAATTCAGGCACTTTCTACAGCAGACTTAAATGGTCAGGTAGGACAGATTAGAGTTACTTCAACTGCTCAGATGGAGTCAAATAGAGCAATCTATGTTGACGCTGAGAATGGTGTTCTTGCTAATCGTGCAAACATCTACTTACTTAAGAATATTAACGGTCGTGCACTTGCCGGCGATAAGGTTGGTATCTTCGAGTTCTATGACAAGAAGGGCAACAGACTTTACTACCAGGATAAGGTATTTGCAGGTACTCCATTCCTTGCTCTTGTAGTTATCGGCACATTCGGTCTTGTATTCGTAGTAAACAGACATTGCACAAAGAATGTTGAAAAGGTAGCTTGGATGATTAACGATAATGGTTACATCACTGACAAGCAGGCTGAGAGAATTGTTAAGAACGGTCTTATCCACACAGTGGATATCACAGTTTGTGACGAGACTTTCGATGCAACTTGCACAGTTGGTTCAATCAAGATTCGTAGAACAAAGAAGAATGTACTCCGCTACGTTCCTGTTCTCTTCCTTGATACTTTGAAGGTTTCTACTCTTGAGCAGGCATCTGAGAAGACTGATGCTACTGGTGGTCGTGGTAATGCTAAGCTTATCACTTGGGACTACGGTAAGGAAATCACTCTTTCAATCGAAGATGCTCTTTACACACCTGCTTCAATGGCAGCTATTTGGGCTGGCGAGCACGGTGACCTCAAGAACGGCGTAAAGGATACAACAATGATTGACAGAATGGAGAAGATTACAGCTAAGCGTAACTTCATTATCCCTGCTGGCAATCATGAAGGTACTCCTTCTGAAGGAAACGTTACTGCTCAGGCAGTTTACTTCGACCCTAAGACAATGGAGCCATTCCAGGATGGTACACCTATTGCAGAAGGCGAGGTTATTTACAAGTTTACTCGTTCTGTTGCATATGATGGCAACAGCATTGGTAACACAATTGAAATCTCTGCTGATAAGTTCCCTGGCACTTACAGAGTTGTCGGTGAGACACTTGTAAGAGACAAGGCTACTGGTGAGGACCAGAGATTCCAGTTCATCATTCCTGAAGCTAAGATGTCCGCAGAAAGCACATCAATTACCCTTGAGGCAGATGGTGACCCTGTAGTATTCAGCTTCACAATGGATGTTCTTCGTCCAGACAACGGCGTAATGATGAAGTTTGTTCAGTTCGATGTTGTTGATAACGATGAAGAGAATGACGGCTCTACAATGGTTAAGGATACTGAGAACCTCAACCTCCTTGACGATGCTGAAATGTATAAAGTAAGCGGTGGAGAAGATGAGGAATTGGTAATCGGCGCAACAGAGTATTGATGCAATCAGTGCGCCAATCAGTGATGGTTGGCGCACTTTCTACTATAAGATTGTGAGGTGAATAGATAGTGAATATTTTTGACCAGTATGGTATTAAAGAAGTTGCTGACGTAACTATTTACAGTATTCACAAAAAGGAGGATGGCTCTGGTGACGTTTATTACGTTCCTGCACTTTACCTTGATACTTTAAAGGTTACAACAGTTGAAAAAACTGCTGAAAATACCTGGTCTCAGGGTGGTCTTGGTAATTCAAGACTTATCTCTTGGGACTATGGAAAAACAATTAACTTAACACTTGAAGATGCACTTTGCACTCCTGCTTCTCTCGGTCTTTGCTGGGGCGGCGTTTTGAGTGCAGATTGGAAGGATGCTCACATTCAGCACCAGACAGGTCTTGTTAACCTTGACTGTGCAACTGAAAGAATTTCTCGTATGGAGAAGGCTTTCTATCCAAGAAATGATACTGTCAACGCAGTAGTAAGTAATCTTCTTCCTCGTGATGGTAAGGAAGATATTCTTCTTGACCAGAGCGGCGACCCTGTATACTTACAGCGTTCTTCAATTCTTGACGGTGTTAATATTAAGGGCTTTGGCTATGTCGATGGCAAGCCTTATAAGTGGCATTTGGAAATTGAGACAGCTGTAAAATCCGTTGCAGTTGTTCCAGATAGATTCTTCTCTATTTATGGTAAGTCATACCCAATTAAGAGAATGCAGACTGTCGGCATTAATCAGCCTTCAGAAGCCTTTAAGTATGAGATTATCTATCTTAGGGGTTATGACCAGTACTCAGATGAATCTCCTTGCGCAAGAATTATTTATCACAAGCAGGCTGAACAGGGCGAGCAGACTCAGGCTTGCACAGTAACAGAAGACGATGTAGCACTTGGCTACCTTGCTGATGCTGATAACTATCCTTATCTTAAGATTCGTGTTTGCTGGGACGGTTCAATCAGAGCTTACCTTGGCGCAAAGAATGTTGACTGGGATTTGAAGAGACAGGTTGAAGACCACGTATCTGGTGAAGATACTGCTTGGGTTGAGATTCCTTAGATTAATACAGACCAGTTCAGAAATATTGACCTTTGGGTAAGATTTGATTCAATCAATGCTCTTTCTTACTACTTAATTACTAAGTATGAGAATAATATCTTTGATATTGGACCAAAGGTTATTCATCATGGTCTTGAAGATAGAGGAGCAAACAAGAGCTTAAAGCCTGGCGTTGCTAAGGTTGTAGTTGACCCTGAAGTTCAGACAGATGTTCAGTTTACTGTAAAGGCAGGTTCTAAGATTCATGTTACAAACTGGACACTCGGAAGCGGTGGTTTAAGAGAAGAGTGGGAAGAAGACAAGATTCTTGATGAAACCACTACTTTTACCGCAGATATCGGCACAGGTTTAACCGCTGAAGAATTTACTCTTTATGGCGTTCTTGATGAAAATGATGTTATGTTGAAACTTGCTAAAAAATATAACTTAGGTTTCTCATCAGAAACTGCATACGGTGGAGTTGGTTACGACTTCGGTTCTCTTGAGACTGGTTCTATTAGCGCAATCGTTGAAGCAGGTCCATTTACTATTACAATGGACGAAGATGCAGAACCTGACATGGTTAAGGAAGCTGTTGGTAAGGACTACACACTTGACGACCCATCATGGGTTGGTCAGGCAGAGGAAGACAACGCTTGCACTCCTTGCTGCAAGAGAGATAATCTAAGCCGCGCTATCTGGGCTTATGTTAACCCAAAGACTATGCAGCCTTATGATGACGACTATTGGTTCCATCAGGGCGAGCCTTACTACAAGAAGTCTCTTACTTTGAGCACTAAGCAGAATCCTCTTAAGGCTCAGAAGATTTTCGTTGAGCAGGGTGTATTCCCAGGTATGTATAAGATTGTCTGCGAGACACTTATCCGCGAGAGAGAAACTGGTGAAGATGAGAGAGTTCAGATTAGTCTTCCACTTTGTAAGATTAAGTCTGACCAGACCTTGACTCTTCAGGCAGACGGTGACCCAACAACATTCAACCTTGATGTTGAAGTAGCTACTCCTCCAAATGGTGTTCCTATGGAGATTGCTTTCTACGAAGTAGAAAAGGAAATGAAGCAGGGCTGCTCTGGCTCAATGGTTGCAAAGGACGGTTCAACAAAGATTTCTGCAAAATAATGAAGGAGGGATTAGATGAATATATTTGAGCAATATGGCATTAAAGAAATTGCAGATGTTTGTCTTTATGCCATTGAGCTTGATGAAAACGATGACGAAATCTATATCCCTGTTCTCTACATGGACACCCTCAGGGTGTCCACTGTAGAGGAAACTACTTAGTAGACATCTGCACAGGGAGGCATAGGAAATCCAAAATTAATAACGTGGGATTATGGTAAAGATATTGTCGTTACATTAGAAGACGCACTCTTTACTCCGGCAAGTGCCAGTATGAACTGGGGCGGAAAATTAGACGCGAAAGGATTATAGCTTTCTCTGCAATATTTCTTTGATAGAAATACTGATAATAATACGCCAGATACTTGTCTGAGAACTGCTACTTTAACGGTAGAAAAGTTTTCAGATTTTTTTATTATCCCTGATAGAAAACCAGCCCATGAAACTTATCCATGTCATTGTGAGAAACCTGAAGAGGGCTATGATAAAGAATATGTTGGATAGGCTTCTATTTACTGTTGGCTGGTAGATGGATTTATAACTTCAAACACTGATAGAAAAAGAGTTTCTTTTGAGAAGTTAATTCTATTCTATCGTGAGTAGACATAGAGATGGTATTTCTTCAATTCTTGGGAATTGATTAAATCTCTTTCAGAAGAAGAAACCATTGAAGAACTTACAAGACTTATGAATACTTATTCACAATTTAGTAAAGAAACCTTTAACTACATTAAAGAGAACTTAGCTGAATACACTGAAAAAGTTGAAAGAGTCACATGGGGACCAAATGAAGATTCTAAGCCAGAAACTCCTTGGTTCTTAACTCAAAACTTATACATTGATGGATATAGAAAAGGCTGTGCAAAAGATAAGAAATACAGTGAAATGACTGAAATTGAGTATGATTTTTATAAAGAAAATAAATACTTGCCTTATCGTTATTTTGCAAACGTCGGAGTTGAGTATAATACCAACGTTGCGCCGCCGCAAAATGTGATATATGATATTGATACAGCATATAAAAAGGTAGAGCTTATCGAGCGTATTGAAAAAGTTCAAGCTCCTTGTTGCTTCTGTATAGACACAGATGCAAATTTAAACCATAGCAATTATCGCTATATCACAAAATATTCACAAACAGAGTTAACTGTTTTTATTGACCCAACTACTCTTTAGCCTTATAGACCTAACAGTTATGAATACTACACTAAGAGTGGAAAGAGAATAACTGGTAACTTAAGAATTATAAGAGCAGGAGAGTATTACTATAAATGGACAAGAACGAAAGCTAAACAGCACGAGGCTTTAGGAAGCCAGCTCATTATTGACCCAATCCACTACCCTGGCACATACAGATTAGTTGGTGAAACAACTAAGAGAGACCGTTTTGGAATGGACCATAATTATCAGTTTGAAATTCCGCTTTGCAAACTTCATCCAGATAATAAGATAAGTTTAACTACAACAGGTGAGCCAACAGTGTTTAATATGAAGCTCACGGCGCTCCGCCGTGCTGATGGAGTAATGATGAAGCTAACAGAGTATGAAACAAGCCCAACTAAATATTGTGACAATATTAGTGGTAGCTCAGATGTTTCACCATTTACAAGTCCAAATCCAGTATTAAATCCTGAGCCTTGGGAGAATAAGGTTGGTTTAGCTTCTGGTATTGATATTACTCTTGATGCGGCATCTCCTCGTAGTATTGCAAGTACACTTGTGGAAGAGGGATACGAGCAAGGCTTTAAGAAATCCGCTGAGTCTTCACAAGAAGATGTTTCTAATGTTGCAGCTCATATCAGTGGTGTGGCAGACTTAGGATATAGGTCAGTTGATGGAACTTGGCTTACTAATATGCGTCAGGTATTGTTCTCAAAAGATTTGTCACCTGACGAATTTAATGCTTTAGTACAAAGAGGTGAGGAAGATTGAATATATTTAAACAGTATGGAATAAAAGAGGTCGCTGATGTAGTATTTTATTCTATTACAAGAGTTGGTGATGAAGAGTTCTATATTCCAGTTTTATATTTTGATACGTTAAAAGTTACTTCTTTGGATAAGAGCGTTACTGCCGTTCCAGCGAATGGCGGAAAAGGAAATGGCAAAATTCTTTCTTGGAACTTCGGTAAAGATTTGAAATTGAAATTAGAGGACGCTTTGTTCTCTCAAATGTCCTTAAATACTTTTATGAACGGTAGAGTAATGGCGAAGATGTCTCCATGGACCTCCGCCATTGCAAAACTTAATGTTGCTAATAAGTACGGACAGAAGCATTATTCTACAAAGGCTTATCCTTCTCCTGAGCTTACTGAGGGAGAATGGGAGATTATATATAGATGCGCTTAGAAAGCGGGTTTTGACCCTCGTACAGGTTATGCCGATGATATTGCTTGGAACAGATTAAAAGACTATAATAATCATACTTCTAAATACCTCTACGATTCAGAAGGGCAGGACGTAGCTATTGATTCTATGGTTGCAGAGAATAGATGGCTTTTGAAGGATGCTTATTACAGAAGAAAACAAAAGACACCTCACTCAAGAAATATCGCTCCATATTTTGATTACAATGCGAATGATTATGAAGGAGTTTCTATTGTTATTCAAGATTTATCTTTAGCACGAGAGCTTGAAGAAGCAAAAGAAGTTGCAGCTCTTAAAAATGGAGAACGCTGGGGCGGTTGGCGTGACGTAACGGTTACATTTAAAAAGAAGGGAGAAGATGATATTACAAGAAAGGAAAGTCTTGAGACTCATGACGCTTCTTATGATATTGTTATTCAGATTAACTTCTCTCTTGAAAAGACTCCTTCTGGTTTTAAATGTGTTTGGTGTTATATTAGCGCCGACAATATGACTCTTAGGTCAGATACTCCTTCTGGGGAAATGCATACAGTAACTCCAACAATTGATATTTTGAAGAGCATCTTTACTGGGTATAATAAGGATAGTACACAAGACGGCGGATTCAATCCTACTTTCCATATAGGTAATGAATTCTTCTTAAGTCATATTCTTTACTATATATTCCCTCATTATCTTGAAGATGCAATTGGAGATTTATGCTGGTGTGATATGCAGGATAAAATTTATACTGCTATGCCGCAAGAAGTCATCAATTTTATTGCAGAAGAGATTGATGAGTTTAGTAAGACAGGTCATTTTGAAAATGATTTATATGAAGCTCAGGTTATTGACCGTTTTGAGAAATGTGTTGTTAATAAAAAGGAAGGACTTGCAATCGACCTTATTGAGCAGATGCGAAATGTAAAGAAGTTATATCGCAATGATTAGTCTAACTTTACAGTTTTCTATGATGCTAAAACAATGTTACCTTTTATGATGGAGAAAATTCTTGATGAAAAAATTCTTGCATAGAAGTGTGTAAGAGTTTATAAGAAAGGTTCTCTTACTGAGGAAGATTATTTAACTGCGGTAAAGTCTTATTTGGAAAACCAATATGAGGCAGATTGGGTTGAGAATTTAACCTCTGCTGATTTTGTTATTAACAAAGTTACTGATTAGTATGGTAATTATCCCGAAGATAGTAAACTTTTCAAGATTGTTAAAGAAGGAAACAACGTAGTCCATGTAGGACAAGAATCTATGATAACAGATTATGAAGAAAAAGAAAACTGTTATCTTGTTTATTTTAGTGTGGTAAAAAGAGACTTTATCAATCTTAAACAAGGAACCGTTTACTATAAGCGTAGCCGCACAATTGATGAGGATGTAAATGATATTACTTTTATCGGCACTGATTTGTCAATTGATGTTGATACATTCCCGGGTGAGTTCTTAATCGTTGGTGAGACTTACATCAGAGAACAGTAGACTGGTAAAGACAGACGACTTTAGTTTATTGTTAATCGCGCCGCAATATCAGCTTCAACTAAAATATAGCTCCAGGCGTCAGGAAATCCTTCTACTTTCTCAATAGATGTTGATGTTTTAGTTCCAAAGTCTGATAAGAAATCAATGATTGAATTAAGACAGTATGATGTTGAAGAGGACAAGCTTGAAGGTGGATTTAAGATTATACCTCAGAACAAGCGCCATGCCTATACTCCAACAATGCAGATTCGTGAAGAGATTGTCGGAAAGAATATCGAAATATATTAATGTCAAGAGCAGGACTTACAGTTCTGCTCTTTTCTGTTTTATAGAGCTTAGTCTAAAGAAAACTACATTATATAAAGAAGATTATTAGAGGAGGTGTCAGCTATGGACAACCTTGTTGGTATGAAAGAATTATATGATATTAACATTCGTATTAGTCAGCCCATAGAGTTGGGTGGTAGAAAATATGATATAAATGAAACTATTCTTAGTTTTGAGCGTGCCGATATCGCACAGGTATAGGAAATAAAAGAACATAAACAAGCTCGCGGCGGATATAATAATAATATGCTTATTGATTGGGAAACTGATAAAGAAGCAACTTTCGCTATTACTCATGGTGTGTTATCTCCAACAACGTGGGCTGTTCTTAGTAATTCTAAATTGAATAATAAGAAAGCTAAGTCTGTTTCTTATAAAGAATAGCTCGATGTTATTGAAGACGATGATTAGTGGTTTGTTAATCTCAAATACATTCCAAATCATGTCGATGGACAATGGGGCTTATAGGGTAATCCTGAGAATGAGCAAATGCCTATGGGAAGAAGAGAATGGTTACCACTTAAACCACTCCCTCCTAAACCTGATAGATTTTTATTCTGCTACGACATGGAGACTGGTAACAGAATAATGAAATTTGAAGTTTGCGGTAATAGAATCATCTTTAGGGGCGAGCATAGAAAAATAATGGTTGATTATACTTTTGATTATGTTGATGATATACTCCAGCTTGATATTGGTAATAGATTGTTTAATGGTTTTTTAAATCTTACTGCAAAAACAACTGTAAAAGATTTCTTTAGCGGGGAACCAAGAACAGCAATTATTGAAATACCAAGATTGAAAATTCAATCAAGTCTCGCAATGAAACTTGGTACTGCTTATGATAATCCTGTCGTAAGTGATTTTTATTTTACAGGTTACCCACAAGAAGGATAGAAAGCTGAGTTGAACTCTATTTTAAAAATAACATTTTTAAATGACGAGCTCACGGGAGAATATATGTGATGCTGAATGGCAAATTATCCAAAGCTTTTATAGCCGCCTGAAGCCTATGGTAATATGGTATCTTCTATCGTTGCAAAAGATGCTAAATATTAGTACTTTGAGGGAATGGCTTTTACTACAACCTGGGCTAAGATTTAGAATAAGATTAAAGCTGAAGCGAGATAGGAATATAAAATTTGGCAAGAAGAATAGATTAAATATGGCAAAAAAGATTTAGTTGTTAAATTAACCTCAAAGAAGGAAAAATATCAAGGCGTTGAACAAGACCTTTGGTATACTTTAGTAAAAGAATTATCTCGTACAGAAGGATACGGAGACCATATGTCATAGTTAAAAAATTTTCCAGGTCAATATCCAGTAGGTGGCGCCGCGAAAGATAAAATAAGATTCTGGGATTGGCTTATGTTTTATCGTGTTTTAACAAGAGCAAATGGTAGAGGTGGTTTTAGTACTCTCGATAGCCAGAGCCAAGCTTACTGTGTTATTAGAAGTGAAGAAATGTATAATTATCTTAGAAATGTACCTCAAATAAAAACACGACTTTCAAGAAAAGACTGGGAAAAAGGTCTTGGCAGAAGAAAATCTTTTTATGACCTTGATGACGATAAAAAGATGGCAATACTTGAAAAAGAAATGCAAGATGCTTTAATGAAAAGAAAAAATAGTAAAGGTAGCATTGATGCTCTTACCACTCTTGCAATTAAAGAATTGGAAAAGGAAATACAAGATAAATTCTTAGAGTCTTTTTCAGCAGACGAATATATTACTCTTGCATCTGAAGGATTAGGTAAGGTCAAAAAGAAAATAAAAGGTATGAAGGGTGCAGGTTATAGAGAAATGCATGACCTACTTAAAGAATGGCTTATTTCATTCGGTGAAGAAGTAAATAAAGGTATTAGAGCATAGATTCTTTAGTTAAATCCTGAAGCTAAAGCTGAATTGGAAAAATATCCAATTAGAATCAACATTAAAAATGGTAATTCAGTATTCTTTACACTTGAAGCTCAGGGCGGCAATGAGAAATCGGTTATTGACGAACTTGCTACGAGCTTTGAAGAAAATATGTTAAATTTCTTTAGAAACTTTCCTCACGATTATCTTCATGTGGATATAGCTGGTAAGAGAAGAAATTTTAGAATAAGTAAAGAAGCTAAGAAGCAAATTGCTGATTTACCAATTAAAGGAGTTATTAATGCGAAGATAATAAAAACTTATCTAAATACAAATGGTAACTCATTGAAATCAAATTCTGTTATCGCTGGTATACTTGGTGAATTGGGCTCTTATTATCATTTAAATACATTAGGTATTGAAGCTGCATCAACTGGTAGCATGCAACAAATGTATAACAGCGCAGGTAATATGGTACTTGCTGAGAGTGCAGCAAAAGGTAAAGAAACATATGGTAATGATTATAAATCAGCTGGTTAGTCTTTTTCAGATATGATGTTCCAAGTAAACGCAGGTAGAAGAGGAATGCTTAACGTTGGTTTTAATATTAAAAACTACATTACTAATGAAAAACACTTCACATTAATGTCTGCACAAGTAAGAGGTATGAATCTTAATTCGACCATTATCAAACGTTATTTATCATAGCAAGAAATAAATTTACTAAAGTTTGTTCAAGCTAATAACGCTTTGCTTTCTAAATATGCAGGTAGCTTTAGAAACTTCCCTGATTTAGAGAAGATTGCAACAACAATTATGGATAATAATGTTGACAAACTACTTCGTCTTGAAGGATAGGGTAGTGACACAATTAACTATTTAATTGTGGCGAATGGACATTATATTCCAGCTTCTTGCATTTTTGGTTATGCACTTGATAAAATAAAAGAGGATGAAGGCAGAATGAATAATATTTTTTACTCATTAGAGAATACTTCACTCTTTCCATATGAAACTCGTAGATATGATGGAACGACAATCACTGATAGCGAGACTGGTATGCAGGTTGCCTCAGTAAATCCATTAGATGCAGAAACATTACAAATAGACTCATTGGTCAGCAGATATCAATCTTTAGTTTATCAATTAAAGAAATTTGAGGTATCTGTAAGTCAATTATTATCATAAGAGGTGAAAATTGAATGACGAAGAAAATTGAAATTGGATTAGACGCCTCTGGTATAATCCGAGATTATCGTGCTGCGATTACTGCAATGGAGTAGGCTGGCGCGAAATCAAGTATAACCTCTGGACTTACTAAATCATTAGACAGACTCGAAGAGAAATTTAAGAATCTTCGTAACGAAGGTGCTTTTGGTAAAGAAAGTTCAAGAGAAATTCAAAATTATCAGAAGAGAGTAGATAATACATTTTCATCTCTTGGATAGTTAGGTAAAGAGCTTGAGAGAATTTCAAGAGATAAGAAAGCATTTCCAACCTCTTCTATTATGGAGTTTGAAAAGAAACTTGAAGAAGCTAAGAGGAAAATCGTAGACCTTTAGAAGGCTTTTTCTGGACAATTTTCAAAACTTGGTTTTAGTGCACAAGTATCTGATGATTTAGCAAAAACTGTTAAGTCAGAAGATGACGTTATTAAGAAGTTAGAAGAGGAGTTAAAACTCAGAAAAGCACTTGAAGAGTCTCTTAGAGCTTCAGCAGATGAAGCAAGAAGACAGGCAGGTTAGAAAGTTACTGCAACCGGTGCTGGTAAATCACTTCTTGGTTCAGATGATATTTCTGCTGGCTTCGGTTCTGCAAGCGGTTTTAAGGCAGCTGAAGTTAAGGAGTTACGTCAAGACCTAAATAAGATGTTCGCAGAAGCTATTCGTGATGGTCAGGATTTTAGTAATGTCTGGTAGAATGGTATCAAGAATAGTATGATTGGCTCTGAGGAGCAACTTCAAAAATTTGTTGTTGACGTAGATGCACTTAAACAAAAAATTGAAGAAGTAATTAAGAAGAGAGATGAACTTGCAGCTAAGTCAGAAGCAGGCTCAAAATACAATGCCGCTGTTGAAAGTAGAGCTTTAATTGGCGATATTACTGATAGTAATATTAATTTCTCTTCCGATGCTCAATCAGTTATTAATGGTACAACTGCTTCACTTGATGCTATGCGTCAAAGTAGCGCAGCTTTAACGGCACAAGAGCAACAGAGAACTGCAGCAGAGAATCAGAATAAAGTTGCTATGCAAGGTGTCGTTGCTGCAACATCATCTTTAACTAGAACTACTGAAGAAATGCGTGTTGCATTTAATGGTAGTACATCTTCTATTTATAATGCAACTAAGGCAACAGAGTCTGCAAGTGCTTCATTTGATAACATGAAAAACAGAATTTTAATGCTTTTAAGCGCAACTTCTGTTTTAAATTTACTTAAAAGAACTATTAAGCAGACATATAATGATGTAAAAGAACTTGATAAATCATTTGCATCAATTGCAATGGTTACTAAATACAGCGTTAACCAGATGTGGGATTCTTATAGTTAGTATGCAAATATGGCATCTAACCTTGGACAAAAGACTAATGATGTAATTAAAGCATCTGCTTTGTTCTATCAGCAAGGTCTTGATACTAAAGAAGCTCTTGAGTTAACAACTAATACCATGAAACTTGCTACTTTAGCAGGTAATGATTTTGAAACAGCTACTCAGGAAATGACATCTGCTATTCGTGGTTTCAAAATGGAAATGGACGAAGGTGGACGAGTAACTGATGTTTATTCAAACCTTGCAGCTCACGCCGCAGCATCTGTTGATGATATTGCACAAGCTATGGCAAGAACAGCATCAATTGCTAATTCTGCTGGTATGTCATTTGAAAACACATCTACATTCCTTACTCAGATGATTGAAACAACTTAGGAATCTGCTGAGAACATTGGTACATCTTTAAAGACTATTATTGCAAGATTTACTGAGTTAAAAGAGAATATTGCTGGTACAGCAGACTCTGAGTTTGAAGATTTGGATTACAACAAAGTTGATAAGGCATTAAAATCGGTTGGTGTTGAATTAAAAGATGTTGATGGACAGTTCAGAAACCTTGATGATGTATTCCTTGAATTAAGTCAAAAGTGGGATAGCCTTGATAGAAATACTCAGCGTTATGTAGCTACTATTGCCGCAGGTTCACGTCAGCAGTCTCGTTTCATCGCTATGATGGACAACTATGAAAGAACAGCTGAATTGATGGATATTGCCGCAGAGTCAGAAGGAAAAGCTGATGAACAGTTCGCTAAATATGCTGACACTATGGAATACAAACTTAATCAGTTAAATACTAAATGGGAAGAATTTAGAGTTAACATTCTTAATAGTGATGTATTTAAAGGCTTAATTGATAGTTTAGGAGTATTCTTAGATAAAGTTTAGAATATTAAATGGAAGCGTTTAATTGTTTTAGGTCCAGTTGCTATTTGGGCAGCAAAATCATTTATTTCAACATTCTTTACTACATTAAAGAGTTCTATTAATATACTTTCAAGTATTGGTACATTAGCTGGTACTAAGATACTGACAGGATTTAATAAAGTATTAAAGAAAGGTGTTCAAATACCTACTGCAATTGACTATAAAGCAGCATTACAAACAAAAAATCAAATTACAACTCTTGTAAATGATTCTAATAAGATGCTTGCAAAGAATGGCGGAGTAAATATTCTTCAGCAAGTTGATACTTCTAAGATGAATGGTATGTTAAACTCATACCATGCACTTGCTTAGGCTGGTCGTGACGTTGGTTTAAGCGAACAAGAAGCAGATAAGGCTGCAAAATAGATGTTGTAGACTTTCGGTGCAAATGGTCAAAAAGCACGAGAAATGGCAACAGAGCTACAAAATGCAGATGCTGTAATTAAACAGTTTAATTAGAACCAAGCAAGACTTGAAGGTATGAGACAAGGCTTCGCCGCAGTAGGACAGGCTGCAATTTCTGCTTTTGCTATGATAGCTTCTGGAGCAGATGCAATTGATGTTCTTAAAATGATGTCTATTCAATTAACTGTAATGGCGGCGCAATTTGCTTTGCAAGAAGTTCTTGCAAGAGTTCATTAGAAATAGTTAACAAAACTTCAACTAAAAGGTGGAGCAGAAAGAGTCGCAGCAGTTACGGCGGAACAAGCAGCTGAGACAGCAGCAATTACTGCCGGTGGAGTTACTTAGGCAGCCGCAGCTGAAGCTACTGGCCTTGCAGTCGGTGGAGGATTAACCACTGGTTTTATTACTGGTACCGCCGGTATCGGCGCAATTGTTGTTGCTATCGCGGCAGCAATTACCGGTCTGGTTGTTTTAGTTTCTTTTTTAATTAAAAATGCAAAAGCTGGTAAGAAAACTGCTTAGGAAGAGCTTGAAGACGCTAAAAAAGCGGCAGAAGAAGCCAATAAGATTGCTGTTCAGTCAAAAGAAAGCAAAACTAATGCTGAAAAAGAAGCCACTGCAGCAAAAGAGTTAAAAGAAGAATATGAAGAGCTTGCTAATAAAGTAGTGAGAACTACTGAGGAACAGAATCGTTATGAAGAATTAGTATAGCAGATTAGAGATGAGCTTCCTTCAGTTGTCGTAAGCTATAATGAAATAACTAAAGAATTGGTTACTCAAAATACTCTGTGGGATGACATAATTAAAAAAGCTAATTTGGCAGCTAAAGAAGCAAATCGAAATGATTATGTTGCTCAGCTTGCACTTATAAATGCTGATGAGGATGTTACAAATGCTCAGTTTAAAGTAGACACTGAAAATGCTTCAATTTATTAGGATGCAATTGCCAAACTTAATAATAAGAAATTTAGCATATATGATGCTGAAACTTACGCTTATGAAGAAGGCTCTTTTGGAGATTGGATTAAAGACTATTTTGGTGACCATGATATAAATTCTTTGAGTGAAGAAGATATCAATGATATAATAGAGAGCTTAAAGCGTTATAAGAAATATAATGCTTCTTATGAAGATGTTTCAGATTTTGGTTATTTCTTAGAGTCTATTCAACAACAGGGTGCAGATATGCGTTAGATTTTTTAGGGTATGGAATATATGGGAGATACCTTTGAAGAATCTACAAATGCAAATGCACTTTATCTTAAAGAATATATCGAAAGTAATGATAATTTTATTAAAAAGCAAGAAGAAGTTAGAGATGATGAGTTAGACTTAAATAAATAGCGTCGTCATGCACAAAGAGCAAGTATGATTGAGAGTGAGTTTGATGTTTCAAAATCAGTCGCAGATTTCATGGCAGGTATGATGGAAGCCTCAATGCCATCTCAGTCAGAAATAAATGATATGGCAGAAAAACTATTTAATGCTGGCATATCAAATGGACAAGGTTTTGATAATGCTTCTGACATGGAAAAATATGCAGAAGAAATTCATGGTTTATTTGGTGCTGATAATTTAAAAACTTGGTCAGAAACAGTAAAAGAAATTGATAGTAACGGTGTAAAGGTTCAAGATGTTTTTGAAAGAATCAATTCTATGATTGATGAGCAAGGATTAGATTTGGAAAAACTCACCTCCAGTGGGTGGAATGATGCACGTAAAGATGACGAAAAATGGAAAAAGTATACCGATACATTACAATATTTCGATGAAGCATATCAACAAATTTACGAACAAAGACAAGCAGAACTTGCTAAATTAACAGAAGAAGAATAGACGGCAGTTGAAGAATTTTATTCTTCAATGAATGATTTAACAGTAGATGGTCTTAATAGAGCAAAAACTACTCTTTAGAATAGTATGGAAACAGACAGTGGAAAAGCCTACGCTGGAACTGCTGTTGATGATGCTATTAAGAGTTTACAAGAAAAAATAACTACTGTTGCGGCAAATACGGGTATAGCAGAAGGGTCACTGGACGGCTGGACATAGAACGAACTTACGAAATTAGATGACGCATTTTCAAAACTAAGTGAACATGCTAAAATTGGTGCAGATACCTTTACTAATTCTTTAATGTCAACTCTTGCTGAAAATGAAGACTTAACAAAGAATTAGATTTTAGCTATGATGCAAATACCTTGGGATGAAATTGATTTAACTAATTTCTCTCAGTACCAAGATTAGATACTTGAAATCTTGGAAGAAACACTTGATGAAGAAGAAGCGAAAAAACTTGCTGACAAATTCGTAACAGAAGCTACAAAGGCTGGTATTGCTTCCTTCGGAGTTAAATCACAAGACGTTGTTGATTCAATAACAGATAGTATTGAAGAAGGACTTGAAAAATGGGTTAAGGGATATAGTGATTTAAGTAGTGCAATTACCTCTCAACTTAAAGATGGCTTTATCTCATTTACACAGTCTCAAGAGGTAGAAAAAGCACTTGCTGAACTTGGTCTTGAAGCATCTGAATTTTTAGACTTTACAGACGATGGCAAAGTTATTCTTAATGAAGAAAAACTTACTTAGGAATTTAAAAATCAGCTAAATAATGCTGATGCAATTCTTGAAGTAGCAAATAAAGAAACACAAGCTAAAATAGATGAATTAAAAATATAGAGAGATTCAATTATTGCTGAAAGAGATTTACTTATTGCTACTAAACAGAGACTCGCGGCAGAACAAGATATCTTAATTACGAGACAGCAGCAATATAATATGAATTTATCTGGATGGGCTAAAACTTATGCAGATAAAGCTCTCGATATCTATAGAGCTCAGAGGGCGGAAACTACTGAAGAAATTAACAATATCAATTCAGAATATGCAGATAAGTTAAAAGACATTAATAATCAAATTGCTGAATATCAAAGCGGTCTCAATTCAATTAAGCCGGGGTCTAAAGAGTATCTTGAAACACAAAATAAAATAAAAGCTGCGTTAAGAGAACTCTCTACGATGAGAGACTCTTATCTCCCAGACGAAGAAAAGGTTAAAAGTGTTGCTGATGCAACAAAAGACCATGAATAGGCATTAGAAGATTTGGCTAAGGCTCAAGAGGACGTAGCTGAAAAACAAGAGAAATTAAATGAAGCTCTTAAAGAATATAATGACCTTCTTTATGGTAAGGATAACCGTAAGTCTTCACTTGACTATTTATATAATTATGATGAAGCAATTAATTCATTTAACGATGAAATTTCTCGTTCTAAGGACTTACTTGCTGATTCTAAGTCTATCGAAGACTCAACTGTTGCACTTCAGCGTTATGCAAATGCAACTCATAACTTGGTCGCAGAAGAAACAGCTAAACAATAGGTCATTTAGGCAGGATTGAAAAATTATGCCGATATGATTGAAAATGGTAACTACGCTTACACTAATAGAGAAACTGGTCAAACTACTAATGTTAACTTTGGTGACTATGCTCGTAAAGATAACAGAACTGGTAAGTATATTATTGACCAACGTCTTATTAATGAAGCTAAGTTCACTGACGATATTAAAGACCTCCTTGAAGAGTAGGTTTCTAATTATAATAAATATAGAGATGAACTTCTTAAATCTGAAGGCAATGTTCGTAAGGCAGAAAAGGAATTACAAGAACAAAGAAAAACTGCTCTCAATAATTACGCCGCAATGGAGACTGAGATTGCAGAAGCTCTTAAGGCGCAATATCAAGAAGAGGTTGATGCTCTTAAAGATAAGTACGATGCAATGAAAGATGCTGATGATGATTATCTTGATGCTCTTTAGGACGCAATTGATAAATAGAGATAGTTAAGAGATAAGGAAAATAAATACGAAGATTTAGCACAGAAAGAAAAGAAACTTTCATTGATGCAGAGAGATACATCTGGCGCTAATGAACTTGAAACTCGTCAACTTGAAAAAGAAGTACAACAAGATAGAGAGTCATTACTTGATGAAGCAATTGATGAAGTTATCGATGGACTTTCAGAACTTTACGAATCTCAGCAAGAGCTTAGAGATTCAGAAATGGAACTCAAAGAAGCCTTGCTTGATAATACTCTTTACTGGAATACATAGGCAGAAAGTCTTGCAGGTTCATTCGAATCAGCAGAGGACTATGCTCAATTCCTTTCAAGTCTTTCAGAAGAGTATTCAATGATGACTCTTGCTCAACAGCAAGTTAAGCTCCAAGAATATGGAGAGACCTATACTGCTGCAAGTGAATATATGGCAATGCAAGCAATGGATAGTGCATCTGAAACTGGTGATTTCATCATTGATACAATGACAATTACTGGTGAAGAAGTCGGCACGATTGTTGCTGAAACAGCAGAAACCTTTAGCACAGAAGTTATTCGTTCTTATAACGAAACCACTGCTGCTTTTGAAGAGGATATGAGAAAAGCAGAAGAGTCAATCGATTCTGCAAAACAGGCTCTTCAAGAAGCAATTAATAAACTCAATGAGTGCGCTGCGGCAGCAAATACAGCTGCACAGGCCCTTAGAGATGCACAAGCAGCACAGAGTTCAGGTGGAGGAGATTTGGGTTATGAAGATACCTTCGATGGAGCTGAAAGTACATATGTTGGCCCAGCAAGTGGATAGCTTGTAGATTGGGTTAATTTAAAGGATACTATGGATGGAATGGTATATAGTATTAATAGCAATGGTAGCGTTGAAAATGGTACTATTGCCTTTGGTGCAAATAGCTCAACTACTCATGGTCAACTTGCTTCATATATTCAAAAACTTTATCGAGGCAATGAGTTAGAAGAATTACAACAGGTAACAGCTGCACTTGGACTATCTACTACTGATGGTAACAGCTCAACTCCTCTTAATTCTTATCAACTTTATAACAAGATTAAAGAAAGACTTATTGCCGCAGATGCTACACTTACTTCTGTATTTAAGTACAAAGAAGGTGGACTTGTTAACTACACTGGTCCAGCTTGGGTTGACGGTTCTCCAGAAAGACCTGAAGCATTCTTGAATTCAGAAGACACAGCTCGTATCGGTGAAGCAGCTAAAATCCTTGCCGACATTCCTTGGATGGATAGAGACACTGATAACGCTTCAGTCGTTACTAATAATGGTGGCGACGTAAGCGTAGAAATAAATCTGAACATTGACCATATCTCTTCTGATACTGATATTGACGAAATGATTCAGAGAGTTAAGGACGAAATCGTAGATGTTGCACGTCCTGAGGGTACAAACGTAATCCTTCAACAGCAACTCAATTAAGCTTGGTGCCGCTCCGGCGGCACCCTTACCCTTTTAAGAGGTGAGTAACATGACATTCACTCCGCGTTTAACTAAACCTGAAGCTGGTAATAAATATTATATTACCAAGGCAAAAGGCGGCTGGTCAACCGCCATTGTTGGAAATCCTACTGACCCAGATTGTAACGTACTTCACAACTGTGTAGGATATGCTTTTGGAAGATTTAATGAGATTATTGGTGATACCAAAATGACTCATCTTCTTCCTGTTAATGCCGAGAATTTCTATTCAGTAGCAATTTCTCAAGGTCTTAAAGTTGGTACTGAACCTCAGTTTGGTGCAGTAATTGTTTGGGAAGGAATTGGCTCTGCCGCAGGTCATGTAGCTGTAGTAGAAGAGATTTATGACGATGGCTCTATTCTTACATCTGAGTCAGGCTATAAATGCAAGAATGCTTTCTGGACGACAAAACGCAAGAAAGGCAATGGCAACTGGGGTGCTGGCAACGGATATAAATTCTTAGGATTTATTTATCTGCCTGGTGATACTCCAACTCCTACACCAACTCCTACTCGTACCATTAAGAAAGGCATGCATGGCGATGATGTAAAGGAAATGCAGTCAAAACTTTCAGGCAGAGGCTATCTGAGAAAAAATGAAATCGACGGCGCATTTGGTAAAATTACTCTTGGTGGACTTCTCGCATTCCAATTTGAGAATGGTTTAGAAGTCGATGAACTTTGTGGTCCGGCAACTAAGAGAGCGTTGAGAATGTGAAGACTGGGGCTTAGGTAACTAAGCCCCTTTCTTTATTAGAGCAAGAGCAGCTAATTTTTACATTATAATAGATAAGAGCTTGACTTTACCCGTAATTTCGGGTATAATAAAGAAAAGTGAGGTGAAGAAAATGATAAAGGACATTCCAGGATATGAAGGTAAATATGCAGTTACCGATGAAGGTCAAATTTATACCTATCATAGGAAAAAATATCTTAAGCCATGTGTTACTAAAGATGGATACTATGAAGTTAAACTCCGTAAAGATGGAAGAACGATTGCTCATCGTGTTCATCGTTTAGTTTTAATGATCTTTAATCCCCACGAAAAATATAAAGAAATGTAGGTTAATCATAAAGATGAAAATAAATTAAATAATAATTTATAGAATTTAGAATGGATGACTTGTAAAGAAAATATAAATTATGGTACGGGCATTGACCGTCGTGCGAAGAAAAATGAAAATAAAGTAAGATGTGTAGAAACCGGTCAAATTTTTGAAAGTCAAAAAGCTGCTTCAGAATTTTATGGATATAAAAATATGAGTAATATTAGTTCTTGTCTAAGCGGAAGATAGAAGACCTTTGCTGGTTATCATTGGGAGAGGGTGATAAATAATGAGAATTAAAGACTTTTAGGGCTTCCGTTTTGGTAAGATTCACACAAGTGACTTACATTTGGAAGTCGTAAGTACCTCTGATAGATATGAGCCAAGAATCCTTCCTGCTCCTACGGACACTACACTTGATGTTCCTGGCAGCGATGGACAGTACTATTTTGGTTCTGTTTATAAAAACAGAGAGATTACTTGTAACTTGGCTTTTGATAATGTTTCTGAATAGATTTACAGAAAGATTAGATAGCTATTTGCGACAGATAAGTTATAGGATTTAGTTTTCGATGAAGAGCCATACAAGACTTGGAGAGCGAAGATTAAATCAAAACCTGAATTTAAGTCTCTTTGTTTTACTGATAAAGAGTCTGGTGAAAGAGTTTATAAAGGTACTGGTAAACTCGTTTTTATTTGTTATTTTCCATATGCTTTTGGCTTTGACAAATATGTTGTAAGGGCGGCAGATTATTATACTCTTAACCCTCCACAGTGTATTATCCAAGAAGCATATAGTGACAATACTTTCGTTAAGAGTAAGAAAGATTCTGTTGATGTTCGTCATTTACCCGAGGATATTAACTATCATTACAATACAAATCCAAGCGATTACGAGGGCGGCACAACAGAGACTCATATTAACGCTCATAAGTTCAGAGATAAAACTCATAGAAACCGTTTGGGAAGAAGCTGGGAGCCTAATGATAAAACGCCTTGGAAAACGGGTTTCCCTACATACGACCAGGTTGTTGCAGGTGAGTTATTCTTTGACACACCTGATGGTGAAAAATCTCTTATCGATGTAAGAAGCTATTGGGATAACGTACCTGAATGGGAGAGTACCGCAAAACTTCTTTATACTCCTACTCTTGATTATGATTAGGAGCTTATGTATTTGCCACAGTATTCAAAAACCGATTTTATCAATATGGACCTCGGTTTTAACAGTGGCAGAGCTATGATTGGTTCTCGTATGCTTGTGTACAATCCAGGTGACCTTCCTGTTGAGTGGGAAATTCGTTTTGACGAAAATAAGAGAAGTTTCTGGTCTTGCCGCGGCGGCACGAAGTTTAGAATTAGACGTTTTAACGTTGAAAGATTAAACATTGAAAATGCTGTCGATTGGTGCGGACTTACTACTTATGAAGCGGCAGATAACGAGCCTTATAAATATGGCACTAAGTATTTCAAGAGAAGAAAAGTTAATATGCACGAAATAATTGAGGCTTTTGAAAATGGTGATATTGATTTTGATTCTTTACCACCGATTAGAAAACCTGGGTCACATGCAGAGATTAATTCTTTCTATACAAAAGAAGAATTAATTGCTGCTTTACGAATGGGAATAATGCCAGCTGATAAAAGATGGGGCGATAAAAACTATGTTTATCCAGATAAACCCTTTAATGAGTTGACACCAGCAGAGCTTGACAATTATGTCGACCCTGGAATTCAATCTGATAAAATAGCTTTTAATTTACATTTAGATGATGAAGCATGGCAATAGCTTATTCCAGCATTAACTCTCGCAGGACTTGGAAAAGCACATCCTCATCATTGTTATTATGTTGAACCGATTCCTCGTCAGAAACTTGGACACTATATTAAACTTTTCTATTGGCAGACAATTCAGTGGAGAGGAGATAGACTTCCTACTGGAGACTGGGTTGCTGATTTAAGATATGGAGAACTTGCAAAAGACGTATTGGTTAAAGTTACAAACGAAGACGGCAAAGAAGAAATCCATGTTAAAGACATAAATAATCCTCTTGTTAATTTCATTAGAATGTTCGCAGATATCAGCACAGAGGGTGTCGTTAAAAATGCACCAGACCGCGGCAATGCATATAGAGAGATTTATAAAGACCTTGATTTCGAGAGAGGAATTGAGCTTGCTAACAGATATGAAGAATTGCTCGCAGGTTGCATTACTGAAGAGGAAGAATATGAACTTTATTGGAAAACCTTAAAAATGTTACTTAAAGAGTTTACTCCAATCTTGAAAAAGACCTATGGTGATTGGTGGTCTTCTCTTGATTACAGCGAAAGACCTAACCATTATAAGCCAACTGAAGAAGAAATGATTGACCAGTTCATTGACAGCTATATCAATCATCCTTCTGAATTTATCAATTCAGATATGAGAGATTTGGATTACGCTAATGACGTCTTTAATGGATATAAAATGCCAGAATGGATGACTAACGACTACATTGAAATTGACCAAATGGCGTTATCTGGTGTAGAAACTGCAAGACAATTCTTAGAAGCAGTTGGTGAAGGAACTGATAAAGTATTTACGGGTTCTCGTAGACAGTATACTGATACAGATAGACAGTATCTTATCGAAACAGGTATCTATTCAAAGTTAATTAATACTCTTGATAACACAATCGGTGTTGGTGGATATATTAATGACCTTCTTGATGATTATTATTATCTCAATACTGATAACCGTATGCTTTATACTACTGCAAATCCTTATGGTATGGAGTTTGTATACAAGCCAAATAAGGTTGTTATGAATGATGCTATTACACAGGGTAAATGGTTTAAACTTCCTCCTGGCTGGTCATTGATTTGTGTTGAGCCAGTTGTTGATGAGTCCCTTTGGGGCGGCAAACGTTGGGAAGACGCAAGACTTTATGATTGGGGCTATGGCGGCGATTTAAATAGAAATAAGCGTGAAGTTCAACAGCTTTATGATTATGTCTATGATTTAGCAAGAGAAGAGTTCTTCGCAGTTTATCCAAAAGAAAGCATTGTAAAAAATATTATTCCAGAGGAAAACTTAGAAGGATATGAGGATAGTCACGATGATATAAGTGGTACTGAAGACCCAGTAGATGAACTGCTTAAATTTAAAGTTTGGTATGAGAGTCAGCTTTAGTTCCATGAAAGTTCTGAGTGGTATAATTATTTTGCGATAAGTTTGTTTAAGAAATATAAGAATGATGGCGAATATGCGTTCTTAAAAATCATAAACAGTATTTGGTCAAGTATCGCTCCATATTATACTTGGACAGTAAACCGTGGCGTTTGGACTGACCCTGATAAGACTGGAGGACATGGTCCTGACCTTGATGATTTTGACATAACTGGTCGTCCGCTTCGTTGTATTAACAATGATATTAGCGACTGGTGGTGGTATGCTTGTAACTATGTATGGGCAAACTTCCCTCCACTTTATTGGGCAGTAGCAGATATGTTAAATAGATTACAGATTAAATATACACCTTTGTACTATTAAGTGAGGTGAGACAATGGCAATTTAGAAAAGACCATATGAGCTTTCCGTTTGGGTAGAAAAGCTCAATGGAAGCAATTCTAAAATTGAAGAAAAGGGTGTCATTATTGGCGCCCACGACATGTCTTATCCAGGCAAGGCAACTAACATTGTGCTTAAAAGGGAAATTAAGGGTACTAATACCCTTACTTTCCAGTTGCCTGATAGATATTTCGATTCTTTAAAAGGAGATTTTGTCCGCAATGAATTTGCTGACTTAGTTGCTCCTGAGACTAAGCTCAAACTTTTCTACAAAGATAGATGGTTTGAGTTCTTTGTTAAAAAGGTTGACGATAAAAAGCAGTTTAAGAGTTATATGAAATCATTTACTTGTACTGATGCTTTTATCGACGAGCTTTCAAGAAATGGTTATGGTATTACTTATGATACCGAACTTAATAATAACGTCGAAGAAATTGGTGTATTTACAGAAGAAACTCTTGAAGATAGTATTTGGCAGTATCATCCCGAAAATAACTGGGGTGATTTTACTGAATATAAAGAAGAGAAACTTTACCGTATTCCAATTAGTTGCTTCGGCGGCAGTATTAACGGCTACAAGTTAAACTTCGAACTTGAATAGGAACAGCGTGATAAAATCAAAGAAAAGACAGGAACAGACTTTGTGGAAAATGTTTTCACAGGAGATTCTCGTCCAGTTGAATTAAGTGATGATTTGGCACGCGGCTACTTCTGGGATGAATATGTTGAAGGCGGCACGGTTCGCAACGCTCTTACAAAAGAATATCATACTGACATTCCAAATGATGGATATATTTATGTTCCTTATTCATGCCTTGGCTTCTGCTATGGTACAGAGGAAGAGCCTAATTTTACTGATAAACTTAAGTATGACAGGGCGGCGACCGAAACTACAATCGCAGTAGACGGAAAACTAATTCTTGCTCCTCAGTCTGTTGACCCAAGAACTATCATTCAGTTCTATGCAATTCCAAAAACTGGTATATTAGAACTCGATGACGGCGGAGTTATTATGAACAAAGATTATACTTTCTTCATGACTCTCGCTGATTGGAATAATGCAGTTCAAGGAAATAAATGGTATATATTTGAAGATACAAGACTTGTTCAAGCTGAGGCTCTTGGTTCTGCGGATGTTCAAGCTCCTTCAATCAGTCATACTTTTAAATATAAGAGCGATAAAGAGAATAACGTTGATTCTCTTGGAAATAAGTATGTTACTTATGACGGCTATCTTTGTGATGTAAATGAGAATAGTATTGTTAAAGGCAAGAAGTTTTCTATTACAAATAGAACAGAAGTAAATATTTCCGAAGAGATTGACCAGTATACAACAGTCTATAATGCTCATGCAGATGATTTTGCTAATGAGTATAGTAGCGAAGACTGGGAATATTAGGTTGGAGAAAAAACTAAAAATGAACAATCTTATCGTGTATGTTCAAAACTTGAAACACGTCAGATAATTCCGCAGCTCGCCCGTAACCTTGTACAGAATGGTACAGATATGGATTCTACAGATGGTTGGTCTCCTATGTCTTATCTTCTTGAAAACAGCATCTTTATTACTCCTACTGTAACACATAGAGGAGTTTCAAAATCAGAAGATGAGGAAAGCATTTCAACTTCTGCTTTAGTATATCAGCCTGCGGCGGTGAAAGCGGCAGAGATTTTTTAGGTAGTTCCTAAAGAAGGACAAGCTGGACCTAATAATCCAAGTAGTGCAGCCGTAGATAATATGCGTTTCAGCTTTTCTTCTACCAATAGTCGTAAATGGTCAGAGATTAGCGAATGCACAATGAAGACTCGTGTTATGGATAATCTTATTGCTCCATTAAGGGCTTCTCAAGGTTTTATCAACATCTATGGCATTGGTCTTAATTATTACTTTAAGAGTGGAAACGATTATAAGTTCTTATTTGCAAAAGGCGACGCTGTGCAAAGAGCTTTGCTTTCTATTGTAAAAATAACTGATACAAAAGAAGCAGATTATATTGCTCCTGATAATACTGGAAAAGTACATTACACTGTTGAAACTGCTTCTTGGGAATACAGGGAAGCTGATAACAAAGTAGAGCTAAAAGATGCAAAGACAGATTCAAAAGACGGCGATATTTCTGCAAACAATGGACAAGAAATTGTAAACTTTGGTATTATTGGACAGGACAAGAAAATTGAGAAAGATAAAATCTATTGTCTCGGTGTTTCTGCTTGTTTTGATACCGATTTCAAAATAAAAATTGGTAAGGGCGCGCTTATCTCTGATGGAGAATATACAATATCAGAAGAAAATCAGCTTGTATTTGACTGTGGACCAAATGGAGATATAATTATAGACCACACTTCTATGCCAGAGAATCTTAATGACGAAAAGAAAAATCTCATTATTCCAGAAACTCTTGATACACGTTATATTCTTTTTAAGACTAAGAAAGATATTGAAAATCCTTACTTTGTAATTTCTTCAGCAAAGAAAATTGTTCTTTTAAGACTTTATCTTTTTGAAGCATACACAAAAGGTATAGATGCTTTTCCAAATACAAATGGAAAGTTACAATATCGTTACAGCGGCAGAAACTTGTTCTGGGCACCCAAGAAGACTTCTGTTATTGATAAAGGCGCATATGAGAGAACTATTAATACGTTCTATGACAAAGATGTTGAAAACCAAATCAATATCAGAAACATGATTATTTTTGAAGACGATATTATGCTTGGTTCAACTTACGGTTACCAGCACTATTATATTCAAAGATTAAAGACAAAAGATGAAGAGCCAGAATACTATGATACAATGGGAGCAAAGGCATTCATCAGTAGTGACCCTGATAAGATTGGTAAAGATGTATTACCTCTTGATGCCGCGGCGTATACAGAAGATGATTATGAAATCCAAACAAACTATATTGATTTAAACAAATGTAGTTATTATGATAAAGAAGCTGATTTAACAGAACATGACTGTAAGTATGGAAATGGACATACTTGTTTCTATCAGAAATTTGGCTATTGTCCTTTTAGATTTCCTACTGAAAAGCATGATAGACGCATCCGTACTTTGAGTATTAACAAATCTAATCGTTTCAATATTATACAGCAGACAAGTAAAGTATTTGAAGTTTATCCTCAATTCTATATTGAACACAAGTCTAATGGTTCAGTGATTAAGGATGAAAATGACGAATACCTTAAAAAGGTTTTCTATATTAGAGAAAAGGGTAAAGAGAATAAGATTGGTTTTAGATATGAAAAGAATCTTAAAGACATTAGTAGAAGTATTGTTAGTGATAAAATTGTTACTAAACTCTATGTTCTTGATGTAGATAGTGACCTTTCAAAAACTGGTTTATGTTCAATTAAGACCGCTGAAGATAACCCATCAAAAGATAGTTTTATCATTGATATGAGCTACTATATCGCGAAGGGAATGCTTGACGGCGACGAAGTAGAACAAGACCTTTATGGTATCACTCCTAATGAGAAGAGTATTAAGGATAATCCCGACGAAATTCCTTCAGGTTTCTTACAGTAGCTTGGTTATTATAATACTCGTTATGACGAACTTTCAAATAAGATTATCAATTTACAAGATGCTTCTTTCACAGAATTGCAGGCTAATTTGGAAGTTAATTATCAAGGCATTATAACTGCTCAAGAGCAGATTTTGAAGATAAGAAAACAGCTTGATAAATACAAGAATATGTATTCAACTACTGGAGAGTATGAAACTCAATAGGCTTACTTAAATTTCAAAGTAAAACTTGCAGAGCAGGAAGCTATTCTAACCCAGCTCATTTATTCAACTTTCTATACAAATAGAGAGTGTGACTTGAATGAAGATGTATGGAAAGAAGACTGTTTCGACCATAACTCATGGCCGCCTGCGCCTGGAACTGAAGTAACTGCAATCGAATTCTTTAACCATATTAAAGACTTGGAAGAAAGCAGAAAATATTGGATTGACTTACATTCTTATACTACAGGTATTCTTGGTCAATTCAATAGAGAGTATTTACAAATCCAACAGTGGAAACGTGAGAGAGCAAGTTATCTTAAACTTATCAACCAGATTTCTACCGCTTTCTATAAGAAGTATGAACCATACTTAAAAGAAGGTACTTGGTCTGATAGCAATTATCTTAGTGATAATGCTTACTATTTCGGAGCTCTTGATGTCGCGGCAGACGGTGCGATACCAAAAGTTAGTTATACTATTAGTGTAATTGACCTTGCGCCATTGAGTGAAGAATATGAAGATATCTATGACTTTGATTTAGCCGATACTACTTATGTTGAAGATATCGGAATGTTTGGAATTAACAAGCATACAGGCTTCCCTAATAGACTAAAAGTTCTTATTTCTGCGGTTCAAGAAGGACTTGATGACCCAAGTAAAGATACTATTTCAGTATAGAACTTTACTACATCATTTCAAGATTTGTTCCAGCAAGTTACTGCTTCAGTTCAATCATTAACCTATAATGAAAATATTTACAAGCGTTCATCAAACTTCACTTCACTTCAAAACATTACTAATTCAAGTTTACAAGGCGCACTTGATACTAATGACTTAACGCTTCTTGACACTGACGAGAATAATATTTAGGTTGACAATACCGGTACAAGCGGTAGTGATATTAACAACCACGCCAATAAATATGTTCTTAACGGACAAGGATTATTCTTCTCAAACGATGGAGGATAGCATTGGAGTGTTGGTGTAGGACCAAGTGGTATTAATGCCGACTATATTAAGGTTGGTACTCTTGATGCGGGTAAGATAAGAATTGCTGATAGCGCTTATGTTTACTTCTCATGGGATAAAGATGGTATCGTAGCTTATCGTGACCCATAGGCTCTTACAACAGATGCAAAGAATATCAATGACGCGGCAATATTTAATAAGTATGGATTGAGTATTGTAGCAGATGGTAATATCAAATTAAGAGCAGGTTATTCATTTAATAATGAGAATGGTGGAGAAATTTCTGGAGAAGACACTCTTGGAGATGAAATTGGTTTCTATCTTTATAATAATAATGGAGAGCCAATCTTCCAAACAACGGCCTCTTCTGACGGTGATAGAGAAAGCGCAATCATTAAACTTATTGGCGAAATGATGGTAAGTAATACTCTTGCAGTATAGAAATCTGGCGGTGATAAGTTTACTGATAAGGTAAAACCTCTTACTTATGGAAGTTTCGGCTATGCTACACCAAAAGAAATTCCTAATTGGCACACATCCAGTGAAACTGACGAAGAGACGTAGATTACAACATATTACTTTAATGCTACTGGAAATGAGTTTACTAATGACTTAATTGCAACATACTTATTTGGTAATGAGCCTGATAAGACTTCTATTGAAATTAGAAGAGATTCCAGTGTAACTACTTATACAAAGAGTGGAGTAACAACAGTTCCTCTTACAAATGTTTATCTTGGTACTGATGAAAGTCATATAAGTTAGAAAGTTTTAACAAAATATGGAATTAGTGTTAATAGAAGCGGTCAAACTGTTACTAATTATTATTTCAATATCGGAGATATACATGGAAATAATACTAAGAAATATTTCATCAATAATGGAGGAGATTTTACTGCAAATACTTCTATCACTTTTTATAATGGTGTAGATTCAACCGCTGCTCCAGTATATGGAAACGGAACGACTTAGACACTCTATTATTGGGAAGAAACAGGAAATGTTCTTATTAAGAAAGCTAAAATAGTGTATGTATTACCTGAAGGAACATATGCGAGTAGGGAAGCTGGTGGCGGAACGCCAACATCGGTCGATTCAACAGTAGGTTTATATTTAAACAATCCAAGTATGAATGATGGTAATGCAACTGGAAATGGTAATCAAAGATTGTTAGTATGTTGTGTTCAGAATGGAGATAAAGTAAGTAATTTATTTGCAGTTACTAAAGATGGTACAGTTTCTTTCGGAGGTACTATCGGAGGAGAAACAGATGCAACTAACCTTTCAGATAAAATAACTATTCCTGATGCAAAAATGTTGGTTGATTCAAATGGAAACTTATTTATTAGCTTCAGCTCTATCGTTGACCCAAATACTCATTGGAAACTTGATGAATATATTGCTAATGAAATTAGTAATAGTAGTGGTCCTATTTATGAAGCAATTGACGGTGCAGTGAATAATATGAGAGGAGAAATTGAAGCGGCAGTCGGAGGAATTGAAGGATTCCATGACCATGTGCATAATATTGATTGGAAACGTCCTAGTGTGAAAATAAATACTCCTGGTGGAGCAGCTACTGTAGAAGAGTATGCAGCAGATTTAAAGGTAAAAATCCAATCTTATGCAACAACCTCAGAAACGTCTGGCTCAGATGATAACTGGGTTAAACTTGGAGACCTATTTGAAATAGGAGGAGTACGATAATGATTTGTTCAACAGAGAGATTAAAGGAATTATCAAAAATAATTGACAAAATAAAAGAGAAGACTTTTGATATTAATACTCAATACAAGTTCATTAAAATATCAAAAGTAATTCGAGAAGAAGAGGAGTTAATCAATGAATAGTAGTTCCTTCTTCTTAAACAGTACGCTGAAAAAAATGAAGATGGTCAATTCATCGTCAACAAGGACGGCGGCTTCAAGATTAAAGAAGAATGCGTTGAAGAATGTGGTTTAAAAATTATAGAAATAAATAATAGACAAATCACTCTCCCTGATATTTACTTCTCACTTGATGAACTCGAACCTCTCGGTTTAACTCTTGGAGAGCTTGAGCTTCTCGAACCCTTCATAAAATAAAAAGAACCCCTCACAATTGTGAGGGGTTTTTCGTTTATCCAAACTATACCATAGCATTTCGTTTTCTATCATTAGCCGCCCAACGACCAATTAAAACGGCATCTGCTTCATCTTGTGTTACATTAACATCATAAAGCGATTTAACAATCAGCTATGCACTCTTTTTCTTATCATTTCTGCTTCTTCCCTTAACTTCGTTAAAAGCTCTCCATGTGGCAGGCGGCACGATTTTATAAATCTTGCCATTTTCATAACAATAGTTCTTAAGAACGCCCTGTAAATGAGCGAGTTTCTTAAAGGTTACTACTTGCTCTCCACCATCGAAAACTTGTAATTGAATATCTTCAAATACTACTAAGTCAGGCTTCCACATCTGAATCATTGAAGCAACCCATTGCTTGGTCTTCATAATTCTTTCTGTGCTATGAGAGCCATCAGATTCCCAATGACCGAACTTGATTAATTCTTCATCATCAAAAACGGACCAACCACTTGTAATACTTGCTTGGTCGAAAGCTAAGATTCTAAAGCCCTTACTTTTCGGAGCAGAATCATTCATCTGATAATACTTGTTACTCTTACAAATTGGACACTGCTTATGGCGGCGCCAGTATTCCATTGTAAAGTAATTTTCATGTCCGTTGGGGCACATGAAATTCATTTGAGTTTTTAAATTGGTATAGGAGTCAGAGAGAAGTTTCCAACCCTCTAACTCCACTTCTGCTTTTATATCTTCATATTTAAGTTTAGCCACTTAAATCATCCTGTGTTTGCCGCCTTATCTGTACTTCCGAAACCACCATTGCCGCGAGAAGTGGTTCCCAGCTCATCTACTGTTGCAACCTCATTCCACTTAATCATTGGAGTAGGAGCAATCAACATCTGAGCAATTTTCATTCCCTTTTCAATAACATAGGGGGTATCACCTGCGTTCCAAATAGGAACTCCAATTTCGCCGCGATACTCTGTGTCGATAGTACCGGGAGTATTAGGAATTCTTAACCTAGTCTTTACACTAAGACCAGAACGAGGTCTAACCTGAACTTCATAGCCAGCAGGAATCGCAATTGCGATACCGGTCTTAACAATCTTTGTTTCGCCAGGCTGAATTGTAACTTCCTCAACTGCTGAAATATCAGCTCCTGCATCTGTAGGATGAGCATACTGAGGAATTACTGCATCTGGATTGAGCTTTGTAATTTTAACTTCAACCTATGTTCTTCCGCTTGTAAGAAGCTACTCATGAATGTCTGCAAGAGCATTAAACAAAAGTACAAAGAACTCCTTCTTGTTTTCTGAGAGGTCGGGCTCCTGAGAAATATCGTGAATGATTTCCTCGTAGTATTCCTTTTCCTCCTTCAGTGTTTCACTTGTGACACCTGGAACAAGAGTAAGAGCCTCTTTCTGCTCTCTCTGGAACTTCTCTGACTTAATAATATCCATGAAGCTCTGTTTGAAGCTGGGCCACAGCTGGTCAAACTGTTCGTCAGGCAATTGAACAAATTGCATCATTGTATCAAAGCCGTCTTTATTTGGAACTCCTGCAAAAAGTTCCTCAATCTTCGTTGTCTTCATCTTCGTATAAACCTCCGTTTACATCATTGCAAATTTCATCAACAACACCGAGTTCAATAGCTTTCTTAACATCGAACCACCAGTCTCTATCTTTCTGCTCTTCGTACAGTTTCTTAGAAATCTTTGTTGTACTAAGAACAAGATTCCTTAACTGCTTACGCTGATAAACATAGAACTTATGGTTCTGGTCAACTCTATCGGCATTACCTGCAATAACTGTACTACCTTCATGGAAAAGGAATGAAGCATTAGGATATGCCATACGTTTATGTCCTGCGATACAAATGAAGAAGCCACCGCTATAAGCTGAACCTGTTGCAATTGTATAAACAGGAGTCTTAGAATTTCTTATCGCATCAACAATCTGAAGGGTTGCAATAAGTTCGCCACCGGGCGAGTTGATATAAACCTGAATTGGGATTCTTTCCTCAACTGGAGTCTCATCGAAAGCGTCTTCAGAATTCCAGAACTGAATACGTTCAAGAACATACTACGCAAGTTCACCGTTAATCTCGTCGATGTAAAGTTTACGTTCAATAAACTGCTGTCTATCAAGAACATCATCAGGACTGAAGCTATTTTCTGGAGCAGTAAATAAATCCATGTAGCAAGGACCATTTTCTTTTCCACCGAGTTCGGTGTAAAGTTTCTCCATATCTTTGAGAAAATCTTCCTTAGACTTTAACTTACCATTCTCTCCGCAAAGGTCAATTTTAATTGGTTCTGCCATTTATTTAGTCCTCCCTCTTGTCGATTTCTTCCTATAATTCCTTAATCTCTTTCGTGAGTTCAGAGATTCGAGGATTGTAGGTGAATAAATTGAGCGATTCATTAAGAAGTTCTTTTTCTTTCTTTTCGAGTTCGAACTTCAAAACATCTAACGAAAAGTTTGTATAATCCATATCAATCCCTCCTTTATATTATAATTATAACATAATTGATTAGTAAAGTCAAGAATCTCACTTTACGAAATATTCCTCACACAATTCATCATATGTGATTTTTGTGGGGTCTTGCTGGAGCATTAACCGATATGGAAATGTGATGTATTTATTCGGGTCCCAGTTGATTCCGAGAAATTCTTTGAAAGAAATTCTTCCTGCATTATTCCAGTGAATTAAATCAAGTATAAACGGGTCGGTTTCATATGTTGAATATATTGGAAGTTTTATATCAAGTATCTTTGAAATAAGTATTTGTGCCGTTAATTTCATAGCGTCACTGATATTAAAAACGATGCCGCGGCAGGTCGATAGATAAATCAGCTTATCTGCGTCTATCTGCCAAGGAACAACTATTCTTGTATGATTGCCATATGGCTTTTTAAGAAGTTTAAACATCTTATCTTCTTCAGATTTATCAACTTTTAAGCTATGAATGAAATCAATATTGTTGTCATAGTGGTCAAAGATTTCTTCCCAGTCTTCTTCATCAAGGAAGTTTCTATCGGTAACGTAGGTTATTGCTGCTCCACCTTTAGCCCCCGCAAAATTTTTCTCTCTCCAATCAATTATACTATTGTTTCTGATTGACTTATACAGAGTCAGGTTTTTAATCTTGTTGCTGAATAAGTCATAAGGTTCGAATGAAGGAGCGTACTCCATTGTCTTTGAAGAGATGCCAGAAGTTCCATAAAAGCCAAAACCACAAAATTTTCCTTTATCCTGATTAATGACAAGTTTCTTCGGAACCTCCAATTTTGGATTATCTTTAAAGTAAAAAATCTGATTGTATCTTCCTGTCTTTTCATAAGGCTTCATCATAATAACCTAATGTCCTTCTGATTTAAGCCTTGCGTAAGCCTACATGAGAGGAAGGCTTATTGAAAAAGCCTTCCCGTGATGCAGGTCTATATCATATAAACCAATTGTTGCCATTACTCCTCTACCTCCGCACGTTCTGTTGTAGACTTTGTGATGAATCCTTCTTCGTCCATCTCCTCAATTTTCTCAAAGAGAGGAAGAGCAGTACTCTTATACTTCTTAGGTACAAAATCATCATCACGACGAATACCAGTTATAATCAGTTTATTACCTCTTGCGAAGAAGCTCTTCTCAATAACTGTCTTAGTACCATCAGGATTCTTTCTACTAATTTGTCTATCCCACTTTGCGTATTGATTTTTCCAAACCTTTACGTTTACAACCTGCATTGTAGGAGTTAAGAGAACTACTGTACTCTTATTCTTATCCTTATCAATAACAGTTCCGCAGATTCTTGAAATTTCATACATTCTAATTACGCCGCCGTCCTTTGTTGTGAACTCAGACGCAATTACTGGCTCAGGGTCAAGACTCTCGAAATCTACAATTCCATATGCTCTCTTATTGAGATTTGCAAGTTCATGATTGTGGCAATATGTACCAAGGGCGTCCATATCCCATTTATCAATCGAACCAAGAGCATACTTGTTACGAACATCTTCGAAAAGACTTCTGTTCAATGTGCTAAGAATTTCTTCCTGATTTGCTTTCATCCATGCTCTTACTGGATTCATTGCCTTATCATAGGTATTATCCCATGTTGACTGCTTAATTAAAGCGTGATTATCTTCACCGTCAATTACCATATCTACAAGCACATCTGTGTCATAATTCTCCATAAAGAATCTCATTGCAATATGATTGAGATAATAATAATCTCCCTGTTTGAACTTTCTAATATACTTAGTAAAGTTATAAACCTTTGCTTCAAACGAAAGCTCTTCTGGAATAAGACCTTTATTATACAACATTGTCATATTCTGCAAAGTGATACGCTTTTTCTTATCTGCAATGAGTTCAAGATAAGAGTCCATTGTCTTTTCTCTGTCACCATAAATATTGTCAAATGCACCTGCCTTAATTAAGGAAACCATTTGAGTTTTATTAACTTTTACCTTATTAGTAAAATCTTCAAGAGAAGTATAAGGACGATTTTCCATGATTTCATAAACAAGGCTTGTACCAATTCTGTCGATACCCTTCAAACCATAAATGATTGCATTACGCTCTGCATCTGGCTTAAAGATGAGGTCTGATTTATTGATGTCTGGCGGCAAAACATTAATGCCTGCCTTTTTAGACTTACCAAGAGCAACACTAATCTTACCATAGTTAACGCTCTTGTTCTTATACTTTTTACTAATTGCTTCAATGAGTTCGTCTTCGTCGACTTCCTCAATATCCTGCTCTGCCATTTCTTCCAGTTCCTTGTCCACATCTTCTGTGTCAAGTAAATCCGCACCGCCGGCATTTGTAATCAAACAAGCACAATTCCAATAAATGTCGGAATATGTTGTTGCAAGATAAAGAGTCTGAATACCAACGAATGAGTAAGCAAGAGCATGAGGCTTTGCAAATGAATCGAGTAATCCTATATTCCTATAGGCTCTGACTATATCTTAACTCGCTCCTTATTAGGAGCGCCAATACCCGTTTCGAGTGACGTATCGATAGTCACCCTACTCGCGGCTTAACCCGCGATAGTCGATACAGGCTTCATCTTAATGGATAGTTTAAATTTGAGTCATGATGTGACTCACCAATATTAATACGTCTAACAGTTTCTTGACTTACTTTAGTCTCAACCATTATTTCTGGAATAGTTAAAGTAGAGTTTAATAATAAATCTTTAACCCTATCTGCTTTTATTGCATACACGGTCTTTTTTCTTATTGGATATTCTTCTGATAAGCCTTTTCTAAGTCTACCTTCATTAATCTTTTTGACTGTTGAATATCCAAAACCTAATTTTTCTGAAATAGCTTTTAATGATAAATCACTATATTTAAGTAAATCAATTAATTCATTATAATCATCATCTGATTTATAATATTTATGAAGAGGGTAACTTAAATCTTTGTCATAGAAATAATTCCCTTGATTTATCATTGTAATATAACTTGGACAGATATTATATTTATTTTGAATATCTTCATATGATTTACCTTTTAATATCATTTGCTGAATTTCTTTTGCATCTTCCAAAGATATTTTTTTATTAACTGTCTTAGAGAACTGACCGCCTTCTGTTAGATTATATCCTTTACCATTTCTAACAAAACTATTTTCAAATTTAATCCAAAACTGTTCTCTTTCATCAACTACAGTCTGGTCATTTGAGTCAATTTCTTCTAAAATAACTATTTCAAAATTATCTATTCCATATTGTCTTAATTTTTTATGAAATAATAAATCATAATCACCGCTATTTTCATTGAAGGCGGCGCTTTTATGTTCATTAATTCTTCTTTTTATGTTGTTTGTTTGTCCAACATATTTATGTCCATTAATTTTATTTTTATAGCAATAAATGTAATACATTATATCAACTCCATTTATTACTATCCATAAGATGATTCCCACGGGATTGCCCTTCTTACAGATAGCTTTTTGTTCTATCTATAAGTGTTGGGTTCAACCGTTAGCTCTAATAAATTAGAACCCTTCTGATAAGAAGAAAGGGTATTTGATAGGACAATCGTTACTTATCCCATCTGAGGACCCATTGTTGTCTTCCATACATATTCTCCAAATCTCTTTGTCGGACAAGCATTTACAAACTTCTCGTGAAGAGCAGGAATCTGGTCCATTTTCTTCTTTGCAACTATCTTTCTTGTCGCATTTGCTTCAGAAAGACTAAAGTTTGCAATCTTTTCGTCCATACAGATTTCCATCATGTCTTCCTGTGAAGAAGGAACTCCACAGTTAGGAAGATAATATGGTTCAAGAGTTTTAATCTGCTCTTCTGTAAGACCAGCATCTTTTGCCTCCATGTACCATGCTCTCATATCTTCCTTAAGACGGCAATATCTATTGAGAGGTCTTTCCTCTCCAGGCTCACCCATAAGTCTCATTACATACCACTATAGATTTCTCTACCAGCTGGGCAACTGTTTGTGGTCTGGACTATCTTTTACCTTACGGCACACCATTTTGATTTACGTATCAATAGTAAACCTACTCTCTGTCTAACCAGAGATAGTCTCTACAGGTTTATTGATTCACCTTTCTTAGCGGAAAAGTCTTTTCAGGAAATAAATTAACCACTTTTTTAATCTATCCATTATTTACTTTTCTAACCGTTGCAGCATTTAAATTTAACTATTGAGCTATTTTAGCACAAGATAAATTTGTATTTTCTATCATATCAATAATAATCTAATAATCTTCTTTACTTGGAGAATTTGAACTTTTTCTTATTGGATAAACTATATTTTCATGAAATAATCTTGTTCCGTTATTTATATCACTTAAATAAGAATAAGACATATTAAATTGTCCTGCAATTTCTTTAAGGCTTTTCGCTCCTTTTAATTCTTCTACTATCATCATAAAAACATCTTCATATTTAGAGGGAACTGGAGCAGTTTTGTTTGCCATTCCACCCTCTGTTAAATTGTATCCATTTGGAGCTATTGTATTATATTTATTTATATAATATTTCTCTTTTTCATCAATTAATTCCGTAGAGATATTATCTTCTAAGACGCTTATTTCAAAATTATCTAAACCATACTTTCTAATAGCTCGATGAATTAATTGATTATATCTTGCTTCACTATAATTAGTAAAAGAATCATCTTTATGCTATTTTATTCTTCTTTTTAAGTTATTTGTTTGTCCAATATACTTTTTATTATTGATTAAATTTGTATAACAATATATTAAATGCATTCTATCACCTCCTATGAGGTGAATCAATATTTCCCACGGGATTACCATACCTATGCCTCCCGGCAGGGGCTTCAGGCTTCCCCGTTAGCTAAGATTAAATCTTAACCCCTTTGATTAAAGGTAAAGTGTGTAAGCGCCAATGTCGACGCATTTGCGTTAAGCATATCAGTAGGATTCTGCGGCTTAACCTGCTTTGCAGTTGCAAGACCAACGCCCGTACTGAACTGGAATACATCAAGAACCGTACCGTTACTAAGTGCATCCCAAATCTTCTGGTCCTTAAGGTCAAGAACGTCAGGATGAAGATACTTATTATAAACCTCTCTTAAGTTCAGGGTTGGGTCAATTAAATTATCCTTCTGAAGCAAACTGATTGCAATTGTGAGCTTATCACAAATTTCAGTTACAAGGAAGTCATACTTAACGTCTCCAAGTTCCTCTGCTTCGTGAAGAGAATATTGTGTTGTCAAATCTCCGTTCGGACTTCTCATAATTGCGCCAGTTTCAAATGGAGAATCGTTATAAAGAATAACACCAGATGCGTGCTGTCCTCTCTTATTAACTACGGTTATCTTGATTTTTCAATCAAGCCCTGACTATCTTTTAATTAGTATAAAATACTAATAACCCCATTTCGGTTCTCAGCCACATTGTTGCCTCCGTGGCGACACGTATCAATAGTGTCCCTACTCTCTGTCTCACCAGAGATAGTCGATACAGGTTTAACTTTTTCTTAACGGATATTCAAGAGTATTATCATAATAATTTTTTCCATAATTTATATTAGATACAACAGACGGATCGCATCCTACTAAATCAGCAATTTGTCTATTATTAAGTTTATTTTCTTTTAATAAAGATTTAATTGTATTTGCTCTATCAATAAGCTCTTGCTTTTTACTACTGTTTTGTCTAATTGGATAATCAATATCTCTTTTATGTGCTAAACCTTTATTAATCCTATAAACCACATCTTCATTTATTCCATAAATCTTAGCAATTTCTGCATTACCTTTATTTTCTTTTAATAAAGAAATTATTTCATCGACAATTTCTTCAGAAATTTTAATGTTTTGTTTTCTTAAAGGGTAGATTAAATTATCATTATGATATTTTTTACCAGAATTAATCATACAAATTAAACTTAAAGAAACATCATATTTATTTGCTATATCTGTAAGTTTGATGTTTTCATCTCTTATTAGACGATATACTTCCTGAATTTCTTCACTGGAAAACGTTTGACGGATATCTTGATAGTCTTCATTATTTTTTCTTTGTTGGCCGCCAGTTGTTAAATTATATCCGTTGTCTCTAACAAAAGACTTCTTTTCTTTTATCCAATATTGCTCTCTTTCGTCTAATAAAGATTTGTCAATAACCTGTTCTAATAGAACTAATTCAAAATTTTCAATACCATATTCTCTAATTTTTTTATGGAATAAGCAATTATAATCATTACAAGTTTCATGATAAGCAGAAGATAAATGTAATCTATGTCTTTCTTCAATAGACTTAGAAGTTTGTCCTACATACCATTTACCTGTTATTTTATTTTGATAACCATATATATAATTCATTATTATCACCTCTCATTAATAAGGTAATAAAATGATAAATACTCTTCAATAAAATCGTGAAGAAAAGTTTTTCCCACGGGATTACCATACCTATGTCTCACGACAGGAGCTTCAGGCTTCCCCGTTAGCTAAGATTAAATCTTAACCCCATTGATTAATGGAAAAGGTGTTTAAGGGCCAGTTTTTTCTTCGACCCATCAATAGACTCGATTATCTCAAGAAGACCGGGATACTTATCAAGCTCATTTACCAAAGCTGCGATAGGAGCCCTGCCCTTTTCCTCATTACCATAAACGGCATCATGAATTGACCAGAGAAGTCCACGCTCCTGAGGAATCAACAAGCTAAGATACTGTGCTGTATCTGTATCAATACCATCGGGATACCACTCTGAGCGATAACCACGACAAGCGGCGGCAATTGCAGAACGAGTACCTTCTGTACCATAAGTACAAACCTGAATAACGTTGAGCTCTCCACGCTCCTTACGAAGGGCGGCGAAAACAGCAGCTCTCTTTGAAGGAGTAAGGTCAATATCAATATCCTTTTTACACCCTCGGTTTCCCGATATTTATTAGGGGAATAGACTATCTCTTTAGGACTTTTGTCCATAATGGGCACTACGGAATGGTATTCATCTCCATCCTTTTAGAGATTTTATAATCTCAATTTAGTCGTTACACTTTTTAAACTCTAATCTATATCCTCTGGATTTATAATTTTTTCTCATTCCACTAATACTACAACCAAATTCTTCATTTGCATATTCTGCTGCCGCTTTAACAGATTGAAAAGATTTAATTTCAGCATTGTCTTTCTCTCTTATTAAGATACATTCTCTAAAATTTCTTGTAGCAGTCATTGTACTATAACTATCATAAAGATTATCTGCTCTATTACTCCACTCCAAGTTCTCTACTCGATTATTTTGTCTACTTTTATCTTTATGATTCACTTCAGGTAAATTATTTGGATTTGGAATAAAAGCTTCTGCAACCAATCTATGAATTAAGAAATGATAAGTTACATTATCTTTACATAGTTTAATATTTTCATATCCAGATTTTTGATACCAAGTTTTCATTACTCTTGGCTTTTTAAATTTGTAACTGATAACTTTTCCATCATCAGTTATTGTATACCCGGGAAAGTTTTTGATTTCTCTTTCCATTCTATCACCTCAGTTATAAAGTATTAGAATGAGATAAATCTTCAACTTTTCCAGAAAAATAGATAAAGTTTAACTTAGCACGGTATCAACTGCTATCCTTTTCAGGACCGTAGTCTCTCTTACGAAGCTGCTTCGCGCATTGCCTTATTCAACTTCTACCGTTAGCCTTCAATTAAGAAGACACCGCTGAATGCGTTCACCCATTTTATACTGCCCAATATTAAAGTTTAGGCAGTTCTACACGCTCTTCATTTAAAACACATTAATCCCCTGTCACCAGGGGTGTAGACTATATCTTGCTCTCACAATATATTCTAAAACCTAAATAATATTTATTTTGTTTAATAGATTTTCTTATTACATGAGATATATAATCAATATTTTTTGATTTACTATAACCTTTTTCAATAAGAAAAATTGCACATTCTCGATTATCTTTGAAAAAATATCTTTCTTTTTCATTTTCAATAACAACATTGTTATAAACTCTTTGGTCTTTTAAAGTAAAGCGTTTAATTTTGTTTTCATTTAAAATTCTATCAATAGTTGAATGGTCGCATCCGATTTCTTCTGCAACCTTGCGAGCTGATTTTAAAACCATATATCTTTCAATAATTTTATCAACATCCCACTCATATAATTCTACTAATCTTCCTCCTAAAGTAGAATTATAACCATTATAATAGCTATCATAAAATGAAATCCAATATTTTTCTCTCTCATCTAAAAGTTCATTTGCAACTTCTTCAATGGGTAAGAAAGTAAAATTTTCAATTCCATATTTATTAAATGCCTTATATAATGCCAACTATGAAAAATATTCTTTCGTATAATTTACCTTATGCTATTTAAAACGTTCTTCATAAAATTTAATTGTTTGTCCAATATAAACTTTATGGTTAATATTATTTTCTATTTTATAAATATATCCCATAATTATCACCTCTTTAATATGATATATTATGAGAGCCTCCGCGCTTCAGATGGTAGCATCTCCATCCTACTCTACTCAGTTCATATTTAAATATGCTTTTCGATAGTCGTTTCACCTTCATCTTAAATATTGGCTCTCCAATATTTAAGTAGCTTGGCACAGGATTCTCTTTAACGAATAAAGACTCTTCCCTGTTAGCCGACTTTTTAACCGTCATTTCCTACGGTTCCAATAGTAAAGTCGACACCGTTTGCTAAACGTTCACGGAGTTATTTTTCTATATATCGCTATATAGGGAGACCTTTAAATTAAGTTAATCTCCAATACTTAAGTCCCCACTTCAATGGGTCAAGCTGAGTTATTCCAAGAAGATAGTTACTTAAGAAACAAACTGCTGAACCACGTCCAGGACCTACGATTGAACCGCAATCCCAGAATAAGTTAATCATATGTTGGAAAGTATTAAAATACTCGTACAGACAGTTACCGAGTTTCTCTCCAACAACCTTAATTACTCTTGCTTCTGTTTCAAGAACAATCATATAATTCTCTTTTCCAAAAAGTCCTTTATCAATCATACTGAGTAAACATTCTGTTACCCAATACTTTTCCTGTACATTATCACTCTGAATAAGTTGTGTAAGTACCGGACAATCATCCTTCCAAATCCAATCAGGAGTTACTGGACAATCCTTTGGTACAACTTCAACTCTCGGAATGATTGGCTTTCTGAAAATATCATAAGTACCAATCTTATCATAAATTTCCATTGAGTTTGCACAAAACTCTGCGAACTCTTCCTCAGAGAAAGTCATGCTAAGATTTCCATATGCTTCTTCATTATCCATCATATGAGCGAAAGTATAGAAACCATCAACCTCACGTTCACCATCTTTTGAGTTAAGATAAGCCTTATGAACAGGACGCTCCTTTGCAGTAAGATAATGTGCATCTGAACCGATTACAACTTTTCTCTTGTAGTAGGTAGCGATGCTTTTAACTCTTTCATTAAAGCGAATCTGGTCCTTCACATTTGCGGCAGCGATTTCAATATAGAAATCATCACCAAACAAATCAATATTCCAAGTCATGAACTTATGAATTTCCATCTTCCACTTGCGAATCTCATTTTCATCATGAGCTTGTTCTGCCTTAACTAACTCCGCCACAAAATGAGGAAACTCACCGCCAAGACACGCAGTTGTTGCAATCAAAGTGTTCGGATACTTTCTAACGATTGCTTCAAGTTCTGCCTTTTCAGTAGGAACACGCATCATACCACGAGAATTAAATCCATTATACCAAGCCGTTGAACTTAATTCTCTCAACGCCCTGTGTCCTTCTGTGTTCTTAGCGATGAGAATGTAGTGCCAATATCTTTCAATATTTGTACGGTCATCTACAAGATAAATCTCATTGCCACAAGCGCACTTGAAGTCCTCTGGAATTTTGCCAGTTTTCTTCAGTTCCTTTTCACACTTCAACCATTCGACATGACCAGCAACTGTTTCATGGTCTGTTAGTGCAATACCTGACATACCAAGTTCATATGCCTTAAGAATCATATCCTTTGGTCTGTTTATTGAGTCAATCAAACGGAAGTTTGAAAACATGCTATGGGAATGACCGTCAAATCTTTTGAGTGTCTTAATATCCATTATATACCTCCAATCAATATCGCCGAGCAACTATGCAGGGATATTCATTTTTAATATTTCTTTTATCTTTCTATATATATTATATCATAAAATAAAGAAAAAGTCAAGACTTTTAAGCCCTGACTTTTTCAACCTTACTGTTTTTTCTTCTTTTCGCACTCTTTCTGAATTTCCTTATTGCGGCGAGCCATATCTTCCTTCATCTTATCGATTTTCTTTTTGTAGCTCTCCTTTTCGTCCATGTGGAATTTCATTGATATATCCCTCCAATTTTTCTTTAATGGCTTGCATTATCTCATATTCCAAGATGTTTGTTTGTCTGCGAACGGATTCTTCAAAACTTATCTCACCAGCTAAGCCGCGGCAGACTTCATCCATCAGTCCTTGTCCTTTTACCATCTTTTAACTATTTTAACAATATAGTATGAATCAATTACTTCGCCTTTAGATTTTTTTTCTTTAAGAGTCGCGGCGCTACTAATTATATCATATCCTTCTTTTTTAGCATCAGATTTAAATTTTTCAATTAACTCCTTAGCTTCTTCATAAGTATCAACACGTATCTCATCAGTTTGTTTCATTATTTCCATAAATACATTCCTCCAATTTACTAATATTATCTTTATAAGAAATTTCATATAGAGGAATATTGTGTGATAAACAATATTCCCTTTTTTGATTATCTCTTAATTGCTATTTCTATAACCCTTCTATTCCACCATAAAAATCTATTGGCTCATAATGCTACTTGCCCTAATATTCTATTAGTATTATATTCGGATTAAAAATAGCAAAGTCAAATTTTAAAGGATAATTATTAGGTTTTAAGTCTTCAAAATAATATTGTTTGTGAAATTTAATATTATGACTTTTAAGCCACTATTCAATTTTATATTCTCCTTTAGACATTTTAATACAGCCGCAACTTAATGCATTTCCTCTATTTAGATTTGAAGCATCAATTGAATGCGTGCTGCCACAATTATGGCAATAACAAGACCAATATCTGCCTTTTCCCTAACCACTTCGTTCTTCATCTAAGGAAATGACTTCTAAAAATCCAAACCTGTCTCCAATTCTTATCTAAGAAGATTTACAGCCACAACTTGTTGAGGCACCCGAGCGCAAATTGGTAGAACGTACTGCTTTTATTAGTCCACATTTAAGACATTTACAATTCCAATAAGAGCCATGATTATTACTTCGTTCTTTATTAAAATCAATAACATACCAATCACCAAATGTCTAATTAGTTAAATCTATTCTTTTAGACATTACAAAGTTCTCCCATTTTTTATTCCTCCTTATAATTCAAAGATACTGGACCTTTATAATCAATATCAATCCATTCTTGTTTTACTGAGTCAAAAAATCTAACATTAGTTATGTCCTTAATTACAAAACTTGTTTTATCATCGACGTCGAGGTGGGCTTCGTACTGCCCACCCTTTCCGACTGTAATTTCAACCATATCTTTATCAGAAGTCATAGATAGAACTCTCCTTTATTTCGATTTCGTCAACATAAATCTGCGGAGTAACTCTATTGCCCCATGTGTTAATATTTGCTCTGCCGGCACAAGTAATGTTAAGAGTATCGCCAGGAGTTTCAAAAATCTGGTCAATAATACTTTGTGCCTTAAAAATCATATAAGTCATACCATTGAATACAAATTTAACGGTATCCTTCTTTGAACCGATTGTCTGAATTTGAGACTTAGGAATTGTGATATTCTCAACGATAATAACTGGCTCATCACTTGTCTGTCCCCACAACTTCTACTGTGCGCCGATATCAAGAACAAGAGGAGTGATTTCTGAATAGTTACCCTGGATAACAAAATCTGCTTCATAGAATCCTTCATTGAAATCAATATCAGCAAGTTTTGTATTTGCATACTCGCATAACTTATCAATATCACTATTCTTAATACTGAATCCTGCGGCGTTCGCATGACCTTCAACGAAGTCCATATAGTTACTATCCTTAAGGAATCCCTTAAAGTCCTTTAACTCGCTTTCTTCTCTACCTCTGATAGAACCCTTTAAATAACCGTCAGGGCTGATTCTACCAAGCATTGTAGGCTTTTTATATTTCGCCGCGATACCCATTGCAATCAAACCAGTAAGGTTATTTGAAACACTGAGGTCATCAGCATTAAGAATGAGGATTTTATTTTCGTCAAGACAATTATTGCTAATCTGAATATCAAGAAGCTCAATTGCCTTGTCCTTTTCTCTGTTCTGTCTTGAACGAGCATTTACGCAGTTACGAGTTACCTATTCCGCTATAGTCTCCATTTCGCCCTTTGCCCCTCGCTTTGTTGAGGGGATTACTTTATCGCCGTCAATAAAACCTTCAAAAAGCTGTTCTTTTTCGCTTTGTGTACCGACACGAATAAGAGCATTGATAAGCGGAGTTACATAGAAAGCAACCTTAATCTGTGTAACATCTCCACTATTATAGTAAGAATCATTCCAATCTGCTTCATAAATACCAAACATTGAATAACACTGTTTCTTTACAATCGCGCGAAATAAGCTATTCTGAATATCTGAAAGACCATAGTCACAAATGTAACGATTCTCTGGTGTCTGCATATTCATCATATCACTGATTTCACCAAGAGCAACGAGGTCAAGGTATCGGTCAAAGATAGGGTCAATGAAAGCCTCTTCTTCTTTACTCTCAGGAGAATCCTCCCAACGATAGCAGTCAAAGAAGTTAATAAACTTATAAACAATACCGACGCCGCTTAACGCCTTATTCTCATAATCTTTTGACAGCTGATTGTTAATAACAATTGCGTCTTCACTATAATGGTCTGCATCATGGTGGTCAAGAACAAGAATATCGTAACCCATCTCATGAAGCTGTTTATGTTCATCATAATCATTTGAGGAACTATCAGGAAGGATAATTAAATCACAAATCTTATTGTGAACCAATTCGTCCATAACTGAACGTAAACCATGTTCCTTTCCTTCCGGGATATGATAGGAAATTTCAACATCAGGATACTTTTTCTTCAAAAAGTCATTAAAATAATTGATAAACAAAGCAGAAGATGTAAAACCATCAACATCGCAGTCAACATAAAGACGAATGCGGCTTCCATTCTTCAAATGCTTTAACAGCAGCTTTGCTCCCTCTTCCATATGGTCAAGACCAAGCGGGTCAAGAAGATTATCGGAAGTAGGCTTAAAATACCAATCAGTATTCTCTCCTTCTTTCAAGATACCTCTGTCAATAAGTAAATTGTGACTGAAATCCTGAGTAATATCCTTACTCGTTTTTTTAATATACTTCATTTTATAACCAGACTCCTTTTGATATTAATTTAGTCGCTACTTCTGGTCCGCAGTCAAAAGGAGACTGCTTCAGTTTTAGTAGATTACTATTATCATAGACAAAACCCATTGTGCAGTAGTTTTTATATTTCTCACAAATACCTTTTAGCTTTGCAAAATATTTCTCTTTCTCTTCCCAAGTCTTACCTTCTTTATCAAAGGCTATCAAAACTCTCTCTGCTCCACACTTAATTAACAAATCAAGCTGATATTTATGAAACGTACTACCACAGGCGGCGACGACTATATTCTTGTCCTATCCGAACATTGTTGAATATTGCAAACAACTTTTCTCGGACTCTGCGACAATCGCCGTCTTATATTTCTTTATATTCTCTCTTACAAAATTCAATCCATAAAGATTAAATTGAAGAGGATGATTATACATCTTTCCTTCGATACACACTGGACGATATTTACCAAGTGCAATATCTTCTTCATTAAGACTTCTTCCTCTTATTCCGATTAAGTTTCCTTCAATATCGTAATGAGGAATAATGATTTTGTTCTCTTGAATTGAATAGAGAATATTATATATCTTCATTGCTTCTTCGCTAATTCCATCTTCTAACCACTCAACGGTAGGATAGAATGTATAAACATTCAATAACCCCTTATTAAGAATAGGAATATTAACTTCAGCATTATGATTTTCTTTAGTATAAATTGATTGGTATGGCTGGTAGAAAGATTCATACTCTTTTGGTCGACCAGCTCCTCCACCAATCTTTAAAACAATATCCTTGAAAAAATCATACTGAACATTTAATAACTCATATCGCTTTTTAAACATTTCAATAATATTGAAAGTACAGCAACATTCAGTATAACAATGGAAAGTATGAGTTTTAGGATAATAATATAACTTCATACTTGCATCAGCAGAATCATGATTATGACAAATCGTTGGGAAGATTATTGCGTTTCCTTTTTCTTCGAATCTGTCTGCACCAAGTTTTGTCATTATATCAATGATTTCTTCATTAGTCAGACTATTCATTAAGTCTTTTAAATCGCTCACTTAATCACTCCTTAAAAGGTTAAAAAATCAGAAAAATCTTTTTCGCTTAATCTTCTCTTATTATCTTCATCATCTTCAAATGCCGCGGCGGAATCAATAACTAAATCTTCTGGCTTGATATCTGAAGTGGAATAGAATTCTTCATAAACACCATCTGACACGATTCCTTCATTATAAAGGTCACATAACTCAGTGAAATCTCCATATGCTGTAGAATCAAACTGAATAACTTGGAACTCTTTAATTGGTTTCATGTCAACTGTTGTTACGAACAAATCTTCCTTACGGCAACAGCCCAAATCATTTCTGGACCAAATTCTTACCATATTCCATCTACCACGACGATTCTTATAAATGTCTGTGACAAGATTCGGAACAAATGAGAATGAACCAGAGAATCCTGCAAGTTCTTGCAATTCTGCCTTAGTTGGACGAGACATAACACAAGCAAAGTCTGCAAGGTTAACAATCGCCTTTGAACCTTGAACATTTTTGAAATCTCTAAATCCGCCTTTTTCATCGTCATCGTTACTAACCTGTGTTGAGGTCATAATAAAAGCGTTAAGCTCAACAGCGAGATTCTTCAATGTTGTTGTGAACAATCTAAGGCAAACATCTTCACGAAGTTTTAGGTCACGATACTCATTAAGCATAGCAGGAGAAGAGAAGATGTAATCGTAGAAAATATTCTCAACACCATGCTGAATATTATATCTTCTGAACAAATTCTTTACGGCTGAAGCACAAGGGTCAGGCATATGAGCAAACAACATATTCCCCTCATACTTCTTCATGATGTCAATTGCCTGCTGAATACGAGGCATTTCCTTTTCACCATATGTACCATACAAGAAAATTTCTTCATTATATCCTGTAAGATATGCGAGTATCATGGTCTTGATTTCATCAGGGTCCTGCTCTGTCATTACATACAGAACCTTTTCACAACTGCCTGTTGAAACCCATTTATTTTTCTTTCTGTCAAAACGAATTGGATATGCAATATTACAAGCATCTCCAACCATTGAACGAGTTTTACCAACACCAGAACCTGCTGAACGGATATAAAGTTTACCTTTTCTTCCGCCGCGAGTTATAGAGTTAATAATATCGCCTTGAAGTTTACAGCCAATCTCTGGCTTCTGCTGTAAGTTAATGATAAGCTGTTCAATACCATCAACAGCTTTTGACTCTTCAACTACACTTTTTAATACAAATTTGCTCTCATAACTGTTAAGTTCCATTTTCAGCTTATTGAGAATATCCTCAACAGTCATTTGTTCAAATCTCTCATTAATTTCTGCGTAGTTCGGATTGAGAATATCTTCACAATAAATGTCGCTGATATCTCTACCACTATTTTTTTGCAAATCTTTCAAGAAGTTTAACTTCTTAAACTTATTGTAGTAATAATTAAAGTTTGCTGGCTCTCCTGCCGTCTCACAATCCTATAAATAAACTTCGCCATTTTCTTTTTCCATCAGTTCGGCGGCGAGAGCATTTCCTTTCAAATAATTGATAATGTCAATGGAACGAATGTTACTTGCTCCATCTCCATTATTATACAAATTGTTGATTGCAGAAAAGATAAACTTATCAAGTGAAGTTGGAAAATCACTCAATTCAAATCTATACTTATCTACATCATTTAAAAAATCTGGACGATTCATCAATCCGCCAAGAATTTGAATTACCGTATGGCGGTCAATTTTTATCATTCAGCATCACCCACAATCTGGTCAAGGTCAATCATTTTCTTTTTCTTTTTCGTACCAATATAATCACTGGGATTATACTTGATTTCGATTCTGTCTTGTTCAAGCTGTTTCTCGATAGCTTCCTCAACCTCGATTCTTTTCCTTTCCTGACTTTTATAATACAATGCCGCCTTGTCATAAATATAAGGGATAATACCAATTGTCTTATATTTCTCCTGAACAGGATTCTTCTCAATCTCATAGAAATATTTCAGTGTCAAAAGCTGAGACTTATAATTCATTCCCATTCGATTGAACTTCATCATCTGAGTTACGTTCCAATCACTTACTGGTTTTCCATCTGTGTCGGGACCAAATAAACGATGAATATAAAACCACAAAGCATCACGGTCATCATTTACTCTTTCCTTAAGTTTAAGGTTTTCCTCATTAAGATGATTCTTAACTGTTGTCGGAGATATGCCAAGTTCTTTTGCGACCTGCGCCATATTTTTACAACTTTTATAAAGTTCATTTATCTTTGCAATCATTTCTTCATCGACTTTAACCCTTTTCTTGGCTACGACTTCAACTGGCGCACCATTATAAATTGCAAGATATTTATTAACCGAAGCCGCACTGATACCGAGTCGTCTGGCAACTTCTGCTTTACTTTTTACTTCCTCATATAAAACAGGAATCTGCTCAATTACAGCTTCATCAATTTTCTTTCCCATTGGCTATCACCCTTTTCTTAATCTCTATAATAATTATACCATATTTTAATTCAGAAGTCAAGAATTAAAATAGGAACGGCGGCATGAAGCCGCCATCCTTAGATATTATCAAGAAAGTCGGCAGCACCAGCTACGATACTTCTTTCGATTGTAATAAGCTGAACAGTAGCAAACAACGGAGCGAATTCAAGACTTTCATGAAGTTTGAGCAACAGCTTTAAACCATTTCTGTCCTTAAAGATTGCACTATCCGCCTGATGAATATCTCCGTCAAAGAAGATTTTTGTATTCTTGCCGCAACGAGCAAGTAATAGCTTAATATGTTCCTCTGTGAGGTTCTCAGCTTCACTTACAAGAACAATAGCATCATCAAAGTTACGTCCTCTGATATAAGCGACAGGAACAATCTCCAACTTATCTTCTGAAATCCATCTATTTATCTGGTCAATACCAACCAAATCAACAAGAGGTCCAATTGAAGGAAGAATTTTTTCCATCAGGTCGCCAGGTAACGCACCAAGCTCCATAGTGTTCTGTGTGTAAGAGTTGTTAGGAACGTAGATGATTTTCTTAATTTTCTCTTTCTCAAGCTGTCCAATTGCATAGTTATGAGTGAGGAAAGTTTTACCTGTTCCAAAATGTCCACCTGCATAAATGATAGGAACGTCACTAAGCAAAGCATCTACAAGGCAAATCTGCTCGGGATTTCTTGGGAAGATTTCTCCAAGCCATTCATTCTTGATTGCCTTACCTCTGATTAAATGGAAACGAGCACCATCATATTTGAAGACACTGGTATCACCGAGTGAAGCATCTTCATGTGGCGGCGGAACGATAAGATATTCATTGATACTGAAATTGTAATCATCAGTCTCATAGAAACCATCCGGCATAAGTCTACCAAGAATTTCGTTATATTCGTCGAAAGACAAATCATCAACATTCAAGTAGACAATACCGCAATAATCATCTTTCCAGCTGTAGCCTTCAACATCAATTCCTGCGACTTCTGCTCTTACTTTAAGAGCAACATCATTTGTAACAAGTGTAGCATTTCTCTTACGAGTAATATCCAATAGTACAGAGTCCACATCTCTGGAATAGTCCTGTGTTAAATCCCATTCGATGTTAGCCATATTTTTGGCAATATAAACTGCCGCCTTGCGAGCTTTCTGAGCTACTTCGGGGCTCTTATGATACTTCAGACCGTCAATCTCCACAAGGACTGCCATAGGAATAACCCAGTACTCCTTTGGATTTGTAACAATCTGTGGATAGTCTAAGAGAACATTTGTGTCCAAAATTTTAATACTTCCGTTCAATTTTCTCAACCTCGCTTATAAAAAAATGGGGAAGATAAATCTTCCCCACTTGCGTTAAAGTATTTCTTTAATCTTAATCAGAACATTCTTAAGACCTTCAATCTGCTCTGGTAAAATTTCAGAAAATCTTGTGGGTTTTCCAAATTCCTCTTCGAGGATATCAGATGCTTCCTTAGCCTTTTCGTTCTGAACTACTGCACCCCACAGCTCCTTAGCTTCATTCATTAAATCATCAAATGTCTTTACAACATAAGGATTAACTTCATCTGAAGCTTCGCCGCCAGAATGCTTAACTTCCTCATCGATAGCGTCGAAAATTGCATTTACGATATTATCGTAGCTGAATTCAACACGAGGAACAATATACTTGAAACGAGACTTTGCGAAGAATCTGTCGTCGCCTCTGAAGAAAATAAATCTCTTTCTTTCGCCGGACGCTTCATCCTTAATCTCACGAATGTAACCAATAACGTCAACCATCTTGTTTACAATATCGTAAGGTCTCTGTGGTAAAGCGGGGGCAATCTGCTGATATTCTTCTTCTTTCTCGTCCTTAAGAGTTTTCTCAGTTGAGTGTGAAATGAAAATCAGACCGTAACCTGCAAAAGTTAAATCTCTGAATGTTGACTGATATTCTTTCTTAGCCATGTCATAACCCTGACCCCAAGGAATATCGCCAAGCTTTTCAACTCCTTCCTGACCGCAAATGTATTTTACGCACAAATCCCATGCGGAATCGGCTGTATCAATTGCGATACTCTCAAACTTATCCTGCAACTCTTTCTTACGTACAAGCTGTCCAACAACCTGTTTCCAGTCATTCCAACCTTTAATAGGCTGAACATATACGTTATTAAGAGCATTAGTACCCATCTCAAATCCTGCAATAAGAACCTTTGGGAACTGTGCCGCAAGACTTGTCTTACCAACGCCCGGCAAGCCATAGAACATTGCGTACTTACCTTTAAGGTTTCTACTTATTGTCTGAGGTTCAAGTGCCAATAAATCAATTGCCATTATTCAATCCCTCCTTTATATTGATGGTCGCCCTGGTTATTAGAAACCAGGGTTTACATCGTCAAAGGAAGCTCTCTTCTGAGTCTTAGGCTTGTTGCCCTTTTCCTTCTGCTCCTCAACTCTTGCGGCACGAGCTGCAAGACCAGCCTTGATGTCGTTAGCATCGTAAGAATACTCTTCCTCAAGACCACTTGGAGAACCACCGAGGATGATAAGCTCCTTACGAGTCTGAGTCTTAGTTCTCTTGATAGGCTCACCGAAGCCCTGCTCTTCATACCATACCTTAGTTGACTGGTTGAAGCTGATTGCACCGTTAATGTTAACAGTATCGCCCTTTTCCCAGTTGCTCTCGATAAAGTTTACTGCACTATCAGATGCAGCGATAAGGTCGATTACGTCAACTCTTGTTACGCCGTCCTTACCTGTCCAGCCAACAACAGCAACCTTAACCTTAAGTCTACCAGTCTCTTCCTGGTTTGCATCTGTCTCTCTTGTGGTATCCATGATAACACCAGAAAGCTCAAATCTTGCACTTGGCTCAAACTCGGCACCCTGACGAGGAGCGTTCATGAAGTTAGAGTCGATTTCAAAACCAGTTCTTACCTGACCGCTGTTAGGGTCAACCCAGATGTTCTCCTTAAGCTGACCAGAAGTAATAACAACCTTAGAAGCCTTATCCTTCTCGTCATCAGGAAGAGCTGCAAGAGAAGTAAACTTATCTCTCATCTCAAGAATACCTGTGTAAATCTTGCTTACCTTGCCGTCAGACTTAAGCTCCATAGAGAAAAGCTTAATAGGAATCTCGTTCTCAACCATCTTTCCGCCGATTTCCTGGTCCACCTTAATTGTAGCCTTAGCTGATGCATAGTTTCTGCCATCGGCAGTCTTCTTCTGCTCAACTTCAAGCTAGCTAAGAATTCCAGAAATCTCAACAACATTAGTACTCTGCGCTTCTTTAATATTCAACATAAATAAATTCCTCCAATAAATAACATTTTTAACAAAGTGAATTAGGAAATCGGCGGAACTCAATGTTCCGCCAATTTCTTTACGCCGACGTTAAATTACTCAGCGTCTGCTGTAACAGCATCAGGGTCGAAGTCTGCGCCCTCCTGAGTAAGGTAGAATACAGAAACTTCCTTCTCCTTACCGTCAACAGTGCGGCTCTCCTTCTCACGAACAGCATAGCCCTTATTTACGAGACCTGTAACAGAACCTACAACTGCGGCAGTTGTCTCGAAGCCGAGTGCGTCTGCTACTTCCTTATGAGTAAACTTAACGCCTACGCCATTTCCCTTGAGGTAATCGAATACCTTTCTTGAATTTGCTGTCATTACACCAGTCTTCTTAGTTGCCATTTTAACATCACTCCTTAAAGTAAATTTAATTTATATAAAAAATAGCTTAGGCTCGCTATTTTTTTTACTATAATTAGTATATCATATAATTGATTGAAAGTCAAGTTTTTGAATCATACTTCTGAATCAATTTACGCATATTCTCTGCCGCAGCAGATTCATTTACATTAGAACTTAACTTCTCAGCCATATCAATACAAAGCTCTTTAGCTTTTGCAATAGATACTAACTGCTGTTCAGCTCTTTTTGCACAAAAGTCGTAACAAATACCAATGTACGCAATATCCTTAGCGGATAGCTCTTCGTTCTTTTTAACTTTCATAAGAACTTCTTCATACTTCTGTACATCAGTTTTAAGACCTCTTGCAAAGTTAAGAGGCCTCTTGTCTTTGAAAGAATCCTCAATAAGTTCCTGCTTATCAGTAGTAACTGGAGCAAGAAGATTATAATGAGTATCAATAACAGAAGTTATCGCTGCAACAGTCGGGTCTTTATTCTGAGAAATAATAGCTCTTTTTTCTTCAAGAGTCATTGGTATCTCCTCCTTAACTTTCTATATAAAGTATATCACATTTTTGAAGAAAAGTCAAGGATTAGGCTTTCGCCAAATCCACAACTTTCGCTCCTTCAGGAATCTTCATTCCAGTGACACCGGTCGCGTCTCTTGAAGCAACCTTAAGCTCATCTGACTTAATTTTGATTAAGCCACGAGTTGATATAACAATTATATCACAATCCTGAGATAAAGTCAAGAATTTAACTACTCTGTCATCTTTACGAACTCCAGAAATCTTCTTGCCCTTTGTGCCACGAGTACACTCAGGGAACTCAGAAAGTTCAGCTTTCTTTACAAGTCCATTTGCAGTTGCTGTCATAAGATACTTACCGCTAATTACCTTAGAATCGATAACTCTATCGCCTTCATTGAGTTTAATACCACAGACACCTGCGGCAACTCTACCGATAGCATTTATCTTTTCTGTATTTATTATAACAAAATTGCCGTTAAAAGTCAAGATTCCGATAGGTTCTCTATTTACTGGATGAACGGCAATGACTTCGTCATCGTCCTTGAGGTTGATAGCCTTGAGAGACTTACCCTTCTTAAAGTTATACTCGTCAAATACAGTCTTCTTTACCATACCATTTTTAGTAACGAATACGATAAAGTCAGTAGCCTCGCGGCGAGATATTGTAGTTATAGTAGTAATTCTTTCACCTGGCTCGAACTCAAACATCTGAACGGTATTTATCTTTGCATCTACAGGTAAATCTGCAATAGCACTCCTATAAACTTTTCCCTTGTTTGAGAAAAGAAGAAGATAACCCAAGTTGTCGTCAGCAATAGTTTTGGTGATGACCTCATTATCCTGCATCTTTATCTTTGAGCCCTTACCGCCGCGATGGGTTGTAGTAAGAGTAGAAGAAGTCTGAGTATAGATATTACCGAGATTTGTGAAGTGAAGAAGAAGTTCTTTCTTTTCGATAACTTCTGTTTCATCACCTTCGCCCTTGTAATCAAGGTTCATGAGTCTTGTTCTTCTTTCATCGCCGTATGCGTTTGCTACTTCACGTAGGTCATTTTCAATTTCCTTGTAAAGCGTATCCTTATCATTAAGGGCAAGAACATGATACTCTCTGTCTTTTCTTAACTGCTCTTTCTCGTCCTCAAAAGACTGAATTTCAAGTGTAGCTAAACGACCAAGCTTGATATCAACGACAGCTTTTGCCTGAGCATCAGTATAACCGAAACGTGCGATTAACTTTGTCTTTGCGTCTGCTGTATTAGATGCTCCTCTGATGATAGCTACAACTTCATCAACATTTGCCAATGCAAGACAGATAGCTTCAACAATAGGAAGTCTTTCGTCAATCTTTCTTATGTCGTATTCGTGCATCTTTGTTCTTACAACAATCTCATGGTCAAGATGCGCCTGAAGTGCTTCCTTCCAACCAAATACTTTAGGACGAGTACCGTTATCAAGCATCGTCATATTGATTGGGAAGTAACTCTGAATTGCTGTATACTTATACAGATTACGCATAACGTTTGCAGGGATTGCTCCCTTTTCAAGCCAAACGGTAATATCAACAATTTCCTCAGAAGAGTCAGTGAATCTCTTAATACCTGCGCAAGCTGTTGTGGGGATTTTCTTCAAAGACTTACTGTTAGGGTCGGGATTGAAAAGTCCACCCAACTCATTGAAGATACGATTAGTTGCAACACCATAAGGTACTTCTGTAACCTGAAGTGCATTTTCTTTATCATCATACTCAATTGAGCCGCGAATAATCGCAGACTTGCCTCTACCAACTCTTAAAGACTCCTTAACTTCATCTGCATTAAGAATTGTACCGCCAGTAGCAAAGTCAGGAGCGCAATAGATTTCATCAAAATCAATGTCAGGATTCCAAAGCAACTTAATCATTGCTTCATTAACCTCACGAAGATTGAACTGAGGAATACTACTTGCCATACCTACCGCAATACCAGTTGTACCATTTACGATATTATAATATCCGAGAGATGGAAGTACGGCAGGGAACTGTTCTGTGTTATCGAAGTTATCGAACCACATATCAATACTTTCCTTATCAATGCCTTCAACCATCTTTGTTCCCATTTTACTTAATCTCATTTCAGTATAACGGGGAGCGGCGAAGTCATCCAAATGAGCATAAGTACCCATATTACCGATAGTATCTTCAATAGGATATCTCATGCTGATAGGACTACCCATACGACAAAGAACACCCGCCATAGCCGCATCGCCATGAACATAGAAATGTTTCATGGCAGATACGATACTCAAGTGAGTTTTCTTATGTGCGTGTTTATATGTAATTTTATCAAGAACCTGAGAATACATACCCATACGCTGTGATGGCTTTAAACAGTCACGCACATCGAAGATAGCACGATGCTGAATTGCCATTGCGGCATAGGTACCAAAGCTCTGTTCAACTCTGTCCTTTAAATTCATTTTCATCTTATCACTCCTTATATTAAAATTATATCACATTTTAAAAGTAAAGTCAAATATTACATTTCACCATACTTGCTGAAGTCAATATGCTCGAAAATGAACTCTTTCTTAGGTCCAACGTCTGCACCCATAAGTGCTTCAAGAGCTTCCATAGCTTCGGGAGTATATTCAAAAACTTCATGTGCTTCAGGGCAATCGAAAATTGCTTCACGGAGTTCTCTCTTTTCAAGCAAACCAAGACCCTTTACACGTCTTACATTACCGGGGAGTTTTCTTCCTCTCTCGTTGTAATCTTCGTCAGTGTAGAAATATGTCTGTTTACCCTTATTCTCCACGATGAAAAGAGGAGCATGGAACCAACCTACTCTTCCCTGTCTTACGAAATCTGGACAAATCTTCCAAATAGCAACAAGACCAAGTAAGAAGATATGAAGACCATCGACATCAGGGTCAACGAAGAAGTCGATATAACCGTATCTTGCTTTCTTCGGATTGAATGGCTTACCATAGTCAAAACCAACTGCAACCTGGAGCTGTTTAATTTCATCGTTATCAAGGAACTTATCTTCAGAACAGCTTAATCCGTTAATAATCTTACCACGAGCTTCAAAGATACCATGAAGGTCTTTATCTCTACCTTTCTTTGCAGAACCGCTTGCAGATTTACCCTCACAGATAAGGAGACGAGAATTTTCTCCAAGAACTTTGGCATCACTTACCTTACTAAGAATCATGCCCTTCTTAGTTCTCATTTCACTTACTTCTTTTGCGGCATTAAGAATCTTCTCTCTGATTGCGTCAGCAGCTTTTTCAGCTTTCTGGAACTTTTCAAGAGACTCAATTAATGCGGCACACTCAGGAAGATTTGCGAACTCTGACAGTCCTTTATCAAATGCTTCTGATGCAAGAGTACGAAGATTAGGGTTGTTAATCTTGCTCTTTGTCTGGTTTGCGAAAGAAGGATTTGCTACCTTACAGTTAATTGCAAATACAAGTCCTTTACGGATAAGTTCAGGGTCAAAAGACTTACCACTTAAAGCCTTAATCTTTGTAGTAATCTTTGTCTTTGCACCAGTTACAGGAGAGCCGCCAAATGGACAATAAAGACCATTTACGAAAACGTATTCCTGTGTTGGGTCAGCAGTCCACATAAACGCAATTTCCAGCTCATCGGTTTCGTCTTTTGCAGATGCGATGATGGGAGCATTCATAAGAGGATTCTTTACCTTATCCTTAATGAAATCAGCAATACCGTTTTCAGAATAGAATTCCTTTTTCCTTCCCTGAGTAGTTTCAACAATAAACTTGATTCCCTTGTTAAGATATGCGATGTTCTTAATTTCATCACAAATTCTTTCATAAGAGAATCCTTCAGTATCATTAATAAAGACCTTTTTATCTGGTATAAAAGTTACAGTAGTACCAGTAGTATTACCTTCATAAGGTATTTCTTTATAATCTTTAAGTATGCCTTCTTCAAAATAAGCTATTGCAGCAGTATTATCTCTTTCAGATTTGACAATAAATTTTGAAGAGCTCATACAAACTGCTGTTCCACCAATACCATTAAGTCCTGAGCTATTTTTATATGCGCCTTTGTCAAATTTTCCACCAGTGTGACTTTCAGTATAAATTGCAACAAGAATATTACGACCATCTTTTATTCCAAAAGGAACTCCACGACCATAATCTCTAACAGTAACTTCATTGGTTTCTTCGTTAAGAAGTATGTCAACTTCCTTGCCGTAACCAACAAGAGCCTCATCAGTAGAATTATTTATAATTTCTTTTAAGGCTTGATAAATACCGTCTGTGGTATCAGAACCAAGATACATGGGTATTTTAGCTCTCATAGCTTCACGGGTATTTAAATGTTGAATATTATCAATATTATAATTACTCATTTATAAACCTCCAATGAAAGCCGCTTGCAGTTTTCTGTTTACCTCTACAGCATCTACTTATTGTCTCTCCTAAAATTCCTGTTTTCCGCTCGGCATCAGATAAACTTTCATATTTTTCTCCTGTTTCAATACACTCAACTGGCTTTCGGTGTTGAGCTAATTGATTATTGCGTATATGTTCAGGAGTTTTCTTCTTTCCCATAAGAGCATTAGAAATAGCTTCATTATGTTCCTATGAATGAGATATTCCTTTTCTTGTTTGGCTCATTTTATTTTTAGTTTCTTGCGAATGTAATTTATTTTCTCCACCGCTATTTAAATTAAAGCCTTTTTCAATTGAATTATATTTTTTAATATATTCTTCTTCTAAATGATTAGCCTCTTTAAGTGTAAGATTATCTACTAATATTTCGTGATTAAAATTTTCCCACCCATATTTCTAAATGGCAGAATAAAACTTTACACAATTTTTGTAGGCGCTTGGTTTCCATCGGGTTGCTATATCACAAGTCTATCCAATATAACATCGCCCATCTGGAAGAGCATGTTTATAAACACACCAAGACTTTTCCATTATATCCACTCCTTTTCATTTTTCTATACTTTATTTTACCATAAAATAAAAGAAAAGTCAAGAATTACTCTTGACTTTCTTTCTCACCTTTTATTTCATCGTATGGACTTGGTTTTCTCTCGCGTGGAGTTGGGTTGTAATATTCATGACAAGCCGTTACTCCATGCTAATTTGGTGTTCCTTCACAAAGCCAGCAATCTCCGCATCCTGGCGCTCCGCCATTATAATAAGCAATGGCACAAGTTTTACAAATACAAAAATCACATTTATTCATAAAGTATCATCTCCGATATGGTCCATACAATTAGTGACTCTTTAAATAGTCTATTACAGACTGAACCGCATTCGCTCCGTCAGAAGCGGCAGTTATGCTTTGGCGAACCTTTTTCGTTCTAACGTCTCCGGCGGCGAAGAAACCTGGGCAATCAGTTACACCAGTTTCATCAGCAGGAATATAGCCATTCCCTGTAAGACTTACAAAATGAAGAATAGAGGTATTAGGAATCATTCCAATTGATACAAAGATTCCTTCTGCAAATATTGGTCCTCTTACTCCTTTACACCATATCCATAGAACTCCATTCGTATCTTTAGTAACTCTTGTTACAGGGCAATCATAATCTATGTAAACATTATGAATTTTTGAAACTCTTTCAAAAGTGGAAGGAGAAGCAGTAACATTACTATCGCACATTAAGATGCGTACTTCTTTACAAATCTTTGAAAGATATTCTGCTTGTGTGAAAGCAACATCTCCTCCGCCGATAACTGCGACACGCTTATCTTTGTATAACGCTCCATCACAAAGCGCACAATAATGTACTGGGACATTCTGGTCAATAGTTTTTAATTCTCTATGATTTGCGCCCAAAGCATAGATAATAGTTTTCGTTTCAAATGATTCGCCGTCTGCACAATAGATACGGTAATAGTCATCAAATTTAAAAATGTCCTCTATTTCGTGCTCCTTGATTTCAACACCATTGGCTTCAAGCTGGTCATGGAGAGACATTGCTAAATCAAAGCCGCTCTTACTTTCTGAACAGGGATAGTTCTCAACAAGAATTGCGTTACCAATCTGTCCGAAGTCATAGCTATCTTTTCCAATAATATCAAAATTAAGATTTGCTCTTTTTGCATATAATGCGGCAGTCATTCCTGCCATTCCATTTCCAAGTATAATTAAATCCTTCATATATTTCCTCGCTCCTTAAATTCAAACCCAGCCTTTTTAAGTGCCTCCATATTGTGAACATTTCTCAAGCAAGCGGCAAACTGATTTTCGCTTGCAAGTTCCACTCCAAGATTCGTACTAAAACGGCTCGGTCTATCAGGAATAAAACGCCCGAACTTCACGATTATCTTTGCTTCGGTTGTTTCATTCTGAAGCCTTAGAAGCAAATTTTCAATCTCATGAGGATAGTATCCTGTATAGATAACTATATCAGGCATCTCTTTAATATCAAAACAAGTTTTGTATAAAGCTTCAAAGACCTTGATAAGTTCAATCATATCATCGAAATCATCAAATGGTTCGAGTCCTCCAAAAACAACCGCCTTGGTTATTGGATTTTCATAGAACCTTGTTGCTATTTCTACTAAATTCATATCAATTGTGGGCGCGAGTGCAAGGTCAGAATTCTGACAAACATTACGGCCGCACTCTTTATCACATTTGAAAGTACAATGGGGCATACCGATAAACATTGATGGCTTTCTATATTGAACAAAGTCTTCATCAATTAGATTCTTTATTTCCATCATTACTCTCCTTTTTAAACTCCGCAAAAGTCCACATATTAGGATTGTCATATCTCCCAAAAGTATCTTCATATATCTGACCGAATATATCTCTTAATACCTCTAAGTCTTGCGGCGATATTTCATACTTTACATTTATCTCAATTTTCTCTGGAGGAGTTAAAGGAGAAGGCAGCTAAGTTGCTGCCTCCTCACATAGCTTATTAATCCTCTCCCTCTCTTGTGGTGTTAGTAGGGTCATATTTAATCTTCTCCCATCTTCTCATCTTATACTCTGCCTTTCTTGCCTTTGTCCAAGTCTTAACAGGAGTTAAGAAACCAACGACACGAGTATACTCTGTTGCAATAGGCTTACCGCAAATAGGACAAGTAGTTCCATAGAAAGAGTGGTTGTCTTCGCAAGCCTGAATCTTTGTATTGAATGCGAAATAGGTTACGCCCTGGTCTGCGATATATTCAACCATCTGTCTTGCAGTTTCATAGTTCTTGAATGGAGCATCAATGTTCGCATGAAGAATTGAGCCACCATTGCAGAATCCGTCAAACATAGCTTGAACACGAACTCTTTCCTGTAAAGTAGCCTTAATACCAAGTGGCATGAACTGATTACCGTAAAGCGGCAAATCGTAAATATCAGCATCAGGATAGAAGAACTGGTCCTTCTTCATTAACTTAGCAGCGGCGTTTTCACCCAATCTGTTACTTTTATGACCAAATATCTTTAGAAGAAAAAGTAATTTGATATTTACTTAAATCTTCTTTATTATTTAATAACCATCTTTTAAATTTATCACTTCTAAAACCTAAATCTTCATCATAAATAACTTTAAAAGTTAAATTATGTTTTTTGCAATATTCTTCTGCGGAAGATACCTCTAAATTAAATCTTTCTTCATCTTCATATAATAAATGCTTTTTAGGTTTTAATTCAATTAAAATTTCTCCATTTAAAAATACGTCTGGAGTATAATGATGATTATTAGGTAGTTTAATTTGAAATGGTTCAATATCATAAAAAGAAATATCTTTATTGTTTTCTATTTGTATCAAATAACATAGTTCTAACAAACTTCTGAAAAAGAATTTTTTATTATTTTTAATAGAGTAAAAGAATCCATTATATCCACGTCCCATATTGGCATTTTCATACTTGCCATCTTTCCACGCTTGAGATAATTTTATTCTTGTTTCTTCGCTAACTTCATGCTCTGAATAATATTTTAATAAACTTTCAGAAATCTTATTTTTAATTTCTGGAGTCCTTTCATAGGGAGTAATTTTTCTGCCTTTTGACGCGGCACCAATTTTTGCTTTTCGTTCATCTGAAAAAGTTTTTCCATAAGACGAATTTCTGCGTCCTGCTTTAGATTTTGTATCAATGCCCATTTTTATCATATGTTTTCTTGTAGTAGAATAAGTCATATTATAAAGGGCGGCGATTTCTCCTATCAAGAGATAATATTTATTAAACAATATTTCAAAACCACTTTCATCTTTATTTTTGATTTTTTGAATTAGTTCTAAATCGTCTTCTATAATTAAAAGTGGTTTATTATTATTATTTATGATAATTAAATCCCCATCAATTTTAGCGACTCCAATTTTAAAGCCTGAACTATTTAATATATCCATTTCATTTCAACTCCTTTATATATTTGGCGGAAATGGTTCTTCTTTAAAGAGTCTTTACTCTTGACCATTTCTCTCACTCTTCAATATATAAGTGAGTTCAGACTATCGCATCTCCAATATTTTCAGTCAATTTGGAGGTTCCACATTTAGTCGTTCACGCTACCATTACGCTTGCGCCCTGTTATCTTTATAAGAAACGCTAACTTATAAAGAACTCCAAGTCAATTAGTGGAACTTTTTATTTTTCGTGGTTTATTTGACGTTATGCCACGCATTCCCAGTGATGTTTAGGAATCTGCTCTGTGTTAATCTTATAATCATAGCCGCCTTCCTCAAGAAACTTATCAGCAACCTCTCTCATGGTATCGAAAATCTTCTTGCCGAAGTCTGCGGCTTCCTGAGTGTAATAGGTGTTGCCGAGTTTGTCCTGATATGTGCAACCGAACTTCTTCATTGTCTCATAGATACCAATGAAACCGATTGTATTATAAAGGTGTTCAAAATCAATAAGACCATATGAGAAATTAGGAAGCAATCCTTTCTCAACGTTTCTTTCAATGATATGGCGGACAACATGAAGTGAACGAACAACGCAAAGTGTTCTTGCCTTCAGCTCTTCAAGATACTCTTCTTTTGTGTTTGTATCAAGTGCAAGTCTTGCAAGATTAATTGTATTAACCTTAACAGAACCAACCTTCAAAGCAGTACCACCGATGGAATTAAAATCATGTAATCCCACATTTCTGTGGGCACTGACTATCTCTTATACTTACATATCCTGTGTAAGCATATCCCCATTTCCACTTACGTATCAATAGTAAGTGTACTCCTCTTGGCGAGGATAGTCGATACAGGTTCCTTTTCACCTTTTGCTCTACCTGTTTTTAAAGGATAAGATAGAGCAGAATTTTTATAATTTCTTCCAGCATTTATGTGTTTTATTGTTCCTTCCGATACATGAAAGTATTCTGCAATAGTCTTTATTGTAAATTCCCTATTAAGTAATAACCATTGTATATTATCAACCTCTTCTGGTAATAAATGATATGGTGTTCCTTTTCTAATTGGATAATCAACATAATCCATTTTATGAGTTATACCATTATTAATTGAAGTAATCATTTGTGTATTAACATCATATTTTTCTGCAATTTGTACTTGTGTTAATTTACTCCATTTTAAATCATCAATAATATTATATACTGTTTCATCAAGTATAACGCTTCTTGGATGATTTTCTCCATAAAACGTTGGTGGTTCTTCGCCACCATCTGTCAAATTATATCCATTAGGAAGTTTACAATTCAATTTTTTTATCCAATATTTCTCCTTTTCATTATAATCTTCAATATCTTTTTCTAAAATTTCATAATAGAAGTTTTCTTTACCTAATGCTTCTATTGCATCATGAATAGGAGAGTTATCAACATTTGTTTTAGCTCTTGATAAATGAGCTATAAATCTACGTTGTGGGTCTATTGCTTGACCTACATAAACTTTATTATTAATTTTATTTTTAATTACATAAATGCTTTTCTTCACTATATCACCTCTCTAGCTGAGAGAAATTATAGATGAAAAGACTTCCCACGGGATTGCCATACCTATGTCTCACGACAGGGCTTCAGGTTTCCCCGTTAGCATACTTTAAAGTATACCCCAGAGATTACTGGTAAAGGGATAATAGGGCATTTATTACATACCCAAGGTCACGAATATCACTCTTAAGGCGGCAACAGTTAGAAAGACTTGAAACATTATCATCAATAAAGAGGTTTGAGTCACTCCATTTAATATTATGTCCAATAGCCCACTCCGCAAACTCAGGGTCGAGGAACTCTCCATTCTTTCTTATAAGTGAAATTGTAGAAACAGGGAAAGTAAACATATTCTCTGAACGAATATCGCTCATAGCTTTCATATAAAGTTTCTGGAAGTCCATAATACCATCAATGTGGTCAACCATGTCTTCACCGTTAGGGAACTGTGCTCCGCCGAAAAGTGCCATAAGATACTCTCTGTCAAATACAGATGTATTTGTAAAAGCAGACTGCTGACCCACGTTATCATAATTTTCATTATGCGCTGACTATTTTTTATTACTTAATTAAAAGTAATATTACTCTTTCCCCCCGCGTATCAATAGCGGAGGTACTCCTCTTCGCGAGGATAGTCGATACAGGCTTCATTTAATTATTTGCTCTAAGTGGATAGATAAGATTATCTCTCCTATACATTTTTGTTGAACCATTTTTAATACCAATTATTATATTTGGAGCTACATTATATTGTAATGCAATTTGCCTTAGACTTATTTTTGTCGTAGAGATTAGCTCTATAATTTCTGAAACTTGATGATAAGTTAATTGACCAGCGTTTTTTGTAGCCCGATATTGTCTAATTGGATAAGAAATATTATCTTGCTTATGGTAAGTTCCACTATTTATTCTTGAAATTGCCCTTCCCTCTACTCCATATCTTTTTCCAATATCTTCATAAGAAAAATAACTAAACTTTAATGCATAGATAATTTCTTCAATATCTTCTTGAGCAAGTTTGCCAGTTGGATTAGGATTTTTTCTTAGTGGATATTCAATATTTGAATTATAATAAGTATTTCCTAAATTAATATCACTTACGCAAGAGGGAGATACATTAAATTTTTTCGCAATATCTCTTATACTATTTTTTGTAAATCTTAAATCTGAAACAATTTTTTCTAATTCTATATTAGTTTTAAATTTTGCTTCAGGATGTTCAATACCTTTAAAAAGAGGCGGTTCATTTCCTCCTTCAAGAATATTATAGCCATTTGGTCTTAAAGAATTATATTTAAGTATATAATATTTTTCTCGTTCATTATAATTTTTTATTGGACCTTCTAATATTGACATAGTAAAATGTTCTTTACCATATTTTTGTATAGCTAAATCTATTAAACTATTATCATTATTAGGGCGGCAATGTTGATTAAATCTATATTTAGGGTCATTGGATTGACCAATATAAACTTTATTGTTGATATTATTTGTAATTATATAAATATATTTTTCCATCTATTCACCTCCTTTAATTTATTTTATTAGAGCAATTAAATGATTCCCACGAGATTACCATACCTATGTCTCCCGACAGGGGCTTCAGGCTCCCTCGTTAGCCACTATTTAAGTGACCCCAGTGATTACTGGAAAAGTAATAAATGGACAGTTCTAATTAGATTCTATCCCTTACGCATGGTTGGTTAACGGCATAGATAAATCTCTGAATGTTTTGATAAGCATACTCGTCCCATTCAGTAATGCCGAAGTAGGCTTTCTTCTGGTCCTCTTTCCAGAAGTAATACATATAGGGAATAAGGTTAGGTAATCCGACTGCCGTCGGAACTCCTATGTTTCCATAGGAACTGACTGGATTTTCCTACGACCTTTGTCGCAGTGTTTCTCTGTCCCCCTGCGTATCAATAGCAGGAGTACTCCACTTAGCGTGGATAGTCGATACAGGCTTCATTAGAATTTTCGTAAAGGATAGGACAGTCCTTCTCGAAAATATTTTTTGGATGTGCCACGATTAATGTTTTCAATAGCACGTCTATCTACATTATATTTTTTTGCTAAAGACTGAATACTTTCTTTAGTTTTTAACAAGGCTTCAATAATTTCAGTTACTTGTTCATAAGTAAATAAATTTATTCCAGAACTTTTCCAATTACGAATTGGATATTGAATGTTATTTCGATGATGAATAATACCATTATTGATTTTTGATATAGTATGAACTTCAACATTATATTCTCTCGCTATATCTCCATTAAAACGATATGTGTATTTAAGTAAATCTATGATATTATCTACATCTTCTTCTGTCAATTTACCATTCATATTTGGATTTTTTCTAATTGGATAAGTTTCATTAAGAGATGCTCTACTAATACCTTGATTTATTCTTAACACTTGTTTTTTTGAAATACTATATTTATCTGCCAATTGAGATAATGAAATATCTGTTTTTAACAAGTCTCGTTTTAATTTGACTACATCCGTGTCTGAGATTTTTACATTTGGATGATTATCGCCATAATGTATTGGTGGAGTTTCTCCTCCTTTTAAAATATTATATCCAAAGGGTTTTAATGAATTATAATATTTTATCCAATATTGTTCTCTTTCATTATAGTTTTCTATTTGAGATTCAAGAATCTCAAACCAGAAATGCTCCTATCCATATTTTTGAATTGCCTTATCAATTAAAGAATTATCGTAGTCTCCCTTACAATGAGATTTGAATCTCTGTTCAGAATCTAAGGATTGTCCTATATATACCTTAGTGTTAATATCATTTCTAATAATGTAGATGTCTTTTCTAATGATTCCCACGGGACTAACATATGAATTATTCATTCACTTAGCCTCCCCCGTTAGCCGCAAATGCGACCCTGCTGATTAGCAGAAAAGAAACATATGGGCGCAGCAAATTCACCCGAAGTTCTATTACTTGCAAAGTTAATAAACTCTTTTATGAAGTCTACAAAAGTTGTAAGGTGCTTTGGTGGCTTAGCATTGAAGGTATCGCCAAGGAAATAAAGTCCCTTCTCAGCCAAATCCTTTAAATCATACGCAAAACAATAAGACTTAAAGGTTGCTGTATCTCCGTCGTGTATATAGATTTCTCCCGTCCAGTCGCGGCGAAGCCATTCGTTAGCAGCCTTAAAGCCATATGCTTTCTACATTTCATAATAAATCTTCTAAAAAGCCATAACCTTTCTATGAGGCTTAGGCATTTCTGAAAGAAGTGTTACAATATCCTTTCTTCTTACGTTACTGTTTGAGTCAATAGAGCTATCTGCTACAACCGGCTCATCAACAAAGTTGTCAATAAACTCACCAAGAGAAAGCTGGTCATCACCAAAACCATTAAGGTATGCAAGTTCTGTACCATACTCATTCTGTAACTTATTCCACTGTGTCGTAAAATTCTTATTCTTTCTACCAATATTAGGCATTGTTATCACCTACCTGTTTTACCCAAGCGATTGCTCTGTTAAAGTCAAGAATGTGTCCATCTTCAATTGCAATAATCGGTACGCTATCGAAACCAGTACTCTTGCAAATCTGATAAACCTTGTCCGTATCTGTCACTTCCGTGTAGTTAATATTAGCCGCTTCGAGCTTCTTTTTTAATACCTTACACTTGGGACAGCCCGTTGAATAAAGTGTAACTTCCATAGTCCTTCACTCCTTTTTATTTATTCTATAATAATTATACCACCTTAAACTTAAAAAGTCAAGATATGGTAATTATAAAGTAAAAAAATAATGGTCGGACTCTAAGAATTTTGCGTCATTCGAGTCGAACCATCTATTTTTATTATTACCATTCTGCCGGCACAAGGTCTGCGGCAATACGTTGCTCTCCAGTTTTGGGAAGTAGGAATAATGCAACTTCAATACCGTGACAAGCATCTTCCATCTTACCTTTTACTGCAAGTTTATCACATACCTCGTTCCACTTATCGCCTGCGTGACCACGCACTTTTACGAACTCAACGGAGCAAAAACGTCTCTTGATATTTTCAAGGATTGTTTCAATATCCTTAATAATCTCAACATTCTCAATAGGCTCGTGCTTCTTACCTCTGGTCCAGCCATTTGCTTTCCAGCTGTTTATCCAAGAAGTAAAAATGTTGATACAGTATGCAGAGTCAGAATAAACTTCAACTGTCTTACCAGTATAACCGAATGAAAGAAACTTACGGAGACCATTACGAATTGCTGTTAACTCCATCGCATTATTCGTGGTCATATTTTCGCCGCCATAGGCTGTCATTACTTCTTCATCATTCTCATCAAGAATGGCATATCCCCAACCACCGGCTTCACGGACATACTCACCGTTAACCTTTCTCATTGTTGCGGCGCCATCAGTGTAAATCTTAAAATCAGGCATTTGTACACTCCTCTCTCTCTCAGTTCAAAATGCGAACACTTATCTTCGAGTTTAAAGCAGGGAATACCATTGGTAATCATTCCAAAGCCTCCGTTGCCATCAGGATAGGAGTTAAGATTAACCCAACCAGTTGCTATTTCTCGTCTCCTATAAAATTCAAACCAGTCAACATTATCCTGTCGAACCGCGGCGGCGCAACCTACATATTCAGAGTTCTCTGCTTTTCTTGCATATTTACAATGCTTACATTTTAAAAGTGAATCACTCATATGAATTCTCCTTTCATTTAATTCTATAATAAGAATATCATATTTTTTATAAAAAGTCAAGAAAAGAGGGTAGTTGCCTGCCCTCATATAAGTATTATTTAACTTGCCACGTCATCATTTCTTCATATAACTCATGAGCAAAAGAGTTACCTCCTATACTACTATAAGCATTATATAGTGAGCATAGGTCCTCCTTAGTTCTCATATCCAATGTTTTGCTATCACAATGCTCAAAATAAATCTCGGTTATTGAATGTCTAATAGCAGATTTATTTATCTCACGTGTTTCCTCACGATAGTCCTCAATTCTTTTATCCATATCGTCCAATCTCTTGTTCACGTCTTCAATCTTCTGCGTTAAATCATTCTTTAAGTCCTCAACAGAACTTTTTATCTCTTTTCCAAAATTAGTAAATGCTTCGATAGCCGCTTCATTTTTCTCCTTCTCTCTCTCCAATTCATCCTTAAGTTCCAAATCACTTTGGTCAGGCTCCTTTTTCGCCTTTATAATATCTACGATAACCTTTCCGACTATAGTAATAACAGAACCTAAGCCGGCGGCAATAGCTGCGATAATTACTTCGTCCACTCATCTCACCTCCGATTTAATAAATCATTGTGATATTTATTACAAACTCTATAAGTAGGATTTGTAAATAAAGACTCAAAAGTGAGATTATCGTAATCCCAATAGGGTACTCTTATCAAAGGTATCCTCTTCCTTAAACAGTATGCGTTTTTACGCCTATCCCACTCTTGAGTCTGTTTAAATTCAGAAATTGTTTTTTGAAAATATGGGACTCTGTGAAAATGCTATTCACCGTCAAATTCTATCAAGCATACTAACTATTTTCCTTTAAAAACCGCAAAGTCAAACCTAAGTAAATTACCTTTTAAACTTTTTAAATCAGGGAAACTTACTTCTCTCTGAAAAGAGATAAAACGAGAACGCAAAAGTTTCTCAATTTTTTCTTCGCCTTTTGACATTATATATCCCCGAATCTTTTAACTGGTCTCTTAGGCTTTGGTGGCTTAGGCGGGAAGTATGGAGATAATGGAACTTCTCCCTGCTCGATATGGAAAGTAGCAACATGATAGTATTTATTAGCTTCTTCATCAATAGGAATTCCATATGGGAATTGCTTTGCCAATCTGTGAATTGCTTCTTCTGGAGTTTCCTTATTCCAGTCATACATATCACAATTTAAATTGGCTGAGAAATGAGTAGTGTTAATAATGTCTTTTCTTGGTGGTGGTGGTGGCTTCTGAGCATTTACAATCATCTCTCTCCATTCAATAAGACCAAGCTGAATTTCTTCAAGAGATTTGTCTGCCAACTCATACTTAACACCGTAAAAGGCTTCTTCACAAGACTTAAGTTCGTAAAGTTCTGTCTCCTTATTATACTTCAACTGAATGAGGATATAATGGTGACCTTCAAGGTATACTACATTTACATAGTTAATACCATTGAACTTTGCAAGGAATAAGCAGCCTTTATTATCTGTATTATTGAACTCAACCTCTTTAGGGAAATATTTCCTTTCGTCTGCGAGAGGGAATCCAACAAACTCTGGAATTATAAGATACTTATCTGTAATCTCATAACTTGCCTGTGGTGCGCCAAGACTATTTTGAATTAAAGTTACCGTCTTAAGATAATCTTTCTTGAAGCCACACATCTCAAAGTGATTACAAGTAAAACAGCGAGGCTGTACCTGTGTATGCTTTGGTGGTAGCTGGCGAGGAATTGGCGCGAATATTGGTTTCTTAGGGTATGGCATACGAGGAACCTTCATTTCAACTGGTTCCTATGTTCCTGGTGGGTTTGGAGTAGGTCCAAACTGCGGTCTGATAATTGGCTCTGGCTTGAAAGGCGGCACAGACTTAGGAGTATCGCAAGGACCATCATCATCAGTAGGATAGTGACTCTAACCTGGCACTGGAATAGATGGCGGAGTCTGGCATGGAGCCTCAAAATCATAAGGATATGGAACCCCTGTTTCAAATTCATAACTGCCGTGCATTTCTTTTTCACCTCACTGTAAAAAAAATGAGGTAGGGTTCAACCTACCTCTACTAATATAATGTAGTTTTAAAAGGATAATGGTCTAATCTTTTACTTAGTGAGCTGACTGAACTCGCAATCATCGGCTCTCTTATCATCACGCCATTTTTCAATTTTGCCGTGACGGAGAGTGTAATCATTGTCGATATGCTCGATTTCCATTGCTGTAAGTTCTGCAACCTTGCCAATCCACTTATTAGGATTTGTTACAATTTCTTTCTTCAATTCATCAGTAATACCGCTAATCCAAGCGATGTGACGAGTTTTACCATTATCTTTTACAGAGAAAGATACTGCACTTGCCCAATGGTAGAAGTAAGGCTTCGTAACTGGTTCAACAGGAACGCCGTTTTTGTAATCTTCAAACATACAAGTATTGAACTTTTCACCTGTCTTTGCGTTCTCCCAGAAGGTCCAAGTCTGGATTTCCTTACCGGTATAAAGACGGGTTGCAGTTTTGTAGTCACCGTCGATAAATGCGTCGATTGTATCTTCAAGTTCCTTCTTCATCTTAAGAGTCATCCACGCTGTTCTTTTGCCACAAAGATATTTGCAATCCTCACGAGTAATAACGATACCTTCACCGCCTGCCGCAATAACCTGACCGTAAAGATTCCAAAGGTCTTCACCCATTAGATACTGAGCAGTTTCAACAAAGCCAAGGTCTTTAAACATTTCAAGGTTTACATAAGTTGTTCTCGTAGAGAAAGGTTCGTCGATAAGAGACTTACCGCCCCAAGCAACTACATCAAAAATATAGAAATGAAGTTTACCGTTCTTAAACTGTCTTTCAAGACACTTATCCTTAAGACAATTTAATACAGATGTAACCTTGCGGCTACCTTCGTTATCAGGGAAGTAGATTTCTCCTACAAGAGCAGTACCGTTAGGAATAGAACGAAGTTCATCACAGATATGAGGAACCCATTCTGCCTTGTCCTGATAGCCGCCATTGACAGACTCTGTGCGGCTTCTCATGTGGAAGTTGCCGTCCATGTCACGAATAATCATATTCCAAGCGCCATCCATCTTACGGGCACCGAGATAACGATTTGACATTACAAGCTCTTTTGCTTTTGCTTTCTTATCACCTTTGAATGCGGCAGTGAAAGCGTAATATTTCTGAGGGGTCATATTCCAAAAGTCAAAACCATCAATTATAATTTCCATGCACATTTCTCCTTTTCATTTTCTATTATTATTATAAAATAATTTTTTCAAAATGTCAAGTATAACAAGCCTGTTTTCCTGCTTCTCTTATAACTTCTTTGTCAGTAATCCAGTCAAAGTCAACTTTATCAAGTTCAATGGTAGTATCTGGACAATAACCAAGAAAACTTGCTTCGTAGATATATTCCTTAATCATACCATTAATTTTAGTTGTTTTATTTTCAACTTCAAAAACAACCCATTTGCCATTTTCATCTTTAAAACCAAGGCAAAGTCTTTCATATTTTTTAAGGGGTTTATTGTCGCCCTTAAATACGACTTCCCAACCGCGACCCTTACCTTTTCCTACACTATACTGGATAACTTTAATCATTCTTCTTCCTCCACAAAAGTCTCTTCAAAAATAGTAGCTTCCTGCATTAACTCGTCAAGCCCTCTATTATTATCAATTACAACATCGTACTGATAATTCATAACATTATCGTCTGCATGGTTACCGAGTAATTCAAACTCTCCACGCTGAACAAGAATTGTAAGTGCGCCGTAGTCGTTAACAAACCTTGCAATCTCTTCAGGCTCGCGGCAATCGATAAATAAGAGGTTGGTATCACTCTATTCATAAATCTCAATGAAGCCCTTGACCTTCTGATATGGAAGGTCCTTCCAACGAGTGAGGGCATCCTTAAGGTCTGAAAGGAATCGTCTATCCTCTGGAGTCTTACCTCCGTCCCAACCGAACAGCTTTGCAACTTCCTTTACATATGTAATAGTAGAAATGACTTTTACTTTCTTTCCTCTTGCCGCGGCAATCTTCTGCACCATTGTTTCAAATGTAGTTTTACCTGACGCTCCACGCCCATTAACAATCGCTATTTTCATCTTCATCTTCCTCCTGAGGTAATGTATTCTTATCAAAGAAATGAATTTCATTTATAATTTCATTTTTTGAATTAAGTGCGAATTTATTTACCATATCAATATATTCTTCATTATTTATAATATTTAATTCAGAAGGAACATTGCGAGTATCAACATAAATTCTTAAATTATCGGTAATGAACTTTGCCGCTTCTTTATTTTCAACAACATACATATGAATGTTGCCTTCCTTTGAGGATTTCAAAATGAAGTTGAAAACAGGAAAATCATTCTCATTACCTTCGAGTTTAAAAATAACAATTGGAACTGTCTTGTCAATTACTTCTTCCCAATCTGAATCAAGATAATTGTCCTCTCTTGTTTCAAGGAAAAGACTCCATAATTTACTTTCTGGCTTAAGATAAAACTCTTGTGCCATTGTGAGTGAATCAGGTAAAAACCTTTCAATCGGATTGAAGATTTCAATAAAAGTCTTAGAGTAAGAGTTTAGGTCAATTACATTATAAATAGGATGATAGCCAGTTACGAAGACAACCTTCTTCAACTTTCGTGCTTTACGATAGCCTATTACTGGGATATCCTTAAAGAATTCTTTCTCTTCTGGAGTGTCAACATTACCGAGAATTTTAATATCAATGTTTCTCTGTAAAACAGAGCCGGCGCCGTAAATCATACGGTAAGCCAAAAACGAATAGATATCTTTGTCATACTTAATTACAAATGTATAATTATGTTTTATTTCATAATCATATCTTGTAATTATTTCTCTGATTGCACTTCCAATAGAAAAGTCTGCGTCCTTCTATTTATCATTAAAGAAAGGACCAACAAAATTAAAATGATTTATTGCTCTGAGTTTTTTAATACGCTCAGACATTTCAATATTTAACATCGTGTGTTTCACGCTCCTTTTCTTTGATACTTTCATTATATCATAATCAATTTAAAAAGTCAAGATTTGCATTTAATCGCTTGACTTTTGAAGGGAAAGAGTGCTATAATATAATAAGGAGTTGATGATAATGACTTGTGCATACAAACTCAATGATAATTTATTGGAAAGGAATGCAGCGAATTTAGTATTCTCATTAAAAGAAATAAATTCAAGCATTTTTTTATATAGAGAAAATGAAAGAAGAGTGAATGGTAAATCTTTAATAGGTATATTATCTTCACGCTTTATGTAGGGAGAAACAATTAAAATTTTAATTGATAACTCTGAGGAATTGAGTAGAGTAAAGGAGATATTTAATGAAATTGGAACTGAAGTTCCATAGGAGGCGATTTGATGGATTACAAGATGTTCAAACCGCAGGGCGGCATTCCTGCAAACAAGAATGTAGTCTCTCTTATCAAGGAGTCTTTAGCAAAAGATGGCATTAAGATTAGTGCCCCTTTGAGATTCATTGGTTTTGAGGCTGCACCTGGTACGCAATTCTATCTTAATGGACAGACAGATTCGGACCTTATGGAAGTTCCTTCTGGCGGCAATTTTATTACGCCATTCAATGGAGAAAGGGGAGCTAATGTTCATTATCTTTCTTTTAAGAATAGTTTTAGCGACGCAATCTATTACATTATTTAAGAGGTGATATAAATGGAAATGATGGGTACATTTAATCCTTTCATAGGTGGAGGCGTATCGGAAGATAAAATTGCAAGGGCTGAGATTGCTGCTATTAAAGACGGAGAAACGCTTGATAGCTTTTCTGATGTTGAAAATGCTCTTGCGAACAAAGCTGACATAGCAGATATACCAACAGTGCCAATAACAACTATTTAGAAAAATGGTACAAATATTATACCAGTTGAGGGTACGGTAAATATTATTGTCCCAACGACAGCGGCAGACGTATCAGCTCTTCCTAATACGATTAAATATGCAACAGCGCTTAATCTTACAATTAATAGTTAGACTTTTGTTATTACAGGTCAACTTAAAGACCAGAATGGAGATAACTTAGGTACAACGCAAACAATAGATTTACCTTTAGAGAGCGTTGTCGTAGATGGTTCTTATGATAGTTAGACAAAGAAAGTCGTTCTTACTTTACAAAATGGTAATACAGTCGAGTTTAGTATTGCCGACCTTGTTTCTGGTTTATAGACAGAGCTTTCAGAAAGTAATAAGTTGAATCCAGCATATATCAACTATGATAGTACACATAGGGCTGTTAGTGATACTGAAAAGTCAACTTGGAATGGCAAGCAATCGGCTCTTACAACAGAACAACTTGCTGCTGTAAATAGTGGAATAAACAGTATAAAAGTTGCTCAGATTGAGACTAATAAAAACGATATTGTAAATATTAAAGATGGAACAAATATTGATAGCTTTAGCGATGTTGAAGCTGCTCTCAATAACAAGGTTGATAAAGAAACAGGCAAGGGACTTTCAACTAATGACTATACTACAGTCGAAAAAACAAAGCTTGCTGGTATTGCTGAAGGTGCAGAGGTCAATATTCAATCTGATTGGAATTAGGCAGATAATTCTAAAGATGATTACATTAAAAACAAACCTACAATTCCAACTACTGCATCCGAAATTTCTTATGATAATACCACATCTCATCTCGAAGCAACTAATACTTAGGCGGCAATTGATGAACTTGCAGCAATTACTTATCCAAGTATAAACATTACCGCGGATAGCGGCGCAATAATAACTGCAACAAATGGAGCAATAACTCTTACTGCCACAATGGAATAGACTTCTCTTAAGATGTTAATTCCTTCATATGGTAAATGGACTTTCTCTGCTTCTTTAAATGGAAAAGTCATTAGTAAAATAATTAACTTTACAACATCTAAAATTTATGATGTTGAATTAACTTTTGATAATGTTTATGGTGTTGAATGGGGATTAACTGGTCAAACTTTATCAAGAACAGGTGCCGCGGCAGAGTTTACTAATCCAGTACCATATGTAAATAATGGTATGAGTGCTGAAGATTGTGGCTCACCATTTGATAATCTTTATCCTTGGAATGGAATGGTGAGAGAAACAGTTGATGGGAATGAGGTTGTTAAAATTCCAAAATTTTGGTATAAAATTGAGAAAACAAATTCAAAACTTTCAATTTAGATTGCCGATGCTCCAAGGGCTGGTTTTAATGTAAGTCCCGCACATAGAGCAAGAGGCTCATATCCTGAACAAGACTATGTTTATATTGGACGTTATCATTCTGACAGTAATTATAAATCAACAAGTGGTGTAATTCCGATTGCAAATATTACCAGAGCAACAGCGAGAACTAATTAGGCAGCAATAGGAAGCGGATATCATCAACTCGATTTTAGTCTTTGGATAACAATTTGGATGTTATATCTTGTTGAATTTGCCAACTGGAATACATAGTCAATGATTGGCTGTAATTGTGGTAATAGCAGTTCAAAGGAAAATACTGGGTCTACAGATGCTATGCCATATCATACTGGAACTATGTAGGCTTCAAAAACAACATATGGAGTTGGAGTTCAATATAGATATATTGAAGACCCTTGGGGCAATGTATTAGATTGGTGTGATGGAATTACTTTTGGACCTGACGAAAATAATAATGCTGGAGAGGGTATTTATTGCTTTGAGGACTTTGAGAATTATTCAGATAGTTATAGCGCATCTGGTGCAGTATTAGTTGGACGAAGAGCTAATGTATCAAATTATATTCAGGATTTTGATTAGTCAAATGTTAGCGGATTTGATTGGGTGTTGTATCCTGGAAATGGTGATATAGCAAGTAGTCAAAGTCAAGTACCTGATTACTGCAACTTCAATGCTGCTGGTGTTGTGTTGTGCGTTGGTGGTGACTATGGCCA